CGGCCAGCGGTCCGTCCACAGCTTCGTCCACAGCCTGTGGGGACTCTCCCTGGCCTGGGAAAATCTTGTTGACCATCCTTCGCATAAAACAGGTCACCACCCCTGGCATATACGTACCCCCCCCCCGCCAAAGGAGGGTGACCATGGTTCAAAACTATTGGCAAGATCGGCAAACTCGCCAACCTTCCCTGCGAATACGAGTGTTCTCCGGAATAAATTCATGGCCACGATCACAGTGCGTCTTGCGCCTGTTCTCTGCGGGTGGACCGCCATCCGTGCCATGCCGAACACGGTCTTTGAAGTTCTCCAGCCTGGTTCCGTACTCCAGATTGCCAAGCCGATTGTTTGTGGGATCACCGTCCAGGTGACGCGTTTCCATCCCAGGCGGCAGTGGACCGACAAATGTCTCCATCACCAGTCGATGAACCTGATACGTCCGATACTTACCATTTTTGACTAGGTTCACCAGCAAGTGCCCGTCCCGCTGTGTCCTGGGCTTCATCAACTTGCCCTTGGACTTGGCCGACCAGCTCCGCACGTTGCCCTGGTCGCTCACCTCGTACCGACCGTCATATCCCTCGATCGGGCGCCAGGTCTCAGTCACCCTGTACGCCCTCCTGAGCCACGATCTGCGCCTTGCCGTGGATCAGGGCCACCTCCGCCTTCGCAAGCTCCCTGTGGGCCTTCAGGACGTCTTCTCGCGCCCGCATGACGTGGGCCTGGAGTTGCTCGATCGTGAACCCTTCCCCGTTGACCGGCTGCACCACCTCTTCATGGGCGCTGCCCCACCGGATGTTGTCGGCCCGGTTGTCCCACTGGTGGCCGTTGAGCCAAATCACCTTCTGGCCGGGCTTGGGCCTGCCGTGGAACATCACCGCCACCAGCTTCTCGACGCTGTGCGGCCTGCTCTGCGGGTGCAGGACGTCCTTGAGCCAGACCTTCCGGCGCTTCGGACTCTGGCTGTCCGGCCCCTCCCCGCCACTGAGGATCTTGCCTGCACGTCCAGTGTGCTGGGTGCGTACCCGCCCCAGTGAACTGACCTGGTACATGCTCTGCTGGCCGTACCGGTCGATGATCCAGCGCCACTCTTCCTGGGTCTTCTCCATGGGTCGAACCGTAGCACACTTCAAAACTTGGTGTGTAAACAGTTGACTTCTTGTCAGTAGCTTCCAATAGACCTTTGACAGATTCATGATTTTGTACCACCACACAGAATATATCTCAGAACCTCATCCCCTCAGCTTCATGGCGTCAAACCTCCCACCAACTCTCGTCAACTACTCAACGTCCCAGGTCAGAGTGTCTTTATTGATCGTCTGCCACACGTCAACCTCACGTCAACAACACATCAATTCTTTTAGGTGGGTTGGTACAATACATCTTGATACACTGTACTAGCTCTCTGTATCAGTGATTCCTGTACCACTCCATACGACTATTCATGGTTCCCATACCAGCCACAGGCCGTGTGTCTCATTTACGTATGTACGACAAGCCGTCTTCCTTCTGCGACAGTACGACTTGCATCCGCTGTACCGACTGACTACGATCAAGCACATGACCGAAACCCCTACGTACGACCTGGCCGCAGCACGTACCGTCCTGATCGACGGGCAGCGATGGGTATGTATTTCTGATATACTGTCCCTCCTCGGCGCGGACCCCTCCTCGCTCGACGTCCTCGACGTCCTGTCGTCACTCCCTGCTACGCACCGCCTCGTCCAGCCCGTGTACGCGCCGGACGGCTCCACCGAGCGGCTTCCGGTGGTCACGGAGAAGGCGCTGATCTCCTTCCTCCTCGCGTGCCCGCAGACGCCCGTGCAGACCTATGTCCGGGACACCCTCGCCGCTGGCTTCCGCGCGCACAGCGGAGCCGCCGCGTCCACTTCCGGCGCGACGCGCTGGGGTGAGCAGCCGTTCCGGGAGCTGGTGCGCGTGCACTCCCTGTCCATGTCGGAGTTCACCTCCCTGCTGAACAAGCACGTTCCCGCAGGTGACCGCCGTATTACGCAGGCGAGTGTCAGTGCTGTGGCGATGGGTCGGCAGCTTCCGAATCAGCGTCTGCTGAGCGCCATGGTGGCGGTGCTTCAGGCTCCCCCCTCGGAGCTGCTCACGCCCGACGCCCTGGCCGCGTATGAGCGCAAGGGCCTGCCGCGTGAGGTCCGGCTGAATCCGAAGAATCCGCCGCGTACGGCGCCCGAGCCTGTCATCCCTGTCGTCGACGAGTCCTTCGACATGGACGCGGAGGCGGCGAAGATGGACGCGGCGTTCGCGGAGCTGGGTTTCTCGGCGGGTTTCACGGCGGTGACCGGCGCTGATGCGTCTCCGTCGGCTCCGTCCTCCTCGGAGCCCCCCGGCCAGGACAACGTCGAGTAAAACAAAGAGGGCGTGCACATCGTGCACGCCCTCTTTGTTTTTTGGTTTACTTTCCGAGTTCCGGCATGTTTCCGCGTTTGATGACGCCTCGGTCTTGTGCGAGTTTCAACTCCCTTGTCACAAGCTCCGGCCAGTGCCGCATGTTGAGTGAATATCCGTCCTCGGCGATGTCCTGGGCTCGAATGCAAAGATCGCGTGCGAGTCGATTGAGAATGCGAAGTTCCTTCTCGTCAAGGTAGTTTGCAGCAACTTTCAGTTCGTCTTTCCTGGGCCCACTTTTGCCTTTCCAGGTTTTGATTTGTCGCACTTGAATGATTTCTGTAGCGGTGAGTCCGGTAATGGCACGGTAGATGGTGTTGCGAATTCCGCCGAAGTAGAAGCTGTTTTTCTTGCTGTCTTTGTCGTAATCGACGGAGCCGTTGACGATGGCGTCGGTAAAGGTGCGGTAGTCGACTTTCCCCATGGCGCGTACGCGCTGAAGTGGTGTGAGGTCCGTGTCGGCGGCCGTGACGCGTTGCTCGGTTGTGGCGGATGCTTCGACGTTCAGCAGATACGCGCGTACTTTCTCCGCGATGGGACTCTCGGTGAGGAGTTGTCCGACGTTCAAGATCGCGCGGCGTGGGAACAGGGCCACGCTGCGGGCGCGTGGGCTGAAGAGATTTGCGACCTCTGGCGACGAGGTCGCAAACGCGCGGAAGTCGTCGCCCTTGAGGACGTGGTATCCGTTCTCCAGCAACTCGGTGCGGTTGCTGCCGACGACGGATTGGATGGTCTTCTCGCTGACCTCGTAGTACGCGGCGACCATCTTCGTGTCGGCGTGTACGCCGTCCGGCAGCAGCGCCAGCGCCTTGACCTTGTCCAGCACGTCGGTCTTCTCGACAGTGGAGGCGCGCATGTCCAGCGGGAGGGGGAGCTGTACGGCGGTGTTAGGCTTGCTCGTGTCCATGATTGCTCCGTGATGAGTGGACCGTGCCCCCGGCAGCCTGACCGCTGTGCGGGGGTTTTGTGTGCAGTCTATACCTCTGTGACCAGCCCTCCCCCGAGTCCGACGACTAGTCTCATCCTTCCTACGCCCGGCGACTTGACATAACGTCATGCCGGGCGTAGTGTGTTCCTCGAAGCAAGCGGCACACCAGGAAGAGGAATCCCATGGCAACGTCGATCGTGATCGACAACCTGCCCGGCAAGGTCCGGGTCTGTGTCACCGACGCGACCGGCCGGTTCGACGTGGCGGAGTTCGAGCGGGGGCCGGGCGGAGCCGTCGTGGACCAGGGCTTCTGCGACTGGATCAACCGGCTCGACAAGCTGGTCTACGACAACAAGGTCCCGGCCGTCTCGGTCTACCCGGACCCGGCCGACTACGCCGCCCCAGTTCACACCGCTACGGAGGGTGACCGTCTCCTCCCCTCGACGCAGTCCCGTCCGTCCGGTTCCGGCGGCAACACGGATCGTATCCCGGACTGATACACAAATCCGGAACACGGTCCAGCACGGAAGCAACTTCAAGGATCTATCCAAAGGATATGTACCGGCCGGTGCACGCTACGAACACAAAGGAGAGGCACCGGCCGTACACCAGCACCGATACAAGAAAGCGGTACACGCATGGACGCCACGACAACCAACGAAACCCCGGCCACTCCGGCCACCCCGACGGCCACCCCGACGGCCACCCCGACCGGTGCACAGTTCCGCCCGAACCCCGGCCGCAACCTCGGGAGCAGGGCCGCCGCGACGGCCGCCTCCTTCCAGGTCGCCCTCCTCAAGGCGTTCGAGAACACGCCGTGGTCCCAGCTCACGATGGTCCACGTCGCGCGGCTGGCGGGGATGTCCCCGGCGTCGGCGTACCAGTATTACGCCACCCTCGACGCGCTCCTGCTGGCGACGGCCCAGTCCCTGGCGGCCGATGACACGCCGCTGCCGAAGCACATGAAGCTGGTCGTCGACCTGCTGCGGTACGAGGCCGAGCAGGGCATGTAGCCCTCCTCCGCCCACTCCCCCACCCCCTCGGTGCCGCATCTGGTTCACCCGTTTGCCCCGCGAACTGAGTTGACATCAGATGCGGCACCGAGTACAGTAGTTATCACAAGGGCAGGCCGCCCGAAGGAACAGGAAGGAAAATACCATGGCGTACGAGCAGCCGGAGCGTTACTCCGAGGTGGAGATCACCCTTCGGGGCACGCTGGAGCACGTGGAGTACGACCTGATCCAGTTCACGAACGGCACCCGGATCGAGGGGCTGGACGGGCCGAACGCCTCCCCGGCGATCGTGGACGTCAAGGTCATCACGCCCGGCCCGGCGCGTGGCGACCTGGGCATCTACACCAATCGGCGCACCGGCAAGCGAGAGCTGGTGATGTTCCGCCAGCACGGCCACTACGACGCGGACTGGTACACCAAGGACGGCGTCTCGGTGGACCGCAAGGACATCGCGCCGGTCGACGCCGAGATGCTGACCGCCGTCCTCGCCCAGCTCCCGCCCGGCCCGCCCTCCAAGCTCATCGACACCGGCAAGGCTCGCTCTCCCCGCAACCGTGCCGCCGACACCCAGAAGGAGTTCTGATCATGGCCGACACCAAGAACCCGAAGGTTCCCCCGCAGCGTCCCCCGTCCGACCCGCTGCCGCCGAACTCCCTGCCGAAGCAGCCGGGCAAGTAGGCGCACGAACTACCTGGGGCTGTTCCTCGGAGCGGCCCCACCCGCACCCCTTCGCACCTCACCCGTACCCCACCCGTACCCCGCCTCGAACATCAGTTTGACCACCAACCAGGAAAGAGGAAACCATGTCCAAGGACTTGACCACGGCCGAGACCGAGCTGGAGTACGACTACCTCGACACCTCGAAGATCGGTTCGTCCGACGTCTATCCCGGCGTTCCCGGCGACCTTCCCGAGGGCGCGGAGGTGACGGCCTCCTTCCGGGGCAAGGTGCTGTGGCGGGAATACGACCGGGACTCCTCGATGGAGCTGGAGCTGGAGTGCGGGACGCGTGTCGTCCTGTCCTGGCAGGTCACGAGCCCCGACTCCCTGGAGGACCCGGCGCCGGTCATCGTCGTCCACTCCTTCGGCTTCCGTCCGGGCGACGTCGCCGTCCGGTACGTGCAGGACCCCGAAAAGCCGAAGGGTTTCCGGGTTCTGGAGACGTTCTTCGCGACCACCGCCTCGACGTCCGCCCGTGAGGTGGACTGGCTCGGTAAGGACGGTGTCCTGACCGACGTGGACCCGGTCACGCTCACGCTGGTGGTCCGGGACGGCCTGCCGGTTCCGGCTCCCGAGTAGTGAACCGGGGCGTGAACAACCCGCACGCCAGGTTCCGCTCTTCGCCGCTGGTGAAGTGGCTGGACCTGGCGTGCGGGCACACGATCAAGGTCGCGACGGAGCCCTTCAATCCGGGCGCGGTGTATGCGTGTACGTACAAGGCCGGTTGTGGTTATACCGTCGCATGGTTGCGTTACTACGAGGACAATCACGCGTACATGCATACCAATCCGTTGTATATCGACGAAGACGGCAACCGGAAGGATGTACCGCAATGACACATGTCACGTCTTTCGACGACTTCCAGCGCGGTGACCGCATCCGCTTCGTCACCTGGCGCCAATACGTCGGGGGCTTCCGGCACGGCATGGTCTGGCGCACCGGCACCGTCCAGCTCGCCACCTCCCGCGCCCTCACCATCGCCTGCGACATCCCGAACCCGATCGGGCGCCGGGCGGTCATCAAGCGCGAGGAGTGGGAGCAGCGCTGCCCGGAGAAGTTGTAGAACCCACCCATCCCCTCAACCCGTCCCCTCAACCCGTCCCCTCAAAAATTTTTCTGCCAACTTCCCACTCCCGCTTGATACATGCCGACGGTACATGCTACTGTTCTTGTATCAGCAGGAACAAGGAAAGCAACAACAGCGAGAAGGCGGTACATACCATGTACAACCCGAGGGACCTCAACCTCAACGACAAGGTCCGGTTCACGGTCGAGGGCTACGTCTACAGCTCCGCGAACAACGGCCTGTCCCTCACGGCCGAGCCCACCGACGGCACCGCCAACGACCCGCGCTCCGTCGACCGGATGAACGTTGTCTGGCCCGCCTTCGACACCGCCCTCGCCCCGGACGTCACCGTGCTGGAGGCGACCTACGTCCCGAAGCCCGGTGACGTCGCCAGCTGGCGCACCGACGGCTGCATGGTCCCGACGACGGTGGTCTGGCTCTCGGTGAACGGCCAGGAACCGGCGTGGTACATGACCGGCCACGGCACCATGATCCGGATGGACGCCGTGGACATCACCTCGGACCGCTTCCAGCTCCTGGTCACAGGCGGCAAGCCGGTCGAGCCCAAGCCCAAGCCCAAGCCCAAGCCCAAGCCCAAGCCCAAGCCCAAGCCCAAGCCCAAGCCCAAGCCCAAGCCGGAGAGCCCCTACACCCCGAAGCTGGGTGATACGGGCGTCTTCGTCACCGCGTCCGGCACGCGCGTCACGGTCATGTACCGCCTCAACGACGCCCACCCCCTCGACAAGCCGGACTGGTACCGGGCCAACGGTGTCGAGTCCGGCAGCACCACCCACCACGAGCCCAGTTTCCAGCTCGTCCTTCGTGACGGCGTCCTCCAGGAAGGGATCAACGTCTGATGTCCACGAACTACACCCCGCACAAGGGTGACAAGGGCCGGTTCACCGATTCCCAGGGCAACTGGGTGACGGTCACCTACACGGAGCACAACGGCCTCGGGATGTGGATCTCGGAGAAGCAGAACGTGATCTCGTCGCTGGCCCATCTCATTCCCGGCTTCGAGCTGCTGAAGCTCGCCAAGCGGAAGGGTGCGAACTGATGACGTACGCGCACGAACGGCTTCGCAGCGGTGACCGGGTCAAGGTCTCGTTCGAGGGCGAACTGATGGGCGTCGAGGACGGCGTCGGCGCTTCCGAGGGGCGGGTGTTCCTTCGGGTCAACGACGGGGACTCGGACATTCTGTTCGGGTACTACCCGCAGAACTCCGAGCCGAAGATCGAGATCACGGCCATGACCTATCACCCCGGCGACGTGGCCATTGTTCACATCGGGGGCGGTGTGGAGCTGCTGATGTTCCGCGTCGATTCCAAGGCGGAGGGTGCGTACTGGATGCAGCCGACCGGCCGCAAGTGGTTCGACCACTTCGCGCCTGGTAACGTCCAGATCCTGCACCGGGCTGAGGCGCTGGTCAAGGAGGCTCCCTGATGGTGCACGCTCCATCGGTTTCCCGTGCGCTGAACAAGGCCGGGTGCCAGAACCAGTTCGTGTGCTACGCGTTCGAGGACCACTCCTTCGTGGCCGTCTGGGCGCCGAAGAGCGCGCCGGGGCTGGTGGAGGACTACAAGGCGGCGCTGACCCCCAAGTACCACGTGCAGCCCGATCCGAGGCACCCGAACTGCCTGCTGGTCTCCGATCACGACTCGCCCGACTGGGAACCGCGCGAGGACTAGACTCCCCGTCCAACAGCCCCCTGCCCTACCTGGCAGGGGGCTGTTGCGTGTTGACCCAACTCCTCGACTCTGCTAGAGTCTTCTCTGTCAGCAGGAACAGGAAAGGAACCGCATCCCATGAGCGAGAGCAAGACGTTCATCAGCTTCCAGCCCGACCTGGTCGTGGACCAGGTCACCGAGGACGGACGGCCGCTGTACAAGCTCCCCTTCCCGGAGTCCTTCTTCCTCGACGGCCAGGTCACGACGGAGTTCTGGAAGCCGCACACGGCCAGCATCGTCGGCTTCACGGACGAGGTCGACGGCCCCCTGACGCTGCGCTTCGCCGAGCTGAGCCTGAAGTTCTCCACCGACCCGGAGGTCTTCCAGCAGGCCGTCGGCAAGTACATGGTCACCGCGAATGCCAGCGGACGTCTGTCCATCACCGTCTCGGTGATCCGTGACGTCACGGTCTACGCGCCGCCGAAGCCGGACATGGACGTGGTGGTCATCAACTCCACCCCGGCCCCTGACCCGGCCAAGGCCGCCTGATGTCCTGGCTCCGGGACCGGCTGGCGAGCCGGTCCCGGCGCCGGGAGGCGATGGTCAAAGAGGTCATCTCCGAGGCGTACAGGGCCGTTGTTCTTCGGCGTGCGGTGCAGGAAGTCCGACGGGAGTACCTGCCGAAGCCGCCGTCCGGAAATCCGGATTACGACCATGGATACGGGGATGCGATTCTCGATATCACCCGGTTACTTGACCCGGACTTTCCGCCCAAGTACCTGCACATTCACCAAGACATTCAGAAAGAGAGCGATTCGTGAGCGAAGAGAACGCCGGGACCGAGCTGTTCGATGGCCCCTTCGATTCCGACAAGGACGACCACCTCAAGGCCATCCACCTCACCACGCTCAAGGTGCTGGAGATGGCGCTGGACCCCGACAACGAGAACGAGGACACGGCCGAGGCCAACGGCGAGGCGGCGTCCGACCTCATGTCCTCGGTCGTGGTGAAGGGGCCGTGGGCGCTGTACACCTCCTGCCTGTCCCTGGCGCGTACCGCGCAGCGGTACGTGAGCGGGCAGATCGGTGAGGGTGACGGCACCCGCATGTGGGGCTTCATGGACATCGACGAGGACGGTGAGATCACCGACGGCTCCGACGCCGCCGAGAAGTTCGCCGCGCAGTTCCTCGTGGCGTACATGAACAACGACCCGCACCAGTGCCTGGCGCTGTACACGGTGCTGGCGGAGGGCGGTCCCGAGGTCGCCATGGACGGGCACATCGCGCTGATGGGCCAGGTGGTCACGCTGATGAGCCGGACCCTGTTCACGAAGGTGTCCGAGGGCGATCCTTTGTACGAGGAGCTGGTGGGCAAGCTGGGGCTGAACGACAAGGCTCCCGACGACGCCTCGGAGCTGGACGGCGACGCCGCCACGGAGAGCAAGGGCGAGGGCGAGGACTGATGTTCAACGAGCTGTTCGACGACAATCCGTTCACGTTCAACATCGACGACCCCGAGCACCGCCGCGAGGTGGTCCGGATCACCCTCGACGCGCTGAGCGACACCAGCGAGCACAACATGGACGCCGCCGAGGAAAAGTGCCAGGAGGTGTTCGACCGGGGTCCGGATGCCGTGTACGTCTCGTGCATGGCCATCGCCGGAGCCAGCAAGAAATTCATCCTGCTGGCCCAGGGAATGGACGAGATGCCGCCGGGCGCTTTCACGGTCGTGCTGCCGCCGGTCAGGGAGTCCGAGGACGAGGACGACGTGCTGGCTCGCCGGTTCGCGGCGCAGTTCACGGCCGCGTACATGAACGACGACACCGCCACGTGCACGGCGCTGTTCGGGGCGGTCATGGCCACGGTCGACGCGCAGAAGGTCTGTGAGGCACACGTCGCGCTGATGGAGCAGGCGCACCTCCTGATGCACAAGGCGCACGAGGCCAACCCGTTCAAGTTCTCCGCGAACTGAGCCAACAACCGTCCGGCAACCACTTGCCACCCCAACGATGGGGTGGTAAGCTGGTTTTCACCCAAGGAAGTTCTGAGAGGAAGCAACATGAGTGGCAAGGTCAACAAGCGGGGTTTCGCCGAGGAGATCGCCTTCGAGCACGGTCTGTCTGTGAACGAAGCGCTGTCCTTGATCGACACCTACAACAACACCCTCGTCCGGCTGCTGGTGACCGGCAAGAACCGCGTCGGCGCCGACATCGACGGCGTCTCCATGACTGGTCTCGGCATCTTCGAGCGGGTCAAGCGCGCCGAGCGCTGGGCGCGCAACCCGCAGACCGGCGACCGGGTCAAGGTCGCCGCGATCACCGCCGTCCGGTTCCGTCCGGGGCAGGCGCTGGCCAAGATGGTCGCGGGCAAGATGGGTCTGCCGGTGGGCCGTGGCGCCGCCGCTAAGGCTCCGAAGTCCGTCCCCTCGAAGAAGGTCGCCGCCGCTTTGGCCGCTGCCTCCGAGAAGGACCAGTGACCAAGGAACCGCTGGAGATCGTCCTGGCCTCGGTCGCGTACCTGTGCTTCGGCGCGGCGTACGTGACCGAGAAGATGGTGTTCCCCTCGCGGGCCATCGTCTCGGAGCCGAACTGCGGCAAGGACCACGAGCACATTCCCGGTCCGCCGCGCTGGCTGCTGCACGTCGTGTACTGGTTCACCATGCTGTTCTGGTGGGGCTACGTACTCGGGGACATCTTCAGTTGGGCCACGAACAAGCTGGTCTCGGCTATTTCCGGGAAAGACGAGAAGAGCGAAAAGGAAAAGGAGAACACGCCGGATGAGTAGCGCAGTGCAGGCCGAAGGGCAGCGGGCGCCGGAGATCGTCCCGATCGACCCGATGCGCGAGGGCGGTATCCGCCTGTGGCACGAGGTGGCGCGCAAGTCCGGCTCGGACGAGTCCCGGATGGTCGGCGACCTCCTCGACGCGCTCGACCGGCAGCGGCAGATCATGCAGTCCCTGCGCACGGAGCTGTCCGTGCACGAACGGCGTGTCCGCGTCGGCCGGATCTCCACGCTCACCGGGCCGGAGGAGGAGATGCTGAAGTTCTGCATCGACGCCGGTTCCCAGGTCGTGAGCAACGCCCCGGAGTCCTTCTCCGAGGCCGACCACAAGGCGCTCACGTACCTGCGCGAGACGTTCGGCATCAGCGCGTGAACAAGATGACCGAAGCCGAGGAACAGGTGATCCTCACGGCCGTCCAGTTCATCATGCGGGCGATGGCCTTCAGGGGCCGTTTCATGACCAAGGACGACTTCGTCGAGGTCTTCACCCGTGAGGAGCTGGTCGAGTTCAAGGACGCCCTTGACGCCGCCGACCGGATGGTCTCCGGTTCCGACGAGCTGGACGCCTACCTGCGGGGCGTCCTGGCGCAGTCCCGCCGGATGCTCAAAGAGATCCTCGAAGACGGTAGTGGATGAATGACCCCGGCCGGATCGTTCCCGCGCCGCTGCCGAGGAAGCCGGTGCCGGGTCCGTCGACATCGGACCTGTAGGACCGTAAGCTGTAGTACACAAGAAACACCCGGAAAGAGGTAGGAAAAATGTCGGTCGAACCCGGTCAGACGTTCATTGAGTGCGGCGTTCCGCTGGAGCACCGCAGCCGCCGACGGATCAAGGTCAAGGCGGTCTTCCCGTATGGCTCTGACTGGGTTCCGGCCGGGATGGCGTTCATCACCACCCTGGAACAGACCAGCAACGGGGAGCGGGAGATCCGGCTTCGCGCCGCCCAGATTTCCGACCTGCATGACAATCCCCTCAACCAGTACGGCGCTCCGCGCCGCTCCGGCTATCTGCTGGAGACGGCGTACCCGGAGTGGAAGCCGGTGTGGAACTACGGCGCGTACGAGCACGCGGTGCGAGCCGTCCCCTCGGATTCCTTCAAGGACATGGTCGAGGCCGCCTGTGGGGGCCGCTGGCGCGCTGCCACATACAAGCCGGACCAGAAGGATTACCCGCAGTGCCCGAGCTGTGTGGCGGCGCTGGAGAGCTTTCTCAGCAACGTGGAAACGCGGTGAACGACTTCCTGCCGGTGGAGATTCCCGGCGATGGAACGTGCACGTACAACGATTACACGGCGGGGGTGAACAAGATCCTCCTGCTCCAGCTCCAGCGCCCTGAGAAGACGCGCTGGCGCCGTGGTCAGACGTACATGAACTTGCTGTGGATGGCACGCCGGGACCTGTACGACCAGGTCACCAATACCGGCCTCGACCCGTTTTATGTCGAGGAGCACGTTCCGGCATTCCTCGACTGGCTCGCCGCGAATTGGGGCGACCAGGATGAATGACGCCGAATACTGGCGTGGAAAGGCCGAGCGCTATCGTCTCGCGTGGCTTTCCGCGAAGCGCGGACGGGCTGCCTGGTTCAAGCTCTACATCGAGCTGATCAACCACTACAGCGACCGGCGTGGACTGCGGTACCTGAACCTGGCCCGTGAGCACTCCAAGACGATTCGGCGGCTGACCGAGGAATTGCGGGACTACCGCCTCGCCGCCTCGGAAGCGGAAGGCGAGAAGGCCCGTGATGCGCCATCTGGGTGAATTCCTCAAGCGGATCTTCGGACTCCAGATGTGCGGCCGGTGCGCACACCCGAAGATCGTTCATGAGCGGAACAGGCTGCTTGACGAGATGGCCTGTTTGAGTTGTAAAATGGGTTCCAGCATCCACCCCTTCGAGGAGATGCTGAACAGATCGGAGAGGAACAGGAAATGAACGAGAGCAGCGAGATCCACTACGTCACGGGTGACGCGACGCAACCGATCGGTGACGGCCCCAAGGTGATCGCGCACGTCTGCAACGACGTCGGCGCCTGGGGAGCCGGGTTCGTCCTCGCCCTGTCGGCGCGGGACCGGCGCCCGGAGGCGCAGTACCGGCGCCACGTCACCGGCGCCGACGACTCGTCCCTGCTGGGCTACACCTACTTCGGCCCGTTTGACCCGTCGGGCCAGGAGGGGGAGAACACGGGTGTGGACGTGGCCAACATGGTCGCCCAGCGCGGCTTCAAGACGGTCCTGAACGACGTTCCGCTGGACTACAAGGCCCTGCGCGTCTGTCTGGACGGCGTCGGCTTCTACGCCGCCGAGAAGGGCGCCACGGTCCACATGCCCCGCATTGGCTGCGGCCTGGGTGGTGGCAAGTGGGAGACCGTCGAGGAGGCGATTCTCGCCATCCTGGTCGACGTCTACGGCCTCGACGTGTACGTGTACGACCTTCCGCAGGCGGCTTCCTGATGCCCGCCGACAAGTGCGAGGTGTGCGGCGAGCCGATCCGTGCCTGGCAGCGCTGGGAGGAGTTCGACGTCGGCACGCTGATCGGCTCCACGCTCAAGGTCTGGGCGCACTCCAAGTGCGCCACGCTGAAGAACAGCACCGCCATTCACATGCGTTCCGGACACAAGCGCACCATGCTGTGCTCCGTTCTGGGGTGTGCGAACTAGTGAAGATCGTGCTGCTCACGTGTCGATTCTGCGACAAGGCTATTCTCCCCCTCGCGAAGACGATCACGATGCGCAAGGAAGACGTCCGGATCGTCGTCCACCTCAAGTGCATGGACGACGCGGCAAGCAAGCGGTACGCCACTCCGCACAGGTGCAGCGTGGCGTGTGAGTTTCTTCCGTGCCCGTACCAGTGAAAGGAACAGGAATGTCCAAGCTCAGCCCGCCCGACAAGCCGTGCCACGACTCGATCCACTGCGTCAACTGGAACTTCTGCCGCAAGTGCGCGCCGGACTACTCCCTCGCCGTGCTGGACGCGTACACCCGTAAGGGCCGCCGGACCTCCGGCGCCTACGAGGAGGCCATCGCCGAGGTCAACGGCCAGATCGCCGAGGCGCACCACGAGGCCGACGAGGCGGACGAGAAGTTCCAGACGGCCGTGCACGAACTGGCCGCGCACAGCAATCCTCCCGAGGGGTAGCCATGGAGCCGGAGCGGAAATTCGCGTGGGGGACACATGAATCGGGCCTGAAGGTCCGTGGGATTCCGGAGGCGGAATTCCATGTCCTGATCGGCTTGTGCAGTGGAATGTCCATCGAGGAGATCGCCAGCAGGATGATGGTGACCGTCCACACGGTTCGTTCGCACAAGTCCCGCCTTTTCGCCCGGCTGAATGCGCACACGGGTCACCAGGCGATCGTGTCGGCCTGGCGTCGGGACGTCCTGCACACCTGCCCGGTGTGCAGGCGTACCAAGGACGACGATGCGCCCGTGGTGGAACTCGAAGAGATCAAGGTGCCTCCGAAGGCGCGCGAGGTCGATGGGCTCAAACTAACCAAGCGTCTGGGCCAGGTTCTCCGGATGCTCGCCAGAGGCATGAGCAATCTGGAAATCGGGAAGGCTCTGGGAGTTTCCGAAATCACGATCAAGACGCACGTCCGGCTTCTCTTCGCCGCGCTGAGCCCTTTCGTCGAGGGCGGCGTGCACGACCGGGCGCACGCCGTGGCTGTTGCCTATGAGCTGGAACTGCTCAGGGTCGGGGACACGCCGGTTTCGTCGTAGGCAGGAAAGAGGTACGCAGGTTATGTCCGACATGATCATCGAAGCTCCGTGGACCGAGGATCAGGTGGCCGCGCTGAACGCCTTCCAGGTGTCCGGCGTCATGCACCCGTTCACCTGCGAGAATGATCACGAGCTGCACCAGACACTGATCGCGGAACGGGACGGCTGGCACTGCCCCGATCCGGAGTGTTCGTTCACGCAGAACTGGGCGCTGTCGGTGATGGCCGACCGGGAGCTGGTGCGTCGCACCAGGCACACCCAGGCCGTCATGTGGGGGCCTGCGGCGTACGCCAAGGACCCCATGGCGGACGAGAACAGGCGGCTCCGTGAGGAGCTGCGGGCCACCCAGGACGACCTCGCGGATACCCGTGCGCGGGTCGGCACCCTGGAGCAGCAGAACCGGGCTCTGCGTATCGTTCTGTCGCGTGTCACCCAGATCCAGAAGGCTGGTCACTCCCCCTCGGTGCCGGACACCGCCGGGGAGTGCGACGCCTCGTGGGTGCTGCTGGACAGCAGCCGCCACGTCGAGGACAACTTCCTTCCCGAGGAAGATGAGTTGGACAACTGCGACTAACCGTGCTACCTTTAAGTCAGGAAGCACGGGAGAGGAAGAAATTGAGCAAGCGAGGTCCGCAGACCCCACGTGTTTGGTCCGACCGGTGGATTCGCGTCCAGGAGGACTACTGGCGCCCCAGGCGCTGGCAGCCGGTCCTGGACGACGATGGCAGCCCGGTCGTGGACGAGGAGGGCAACCAGGTCAGGGAGTACGACCTGGATCGGAGTGTCCCGGCCACGTACGAGCCGCCGCAGTCCATGTGGAAGCGGATCGCCCGGCACAACAAGGAACGTGCCCAGAAGGGCTATTCCGTCTACGACTGGTGGTCCTTCGATACCTTCGTGTGCGGCCTGATCGCCAACGCCTGCCGCGATTTCCGCCTGATCGGTCATGGCCATCCCGGCGACATGACCGAGGAGGAATGGAACGCCTATCTCCTCGAAATCGAGGAGCCGCTGCGGGTGTGGGCCGAGGAGAAATTCGACCTGCACGGCGACGAGGAAATGGCGGCGTACAGGGCGGCGCAGGAAGCGATGGCCAAGTTCACCGCCCGCCTCGGTTACATGTGGGACTAGGAGCAGCGCATGGCGAGCAAGCAGGAGCAAGACTTCATCAAGGTCTCGAACAAGTCCGGTGGCCCCTGCCTGATGGGGCAGGATCACAACTTCAAGGTGATCTCCGCCTCGGACCCGTTCAGCAACGAGCTGTTCATCGAGATCGTCTGTCTCGGCTGCGGCGCGCGTAACCGGGCGAAGAGGAAAGGCGAGTAACACGTACAGCCAACGCAACCACCTGACGTGCAATGGCTACGAGGCGATCGGAAACGTTTGTCAGTGCTGCTGCAATGGCTGCCTGTACAACTGCGACGTGCACGATCCTGATCACGGCAATTGCGCGAAGCCCCGTCGGATCTGGTTTTCCGGCGGTATGGACATTCCGTGGTGGAAGCCGTTCATCCTCGGAAGCGACGAGTTCTGCAATCGGACCGTCGGTCTCAAGGTTCCAGGGGGAGCGATTCTTCTGAACCTGAATCCCAGAATGCGCACCGAGACGTGCGACAACTGTCTGGACGAGACGCGTCCGGCTATTCCGCGTCTCCCATAGGAACTAGGAAAGTGGTACTCATAAACAAGAACCTCGTCCCGGCCGCCGCGCTGGCGGCGTCCATCCTGGGCCTCGCCGCGTGCGGCGCCGACGTCCGGCACGGCACCATCGTCGACATGAGCTTCTCGCCCGGCTACTTCACGCACTACCAGAGCGCCAGATACGGGAGCAAGTGCGTCACGCGCGGCGGCTACGTCGGCACGGGAACCCAGCGCCGGTACGTGACGAGCCGGTCCTGCGCCCGTGTGGTAATCGGCTACAGCACGGTCACCTCGTACGTGCCGCCGGTCTACGCGCTGGAGCTGAAGGACGCCAAGGGCAACAAGGGCTGGGTCGACGTGACCCGTGACCAGTACAGCTCCGTCCACGATGGGATGCAGTGGTGAGTGCAACGGTCGAGCGTGAGTACGTCCGCGTCGAGGTCACGGCGCACCGCACGCCGGACCATCGTTCGCGCACGGAGGTGTTCGAGATCCACGTCAAGGACATCGGCTGCACCATGGGTGTGACGGTGATCTGGGAGCGGTTCTACCACCACTTCCGGCCCGGCACCGGCCACTACGACGTGGCTGTGGCCACTGCCAAGCGCATGATCTGCGAGGCGCTGGACAAGGCCGTCACCGACGGCGGGGGCATGACGATCGCCGCGTTCAACTCCTGCTTCCGCGAGGTGATGGAGGCGGAGGAGCACTGCCGCCCCTGGGACGGCAAGCCGATCGAGACCAGCACGGACGTTGGCTTCGCGTGATCAGAAGCGGGAGCGTGTCGCGCAGTTGACACACGCTCCCGCTTCTGTCATGCTGGTGGAACAAGGAACGAGAGAGGAAACGGCGATGGAAAGCAAAGTCCTCAGTGACGTCCTGGAACGGGACATCGAGATCCATGACGGTCCGGACGTCTGGACGGACAGCGGCAAGAGTAAGATCCAGGCGCAGACGCTGTCCGTGCGCTGGCTGGACCTGGGCGTCGGCACCGAGGATGGTCGCTGGATGATCGCCTCGATCGACGTCCACGGCCAGATCCGGTCCAAGGTGACCGGCGGTCTCACCTCGAAGTCGGGACGGGCGTGCTACAACGACCCTGAGCAGAACTGCCCGAAGGAACTGCTTGCCGAGGCACGGAAGCACGCGCCCGGCCGCATCTGGAACCTCCGAGACTAGGAGCAGTACGTGTGCGGAATGTGCCCCGACGTAATCGCGAGCTGCGATCAGATTGAATGCGGCGCGCGGTCGCCGATCGACGAGAACGGGAAGCGGCGATCCCGGTGGATGCATCACTTCACCTACGGCACGATTCCGTGTAGGCATGTGCTGGAACGACACGGCGCCAAGTGCGCCATTCGAAACGGCGACGACTGCGACTGCTTCAATGACGGAAAGGAAGACGAGTGAACGACGAGACCCCGAAGCACTTCACTGGCCAGCCGATGGCCGAGTCCTGCGAGACGACTGATTTCTTCGAGGGCGAAACGATCTACCGGGAGCAGGCCAGGAACCGGCCCCAGCTCGCCGACGCCCTCAAGGGCCAGTTCTGGTGCGCGGCATCGTTCGTGCACCCCTCGACCGGCATTCTGACGGCGACCGGCGTGTACCGCAGCGCCGACAACCGTCCGTGGAACCCCTACCCCGTCCACTTCGTGCTGACGAATTGGAAGGACGGCTGGGACGAGATCGGAAAGGGGAAGCCCGGCTATGGCTCGGAAGCAGTCTGAGCTGACTCAGCAGAAGAATGTCGCCGCCCGTGTTCTCCCGAACATGGAAGCCAACCTGGACTTCCTCGACATGGGCGAGTGGGCCAGCGGCGAGGTCGGTCCCGACGACGATCCGGCCGCCTGCGGCACCGCGCTGTGCGCGGCCGGATGGACGGCCCACGAGCTGGGCTGGACCGTTTACGCGGACGGCTCTGCCCACCACCCCACTCAGGGCTGGGACGAGGTCTTTGGCGTCGCCATGGACGCCCTGTGCCTGAGCAACCGTGAGGCTGGCCTGTTGTTCTACAGCTCGCCAAAGACGGCCATCCGGGTGTTCCGTGAGATGGCCGCCGGGAACGAAATCTCCGAGGAGATGATCCGCCGTGCTGACTGATTCCATCGGCGCGGAACTGTCCGTGGGCGATGTGATCGGCACGGTGACCGGCGGCCAGAACGCCATGGTCATCACGGGCAAGATCACCACCATTCACGATGTCAAGATCACCGTCGAGGTGATGTCGGCGAAGTTCGTGGGCAATCCGATCAGCGCGTGGGTGAGCAAACTCCCGCAGGTCGGCCAGAGCAAGCAGCTCAACGCCTACCGCGTGTTCCGCCTCGGTCCGTGCGTGCACGATCAGGCCGTGGACGTGGTGGAACTCAGGTGGACGGACCTGTACTTCGAGACGTGGCGCGACGGCTCGGTGCGCGTCAAGATGACGCACAAGCCGACCGGCCTGACCGGCGAGGGCGACGACCCGGAGAGCACGCTGGAGGCCAAGGCCGTGGCGCTCAAAGACCTGACCCAGAAGGTGGCGGAGCATGAGCGCAAAGAGCGCGAAAAGGGACACTAAGCCCGGCGGCGTCGGCTGCATCGTCACCGACGAGCACGGCTGCTACCTCATGGGCATCCGCACGGGCAAGGACAAGGACGCCGGGAAGTGGGCGCTTCCCGGCGGCAAGATCGACAAGGGCGAGACGCCCGAGGAGGCCGCTGTTCGGGAGCTGTACGAGGAGACCGGCGTACGGGCTCGTGTGACCCGTGTCGGCCCGATCGTGGCCATTCCAGAGCGTGCCTGGCGGCATGTGGCGGTTTTCCTGGAAATGGACCCTCCCGGCCAGGTTCCGCACGACACCGCTGAACTGATCGGCGTCGGTTTCACGCCGATGTACTCGGTGGTGCGGGAAAACCTGTTCACGCCGTCCCAGGTCATCCTGGAAGCCATCGAGAAAGAGGGAAAGGCAGTTTGATTGCGAACTTCTGCTTCAAGTGCGACAAGGAGCTGGAGGTTGTTTTCGGCGGCAAAATGAGCGAGAACGACCCGCAGTGCTCCGGCGCGCTGATGTTCGAGGCGCGGGGGAATTACGGGTCGACCATTTTCGACCCGATCGGCCGTGAGATCAGCTTGCTGATCAATATCTGCGACGCGTGTGTGACGGCCGGGAAGGACCGGGTGCTGTTCACGACCGTTGACCGGCCGCTGCCCGTCGTCTCGTACGAACCCTGGGACCCAGAAAAAGACTACCAGTAGCGTGTCCATGACAACGTAGGAATGCCAGGAAAACCTGGCGCGAAAAAATTGGGAGCCCAAGGTGAAAACGGTCCTCGACCGGCAAATCGAAGATTCCGTGCTCAAGATGTGCCTCTGCCTTGGGGCCATCATCGGGGATCTGGGCGTCACCTACATCACGTGCTACGGCGCCGTCTTCGACTCGATGGCGATCCTGATCTCCGTGTCATGGACGGCCATGCTGCTCACCGCGCTGCTGTATCAGGCGTTCCGGTACACGGACCTGCGCCTGCTGCGCTTCGAGAGGCAGCCCATGCCAGCGCGTGAGATGATCAGCCAGCAGCCCGATCCGGAAACGGACTGGGAAGTCGATGACATCGTGATCACCTCTGTCTTCGACGAGGACGAAGATCAGCAGTGAAGGAACTCGCAGGTCAGCAGGCCCGTACAACACGTACGGGCCTGTTGCTTGACCTGAGTGTTTGAGAAGTGATACAGTTTCTCTTGTCAGCAGGAACGAAGGAAACGTAAGGAGGTCGTCATGGCCAAGCACAACCACCGTGAGATGGACCGCATCGAACGACTTGCGCTCTCAAAGGGGTTCATCGTCCGACGAACCGCGAACCAGCACCTTCGGATCATCAACCCGAAGATCAAGCCGGGACCAGGTGTACGGAATTCGGCCATGTGGTCGTCCGCACACTCCGACGGCCGGTCCGGGCAGAACAGCCGGGCCGAACTGAAGGCCATCGGGCTCGTCCTCCCCGTCAACCTGTGACGCAAGGAAAGAGGAATAGGAATGCGCAACACGCGGGACATGACCGCAGAAGAGATTGCGACCGAACTGGTTCGCCTCGCCCACCACCGTCCCAGCAGCGGCAACCTGAACAAGCTCAACTTCGCCCTCGATCAGTTCAAGGGCAAGGGCTCCCAGAGGCTGGACAGCCACCTCGCAGAGTTCGACGAGAACACCGGGGAGTACATCCGCCGGGTCCAGCGCGGCTACGCGGGCACCGTCCAGTGGTGCAACCTGCGGGAGCTGGCCGAGAAGATCGCCCCTGCGCTGGAGATCCTCGGTGCTGTCCTTGAGAAGGAGAACGCGCAGTGAGCACCGTCGCCCGCAAGGAACGCTGGCGCGAGGCCCGGCGCAGCGCCCGGCACTGGTCCCTGATCGCCTTGATCATCCTCAGCCCGATCAACGCCGTGGCCGAGTGGTTCCGCCACCTCCCGTGGTTCGTGGACTATCCGATGCTGGTGCTTCAGGGGGCATTCCTCCTCGGCATGATCATGCACCCTCGTGAGCTGTGCGAGAAGTGCATCTCGATGATGCCGCTGGACCCGGAGAAGGACGTCAAGCGCGAGAAGCCGATGCTGCGGCTGCATCACTCGTGGAAGGTGCGTCTGACGATCTTGCTCGGCTCGATTCTCCTCGATGTGTTCACCAAGGCTCACTCCCTCGTGGACAACCTGAACAACTCGTTGTTCGACGTGTGGATGGCCTTCGTGCTCTTCTCCCTGCTGCGCCACTCGCGTCTGGAGCCCTGGTGCCCCTGGTGCAAGAGCGACGGCGACGGCGGGGGCGAGGTCGAGGAGGTCCCTGACCCCACCGACGACCACAGCAAGCCCATCCCGGTCTGATCCCACCCGAGGGGCGTCCGCGTGGCGCCCCTCGCCCAGGGAGGTGTCGCATGGAGTTCTTCGATGCACCCGTCCTGTGCCAGCGCTGCGGGGGTGCTGGCACCATCGACCACGGCACCACCTTATGTCCCGCTTGCCGGGGCGAGGGCACAACCACCGAGAAACGACCGATCCCCGTGGAAAATTGCCCAGCCTGTAATGGCTCCGGGTACGAAGTAGTGACCGTCGAATTGGAAAGCGGCCACTATGAACACCGAACCGATCCGTGCACCAACTGTGAGAAAGGAACAGGAAAATGAGTGCCGTCGAGGATCTTCTCCTCTGGGCCGACAGCGGTTTCTGCCTCGGAGCGATTTTCACGCTTCGCAAGATGAACCGGGAGATCGCCAGGCTGAAGAAGCTCGGAATCAAGCCGAAGGAGGAGCCGCAGGTCTGTTCGTGCACCCACTACGCGTCGTTCCACGACGAGAAGGGCTGCCACGACGTGGTCAAGCGGTACATCGGCCGCGACAAGAAGACCGGCGACAAGATCATGCGGCACGACCCCTGCGCCTGCGTGCGCTACGTCGGCCCCGGCTCCGTGTACGACCCCGGTCTGGAGCAGGACATCGCCCGTGCCGCGCGGAACGTGGGGGACCACACGTGAACGCCACCGAACTCGACATCGACTACGGCATCCTGGGCCTTCTGATGGTCGTAGAGCTTATCTACATCGTTCGCGATCCGTTCAATCGCGAGAAGATCCTGCGGGCCAATCTGTGGAACGCGGTGCTGAATGTGATCTGCGGCATTCTCGCCCTCGCCACGCACACACTGCCCGCTGCTTATCTTCACGGCGGCCTCGCCGCGCTGTGCCTGTTCATCTGGTGGCACGGCGGTGGTGGCAAGAACACCAAGCGCCGCCTGAAGAAGCTCAAGGAGAAGTTCGTGGGCAATCGGCGCACTGCGCCGCAGACCGCGTAAGGGGAAATGGAATTGGCTGCTTCCGACAACAAGGCCGCCGCTGCGTCGAGGATGCTCAAGAACGACAACCATCCGCGCTCGAATTGTCCGCTGTGGCGACGGCTCACCAATCCGCAGGACTTCAGCACTGGCTACATCGTCCGTACGGACTGGACGGGCACCGTCACGGTCATCCACAACGTCAACAAGGACGATGCCGCGAAGATGGGGCCGGGCGGGACCGAGGCGCACATCAACGCCGCGCTGGTCCGGTACGCCAACACCATCTCGCGCATGTACCACTTGACCCGGCAGGGAAACTTCCTGATCGTCGGGGACCGTCGATAACGAGGGCGGAAAGACCCTCACAATCCGAGAGGAAAGGAAAATGGCCACCCATCACACACTGGAAATGCCCACCATCCAGTTGCCCAAGGTGAAGGTGAAGGATTCCGGGTCGTGGTGGGTGGCCTTCCGTGCCGCCCTCGTCACCGCGACCGCTTCGATCTTCCTGCACTTGTGGGTGCTGCTGGTCCTCGCGCCGCCCGGCTCGCCGGGCCTGTGGGCGCGCGTCATGTCCTGGGACGCCGACCTGTACCGGCAGGTGGCCCAGAACGGCTACCCCAGCGGCCTCACGCACGACCCGGTCACCGGGAAGCTTCAAGGCAGCAACCTGGCCTTCTCGCCGCTCTACCCGCTGCTGGAGCGCTTCGTCCACCTCTTCGGAGCCTCGTGGACGGGCGCCGCCATGGCGGTGTCCTGGGTCTCCATGGTGGCCTGCCTCGCCCTGGTGCACCGCCTCGCCACCGACCTGTATGGACCGGCCGCAGCCGTCCCGGCCATGGTCCTGGTGGGCTGCGTCCAGCCCATGGCGCTGGTCTTCGCCCTCGGGTATCCCGACGGCGGCCTGTTCCTCACGATCGGCCTGGGAGCGATCCTTTGTGCACGATCGAAGAAGTGGCTCTGGGCCGGAGCGCTGGCCGCGCTGGCAGGGATCACCCGGCCGACCGGTGTGGCCGTCACGGTCACCGTCGCCGCGCTGGCCTGGGTTGCGTGGCGTGATTCGAGCAAGAACGACCGGCACTACTCGATCGCCGGATCGCTGCTGGGCTGCGTCGGCACCCCTGGTTACCTGCTGTGGGTGGCGCTGCGCACCGGCCACCTGACCGCCTGGTTCGCCGTCCAGCAGGCCGGTTGGGGCACGCACTGGGACTGGGGCGTCAGCTTCTGGCAGTTCCTGACCGGCAGCGCTCTGCATGCGAATGGCATCGACCCGATGGTGGACATCGTCACGGCGCTGGGAGTGTTCGTGTACACGGCGTTCACCGTCTGGTCGGCGCGCAAGAGCGAGATCGGGGTGCTGGCCGCGTGGCCTGCCGTAGTGCTGATCATGACGGTTGGCCAGAGCAACTACACCTGCGTCAAGCTCCGCTTGCTGCTGGCCGCCGCGCTGTGCTTCCTTCCGTTGGCGAAGCGTCTCACCGCCTGGTCACCGCTGGCCCGTTGGACGCTGCTGGTGTCGTTGACGCTGCTCAGCGCGTGGTGGGGCTGGGCCATGCTGAACGTCTGGCACTGGGCTCTGTGAGTCATCGGGCGTAGGGAATTGACACACCCTTCGGGGTGTGTCAGTCTTAGAACACAAGGAACGAGGAACCGGAATCGAAGGAGAAAGTCATGGCCGCGAACCTGAAAGCCGCCGCGAAGAAGCTGGCCGCCGCGAAGGCGACCACCAAGGCGCCGGTCAAGGAAGCGAAGATCACGCGGACGAAGGCCGCCGCGAAGAAGGCCCCGGCGAAGAAGTCGCCCGCCAAGACGGCTCCGGCCAGTCCCGCCAAGACGTCCCGTCGGACGTACACGATGAGCACCCGCCTGGCCACCGGCCACGTCCGCCGGAACCTGGCCCGGTACCGTCGTGACCCGCTGACCCCGGAGTGGGTCGGCTGGAACCTCGACGACGAGGCGCTGTTCGCCCGTGAGGTCAAGAACTACCTGGTCGACAAGACCACCCTGTCCACCTCCACGCTGGACGCGGCCGACTACTCCGTGCTGCTGGAGGAGTACCGCAACCTGGCACAGTGGAAGCCCAAGCGTCCCAAGGCGACGGTCCGCAAGCCGGGCGCCGCAGTGAAGGCGGCCTCGTCCGCCATGGAGAAGATGAACGTGCGCATCGAGATCACCGACGAGCCCGCCGTCCCCGCCCCGCGTCGCAAGGACGTCCCCGTCCGCGTGGAGGTCTCCGTGCCGCCGCTGACCCGCGTCAGCCTGCGGGTGGACGACGAGGCGCCGAGCCGGGAGAACCGGCGCGTCCCGGAGAACTGGCGGCACCTCGCCGAGCACGCCAACTTCCACGGCGACGAGAACCACCCCAACGCCAAGGCTGCGCAGAAGTGGTGGGCGGAGCACTGCGCCAAGCGCATGCGCGGCGAGGTCTGATGTCCGGCGGCATGATCCGCAGGCGCCAGGCTGACCACCACAAGGTGGCGGACTGGTGCCGGGAGTGGCCGGGGGAGTGGGTGCTGGTCAACACCTACGCCGCTTTGTACGTCGCCAGGTCCACGTGCGCGCTCATCCGGGGCGACCGGACTCAGCCCAGTATCACCGCGTACCAACCGGCCGGTGACTTCGAATCCAAGTACGAGATGCGCGAAGAGGGCTGGGCCGTCTTCGCCATGTACAACCCACAGTAGGAGAAGAACATGGGCAAGAGCGCCGACCTTAACGATCTCAACGAGCGCGCCACGTACAACCACACGCCGTCCGTCGTGGCTGCCACGGCCAGGCTGATGAAGGCCACCAGTATGAACCGGACCGACGTGGTCAACCAGGCCATCCTTCGGGACGACTTCCTGCGGCAGGAGCAGGCCAAGGGGCTGGAGCTGTGCCTGCGCGACCCGAAGACGGGCGTCGTGGAGCGCATCCACCTGATCTGACCTCTTCCGCTGGCCGACGTGTCGACGTATGATTCCTGTGACAGGAACCGCAGGAAGTGAAGGACAGTTGCCATGGGTGACATCGGCCGTGAGCATGAGACCGTGACGTTCGAGCCTCTTCCGGAGGAGGCTCCCGTCGAGGCCCCCGCCCCGTCCGAGCCGGTCGAGGTGCCTGCCTGATGGTCAACGGGTTTGGAACCAACTACGAGCCCAAGGACCGCAAGCTGATCCCTGGGAAGCTCATCGCCTTCCGCAAGTTCCGCTTCAAGCCGCGCCCGGCATTCGAGTTCGACTCGGTCGGTGCGGAGTGGAACGGGTTCATTGCGGGCGTTGAGCCGTGGAGTCTGATGCCACCGATCCGGTGGCAGAAGATGGGCTACATGCTGGCCAGCTACGGCAAGGCGTACGCCGAGATGTACTTCGGCGCCAATGAGTGGAAGCCGTGCCTGACGGCAGCCGGATACGGAAACGTCGTGTACGGACCGGGTGAGCACGAAGCGGTGTGTTCGTCCTCGTTCTTCCACAAGAAGGACGAGTGGGACTACCACACGGCGCCCAAGGATGACTGCACCTGTGGCTTCTGGGCGTACTACACGCCTGACCAGATCGACACCGGCTGCGGCAACGACTGGATGGCCACGGCCGCCGTCGAGGTCTGGGGCGACATCGTCCTCGGTGAGAAGGGCGTTCGTGCGCAGAAGATGAAGATCGTCGGCCTCCTGGTTCCACGGGAGGTGGTGGCGGCCGACAACATCGACATTGTGCAGGCGTGGCACAAGGTCGTAGGCGAACTGAAAGTTCCGCAGTATTGGAACCGGGCGGAGTTCCTCGAATTCCACCCGAAGCAGGACGTGTCCGAACTGCTGCCGAAGCGTCCGCCAGCTCCGGAGTATCCGTACACCCACGAGTTTCAGTCCTTCTCCAGCACGTACAACCGCTGGCTGAATATGCAGCAGTTCACGAAGCAGTTCTCGGTGAATGGCAATCCAGCGCTGTATGGGACGCCGGTCACCGCGTACACGTACACGCCGTATGTGCCGTCCGTCGTCGAGTTCTGCTGCGTCTGCAAGTACAGGGTGGAGGGACGGACTCAGAAGGACGTGGACCGGATGATGGCCGTACACACCATCACCGACCACTTCAAAGACGCTACGACTACTTCGACCACGAACCCTTGATCTCTCCCGGCACCCGTGCGTTAAGCTGAGCAAACAGCGCCGCACCGGAGGGCCGTATGCCTTACTCGATCCCCCAGGTCGACCCGGACTTCGTTACCTTGCTGATGCAGCAGGACGATCCGGACATGGTGAACAAGGCCATCGTTTTGTACACGATCGGGATCATTCAAGGAATATCGTGCATGCTGCGAGACCACTCCATGGCTCTCCTGCTGCAAGGCCGTTCCGAGGAATACGTGGACGGATGGATCGACATCGCCGACATGCTCGATCTCGATCCTCCGCCTCGTGAGTCACACACCGCACCGGAGAAGAAAGAGGGCTAAGTGAGGCTCACCAAGACGCTCTATGACGCGCTCCGCGAGGAGATGCGCACCGTGCTCACCGGCCGTGTACGCGGCCGTGACCCGCTCAAGGTGCACAAGCAGCAGATGCGGATCTGCCGCCTCGACATGGCCTACATGAGGCAGAAGGACTGGACCGAGGAATGGGATGACTACACGGCGGACGAGATGCTCCGCGTGATGGAAATCCTGGACTCCGTCCAGAAGCAGAACAAGTAAAGGGAGAGGAGGAACGGTAATGGGGAAATTCATCGTCGATTACAGCGCGCTGTATTCGTGTTTGGAGCATTTGCGCACGAAGCGTTCGCTGTCCTGGCGCCAGCTCGCCACCGAACTCGACGTGCCGCCGGGGACGTTCACGCGTCTGAGCAAGAACAAGGGCGTCTCTGTCGAGACGTTCGCGACGCTGGTGAACTGGCTGGGCATGGACGAGTCCATCAGGCCGTTCCTCCTGCACACCGGGCAGGATCTGCACACCGGGCAGGATCTGCGCACCAGCCAGGAGATCGCCTCGGAGGCGTTGGAGAAGTTCGCCGAGCCCGTGGAGTAGTCGCGTATGGGGACCAAGCTCTGGGAAACCAACCGTGAGGCGCTTCTCGCGGAGCTGAAGTACGCATACGAAGAGGGCGGCCTGACCATCAAGGAACTGGCCGTCCTCTACGGCGTGTCGTACTCCACCATGCACTTCCGGCTCACCGCCGCAGGCGTGAACATGCGCCCCCGCAACGACCAACCGGCCATCGGTGCGCCGCAGGTGGCCGTCATCTCCATCCCGTGCTCCCGGTGCGGCGCGGCTGCTGGCACGCCGTGCGTGAACGTCTACCGTAACCGCATCAACGACTTCCACGTTGCTCGAAGACGCGCTGCTGCGGGCGGGGTTGACAACGCGTGTGAGACGTGAAACAGTATGTCTCAGGAACGAGGGACCGGAAAGGTCCAAGAGAATCAGGGAGTACATGTGCCTCGACACGTAGGCGCGACGCTGAAGGCGTCTGGCATCAGCCACACTCTCCGCTCCATGGGGAACGCCCGTAGCGAGAGGATTGCGCCGAAGAACCGCAAGGACACCCGCAGGACGGCCGGGTTCAAGGTCTTCACCTTCGCGGAGGATGTCGTCCAGATCAAGTACGACCTGGGCAACCGGCACGGCCTCACCGACGAGGCGGAACGGGTGCAGGAGGTCAGGAAGCACCTCGACAGGTACAAGACCGAGCTGACGGACCGGTTCGACGTCTCCTGGGGCGGCACGGGTGTCGACGCTTACCTCCTGGTGCGGGAATACCCGGACCAGAAGGTTGGCGAGATCCTGCGCCGGGCCGCTGACGGCCTCACTGCCCTCGGCGACCACCATGGCTCCAAGCAGCTCAAGCAGTGGGCTGACCTGGCCGACAAGGGCGAGGACTGGTAGAACTCACGGCCCCGGCCAGGGGCCGTGTACTACGAGGAACAGGAAGAGTGAAATGCTTCGAGTCACCGGCTTCGACAGCCGATTCTCCGGCAGGTTCCCGACCGGCTACATCATGTTCTCCGACCGTACGCGAATCACCTACAGTTCGCTTCTCGGTCCGGACACCGCCCGGCCGGGCACCACGCGTGACGAGTGGGGCCTGAACCCGGACTGGGAGGACCAGGGCGTGAGCGAGGTGCACCTGCGCCTGGCCCGTGCCTACGTCGACCAGCACCTGGTCCGGCCCGCCGTCGCCGTCCCGCAGTACCGGGCGGAGCAGGCGGCGCGTGAGGCCCAGCGCACCGCCATCAAGAGCAACGCGTAACACTGCAAGGATGCGGCATCAACCGACACGCCTGCCCGGACGACGGCACTTTTCGTGCGCACGAGCAAGCAGGGTGACTCTGGTATTGGCCATCGGCGAGCCGCCGTCCTGGTGGGAGACGCAAAACCCCACCCCCCTGCCGCTTGGTGGCGAGAGCGCCAGACCCCGAAGCCATCGGGGTGGGAAAGCGTCGGTTCGAGTCCGTCCAGGGGTACTTGACACAACGCCGGAGAGGTGGTTGACTCTCTCCCAGGAACAACGACGAGGAAAGAGAGAACCAGTCATGACAAAGACTCAGACTTCCCGCAAGGCCAAGGGCCGCACGGTCGAGGTCGACGAGCACGGTCTCATCGGCTTCGGCATGGCGACGGGCAAGTCCCTGCTGGCCATCCCGTTCTCCGACATGGCTCCGGCTCCGGTCATCGAGGCACCAGCTCCGGCTCCGGTCGAGGCTCCGGCCCCCGAGGTCATCGTCGTCGACCAGGCCGCCGTCGAGGCGGCGCTGGGCGCCTGGTACGAGGCCAACGAGGCGAAGAAGTCCGCCGACAAGATCGTCCGCAGGGAGCGGAAGGTTTTCGACGGTCTCCCGGCCCGCGTCTACGGCAAGTGGCGTCTCCTGTGGAAGCCGACCGCCCGTGAGGTGCCCGACATGGACGCCATCAAGGCGATCTTCGAGGCGCACGGTCTGGGCGAGGTCCCGATGAAGCCGTGTGCCGACTCCCCCCAGGTCACCTTGGCCTGACACAGATTTCCCCTGGGGCGCAGTGCTTGGCGCCCCAGGGGAACCGTAGGATAGAGCAGAGGAAAGGAACACGAACGCACATGAGTAACGAACAGCTCGAATTCTCCACGGAAGTGCCTGACGCCTTCCGGGCGAAGGTCGAGAAGGTCACGCCCGCGCAGGCGGCGTGGATGCTGCGGTTCAACACCAAGAACCGCAAGGTCAATGACCGCCGCGTGGAGGAGCTGGCCCGGCTGATGCTGGCCGGGGACTTCAAAATGAACGGCGAGGCCGTCAAGCTGTCCTGGGGCGTCCGCCCTCTGCACGACAGCCACGGCGAGCCGATGAAGGACCCGACGACGGGCGAGCCGCTGCTGGCGCCGATCCTGCTGGACGGCCAGCACCGCCTGGAAGCTCTCGTGCTGGCCGCGAAGACCAACCCGGACATCACGGTCGACATGCTGGTCATCCGTGGCGTGGACCCGGAAACCCAGTCCACCATGGACACCGGCCAGAAGCGCACCGTCGGCAACGTCTTCCAGATGAGCGGCGAGAAGGAGGCCAACGTCCTCGCCTCGATGCTCGGCAACATCTGGAAGTGGGACGCGGGTGACAGGAAGTTCGCCACGCACCCCAAGGCCACGACGGTCGAGCTGGAGAGGATGCTCGCCGACCCGGTCGAGGGGAAGAAGCTCCGGCGTTCGCTGGAGGTCGGCCTTCAGACCGGCCGTGGCTTCAACAGCCTCAGCAAGTCGGCGCTGGCCATCGCGCACTACATCCTGTCGCGCGTCGATGCGAAGATGGAGTACGTCCCGTACTTCTTCCACCTCATCGCGACCGGCGAGAACCTGTCCAAGGGCAACCCTGTCCTGGCGCTGCGTGAGCGTGCTCGCCGCAACCGCGAGGGCAACCAGCGGCAGTACATGACGATGAGCCGCCAGGTCGGTCTCATCATCCGCGCCTGGAACAACTGCGTGAAGGGCGAGGCCGTGTCCACCCTGCTCCAGTCGGCCACCGAGCCGGTCCCGGAGCCGGTGCGTCCCAACGGTGACGTTCCGTTCCTGACGGACGCGAACTTCATCGCCGAGGACTAGCTTGACCAACTCCTCTTCCTGCCTGTATGCTTGAAGCAGGAAGAGGGACGGAGGGACCATGGAACAACCGCTGTTCACGGCGCTTGCGACATGGGCCTCGACTTCCCGTCGCAGTCTTGCCCGGCAGGGCTGGACGGTGTTGCTGGAGGAGTCCGAGGAGGACGATCGTCTGGTGGTGGAGCTTGAGAACGACTTCCACCTTGGGCGGTTCGTCCTCCAGGACATCGGCCTCGTCGAGATAGGCGTTCTCGACAAGGCCACCGGAGATATCCGGCGTGGGGAGTGCGAGGTCTACACCGAAGGCCAGCTCGAAGACGCCGTCACTCAGTTCCTTGGGTGGCTGGGTCAGGAAAACGGCCGGGTGGAACGGGTCGAGCAAGTCGCGTGTCCGCACAACAAGATCATCTACGACAGCAGGCCGGAGGCCATCGCCGTCGTCAAGGCGATCACTAGCAGGACCCGGATGCCCGGCTCCATCACTGAATACCAGTGCCATTTGTGTCACAAGTGGCACATTGGCGGTAGACAGGGTAGAGTGAGCATCAGGCGAAGGAGCTTTCCTCGCTAAGAACTTGGGCCTGGCTGGTCGAGTCCCCTCGCGGAGGGTTCGGAAGACCTCTTGCGATTCGCTTCCGTGTTGGCGCACGGATTAGCCAAGCGAACATTCCGAGGCAAGCGGAGTGGGGGCAGACGCCTCCGGCCACGGAAGCTGTCCTGCTGCTACAGGACAACGGGTTCGAATCCCGTCAGGTCCACTGGCTGCACCATCCGGTGCGGCTGAGGAAAAAGATAAGGAAAAGCATGTCGAAGGACGAGATCAACAAGCTCGAAGCGCTCATGGACGACGGTAGCGACAAGGCGGTCGCCCGAGCGCTGGAGGCGGCCACCGCCAACGGCCTCTCCGCCCAGCAGAACGCTATCTCCGGTGAGGTGGCCAGCGACGTCGCCACCCTGGTCCTGCTGTCCGCCCTGGGCGGCAACAAGGTCCGCAAGGAGGACAGCCTCAAGTTCGAGGGCAACTCCTTCATCGTCCCGGCGGTCTACCAGAACGACATCCCCCGCGCCATCAAGTTCCTGGAGGAGTACCAGGAGACGCAGCAGGCGCCGGTCGAGATCACCCGCGTCTTCGACTACCGCTACCACGACGTGGCCCACGCGGTGCACCTGGCGCTGAAGGAGGTCTGGGGCTACACCGGCAAGGGCGTCGCCATCAAGACCATGTTCGGCGACATCGAGCCCGCCTTCCTTGACGTCAAGACCGGCGTCACCACGACCGTGCAGGTGCCCTTCAACCGGCTGTCCTTCCTGCCGCTGCACGGGCACATCGACATCGGCTACACCCGGCACGCCACCAAGGGCTACCTGGGCAAGATCGACATCAAGGCGCCGCGCTACTTGCGGGACGCGGTCGAGGGCTTCTACAAGGTCGTGGAGAAGAACCTCCGCGAGGCGTCGATCTACCGGGGCAAGGCGTTCCTGCTGACCCCGAACAACGAGATCGAGTTCCTCGACCTGTCCAAGTTCAAGCGCGAGGACGTGGTCTACAGCGGGGAGGCGCTGGCGCACATCGAGGCCAACCTGTGGGTCGTGCTGCGCAACATGCAGCTCATGCGGGACACCGGCCAGTCGATCAAGCGGGCCATCCTGCTGGAGGGCCCGTTCGGCACCGGCAAGTCGATGACCGGCTACCTCACGGCGCTGGAGGCCGTCGCCAACGACGTCACCTTCATCTTCGTCAAGCCCGGCGCCGACCTCAACGAGGCCATGCAGACGGCCCAGCTCTACGCCCCGGCCGTCGTCTTCTTCGAGGACATCGACGTCCTCCAGAGCGACGACCCGGAGGAGGTCTCCACGCTGCTGGACACCTTCGACGGCCTCGGTGGCAAGGGCAAGGAGATCATCGCCGTCCTCACCACCAACAACAAGGACAAGATCCACAAGGGCATGCTCCGTCCGGGGCGGCTGGACTCGGTGATCCACATCGGGGCGCCGGACCTGGCGGGCGTGCAGAAGCTGGTCGAGGTCAAGCTTCGCCAGACCGGCGTCAAGCTGGTGGACATCGACTGGGAGGCCGTGTACGAGGTCTGCAAGGACTTCATGCCCGCCTTCGTCGGTGAGGCCGCCGGTCGCGCCTTCCGGTACGCCATGGTGCGCCAGGGCGGCAAGCCGACCGAGCTGACCACGGACGACCTCGTCAACGCCTGCAAGGGCCTGCGTGACCAGCACGACCTCATGCTGGGCGCCCACGAGGTCCAGCCGCCGGAGACCCTGACCACGGCCATGGAGAAGATGGTCCAGAGCGTTCTGGAGCGCTCCTACGCGGTCGACGGCGACGGCGACAAGAACTGGAGCTTCTCCGGCTTCCGGGTCGAGAGCTAACCAGACCAGCAGGGCGGGCGGGCACACGGGGACTCGCCCGCCCTGCTACATTTACCAGGAAAAGGAAAGAAAGGGCACGAATCATGGGCGAGAAATTGCAGCCACGTGGCGGAGCGGAAAAGCGGACGGCCGAAGAGGTGGCCCGCCTGACCGAGGTGAAGTGCGGGGCCGAAGTATCCGACACGGGATATGGCCTGCGGGCACGAGGGATCGACCGCTCCAACCGCGAGACCGAGCTGAAGCGCATCGAGAACAGGTGGCGTTGAAAGTGACCACAGGCCGTGGATTCATCCTCGGGACCGGCAGCCGGTACGCGCCGCAGTGGCTCCAGGAGGAGGTCTGCAAGCGCCTCTTCGAGCTGTCGGAGACGGCCCGTACCAAGTACGGCGTCCGGCACCTCACGATCGTCCACGGCGGCGCTCAGGGCGTCGACAGGGTCATGATGGAATGGACCCAGCGGGACCGTCTGTGGACGATCGTGGACAAGCCCTTCAAGGCCGACTGGGACGCAGCCTGCATCACGGATCGGTGCAACCACGGTCCTCGCCGGGTGCGGGACAACGGCACGGATTACTGCCAGGCACAGGGTTCGTACCGCAACGGAACGATGGTCGAATACCTGGCCAAGATGCGCGCGGAAGGCCACTGGACGGACGCGGCGGCCTTCTTTGAAAACCCCCGCTCTGCTGGGACCATGGACTGCGTCAAGCAGGCCGAGGCCGCAGGGTTCGAGGTGAAGAAGTATGGACGCTTCCCAGGGCGGAAAGAGTAAGAAGCAAGCCAAGCGGGTCAACGGACGCTGCTCCGTCTGCGGACGTCGAGTGCGGATGAATTTCGATAAAACCGTCCGGGACCATTTCAGGGACAACCTGAATACCGAGAATCTCTGTCTCGGTTCCAATAAGCCTCCGACGCAGGAGCTGCGCCGGGAACGGGTAACCAGAAGGTAGGAACTAGGAATGTTTGGTGACTTTTTCGGTGACGGCGACGACATTGTCGAGGAGATCATCGAGGAGGCCGTCGTGATGGACGTCCTCATGAGCTGCGGGAGCTGCTACAACACCTGCACCTGCGGCTACGGCCGCGCGCCGATGCGCCAGCCGCTCCGCGCCCAGTCGATGCAGCCCCGCCTCGCGGCGTGTGGCCGGGGCTGCTACCACGGCCAGTGCTCCTGCGCCGGGTACGACCCCTTCGGCAATCTGCTAGAGGCGATGATCGTCGAGGAGATCGTCGAGGACATGTTCGACGGCGGTAGCGACTTCTTCTGACGGATCGTCGGATTGTCAGTGCCGGGTGACAGGATGGAATTCCTGCACCCGGCTCCACCAGGAAAGGCACACATGGCCACCATCGCGTTTCTGAGCCGCGACGAGATTGCCGCGCAGTTCAGCAACTACCTCGTCAACCACGTGATCCTCGTGCTGGACGCGTCGGTTTCGATGCGCCCGCACACGCAGGCCCTGATCAAGGCCGTCAGTGCACAGATCAAGCACATGTCGATCGAGACCGGCGAGACCAAGCTCAACCAGGAAACCCGCGTTGCGGTCTACACCTTCGGCGACACGGCCCACTGCATCGTCCCTGAGCGTGACGTGCACCGCCTCCCGTCGATCGACGAGGTCTACCGCATCGACGGCAACACCGCGCTGGTGGACGCCGTCACGCTCGCGCTGGACGACGCCGCGCTGGTCAGTCAGAAGTACGGCAACCACGCCTTCCTCGTCCTGGTCCTCACCGACGGCGAGGAGAACGTCTCCTCCGGCGCGAACGTGCTCGCCTTCCCGGACCGCATGAAGAACCTCCCGGACAACGTCACCGTGGCCTGTCTGGTGCCGGGCCGGGACACCCGCTTCTACCGTGCTCGCAGCTCGGTCGACGAGGCCGTGCGGTGGGGCTTTCCGCGCGACAATGTCGCCGAGTGGGACGTGCGCGACGTGGAGACGGCCGCACGCACCATGACGACGGCCACCACCAGCTACTTCCAGGCCCGCGCCACCGGCCTGCGTTCGACCACGAACCTGTTCTCCATGGGCGCGGACACGATCAACGCCACCACCGTCAAGCAGAACCTGGTGCCGCTCTCCCCCGACGACTACACGCTGGTCCCGGTGACGCCGCCGAAGAAGGACTATGAGAACGGCGACTACTGGTGGATCAAGGACTTCGCTGAGTTCTGCGGTCACAAGTACATCGCCGGACACACGGGCTACTACCAGTTCGTGTACGTGAAGGGGAAGAAGGCGTCCGAGGTCGTTTCCCCGACGAAGAAGATCATCGTCGTGGAGAAGTCCACCGGCCTCGCCTACGGCGGTCCGGCTGCCCGCCAGATCCTGGGGCTGCCCGACAACGCGTCGATGCGTATCAAGTTCGACCACAACCCGGACTACGACATCTACATTCTTTCGTCCGCGAACAACCGCCACCTGATCCCCGGCACCAAGCTGCTCCTGCTGAAGTAAGGAATAGGTAGTTGGAGGACGAAGCGCATTACTGGCTGTACGACAAGGACTTCTACTGGTTCGCACGCGGATGTGGCGTCAACGACGACTACGCCCGTTGGTTCGCGAACTGGTACCGGGGAATGAAAATGCCCGCCCATACCGGTGCCTTGGAGTGTGCGCGCACTCTGCGGCTGATCCGGATGGAGAAGAAGTACCCGAAGCGACGGCACAGGAAGACGCCGTACCAGATGAAGCGCTTCGTCCTCCGCAACCGCAGGGCATTTACTCGCGCCCTTGCCAAACAGGTGCAGGATAATAGGAAGAAGGAAAATGGATGAACAATCGGCGTGCACGCCAGGCGAAAATCCTGGCCCGCAGGGCAGAGCGGCGCAGCCGCAATGCCGTCAAGTGGCACATCCGGCTGGTGATGCGTCCTCCCTATTACGGCCAGCGCTGTCACACGTGCCGGGACGTGCCGCCGCAGCCCGGCGAGGTCATGGAAGAGGACTGGCGCAAGTGGGCCGGTTTCCGTGACGCAATCGAGAGGACTGGCAATGAGTAACGAGACGTACGTCATTCACGTCGTCGACATTCTCGACCAGATGGATGACGAGCATTTCGCTATCGCGGACCTGAGCCTTAGCAATTCCATCGGAAGAGTCAACGACGAGGAGGACAGTCCGCTGACGGCGGTCGTTCTCCTGCTGGATCTCGTTCGTAAGCTTGACGGGGACCACGTTCTCGTTCTGCGGAGAAAGGAAGAGGAAAGCAATGACTAGGCACATTCTGCTGGAGGGAATCGTCGGTTCGACCGCGTACGGTTTCGCGACGGCGACCTCCGATATCGACCGGCTCGGAATGTTCGCCGTTCCGACCGTGGAATTCCTGGGACTGGGACGCGTGCAGGAGTCGGTGGTCCGCACCAATCCGGATCGCACCCTGCACGAGGCGCTCAAGTGGTGCCGTCTCGCAATGCGGTGCAATCCGACCGCTTCAGAGCTGGTGTGGCTGCCGGACGATCTCTATGAGATTCGCACCGAGCTGGGCGAGCAGCTCATCATGATCCGCGACGCCTTCCTGTCGGCCAAGTACGTCCGCGACGCTTATCTCGGTTACGCCTCTCAGCAGCTCCGCAAGCTGGAGCTGACCCAGATCAAGATGGACAACCACGAGTCGCCGGAGGTGGTGACCGACCGGCGTCACAAGCACGCCCGTCACCTGGTCCGGCTGGTTCAGCAGGGCATCGGTCTGCATACGACCGGTTTTCTGGAGGTGCGCCTGGCCGACCCGCAGCGCGTCATCGACGTGGGTGCCGCCGTGGTGGCCGACCCGGAGGCGGGAAAGCGCCTGATCTACCGCGCGGAGAAGGTGTTCGACGCGCCCGGCGTGCTGCCCCAGGAGCCGGACACGGACGCCATCGAGGGCTGGCTGCTGGACGTCCGACGGACTTTCATGGGCTCCCTGTAGACAGCGCCTTGGAGGTGTGTTAGAGTTCAAACACACCGAGGAACGGAGAAGGAAATGAGTGACACCCCCACGCCGCCTCCAGCGCGTGTGGACCACTTCCCGGCGCTGGACGAGGACTTGATGTCCGCGCTCCACACCGTACTGGACGACGCGATGGACGAGATCCACCACAACACGCACGGCTGGGCCGACGACCAGGTGGCCGCCATCATCGAGCTGAACGGAATGATGTGGGAGTCCGCTAAGGCCAAGAAGCTCTGGTGGGCGAGGAACATCTGATGGCCGCCAACATCGCCGGACAGGGCAAGTGCCCGCAGTGCAAGGGCTGGTGGGCCATCATCGACGCCCAGAACAAGGGCGTGATGAAGATGCGCAGGCACTGGGCGCACCGCCTCGAAGACATGGGTGACCGGGGCGCCTGCAAGGGCAGCGCGCAGGAGCCCACCGAGTACGTCCTGAAGGAACAGCAGTAGAATCCCATCGCGACCACCGAGGGATCGCACCGGGCGCCGCGTGACGAGCGCGGCGCCCAACAATTCGAGCACCGACAACGTAAGGAACAGGAAAGCAAATGTCGTACGGAAAGCGCGTCGCCACCTTCGATCAGTTCCAGCTCATCTTGCGGGAGAGCGCCGAGAAGGGCTTCGAGAACGCCCCGAAGCCCGAGCAGATCAGCGGTCTCATGGAGGGCGTCACCGTCATCCTCTCCATCGAGGAGATGAGCGCGGACTACCTCAAGCACATCGCCTCCGGCGCCCCGTACACCCCGCACCACCGGGTGCGCGCGACCATCTTGTTCGACTACGGCACCTACCTGGTCGACGTGCTGGACGAGACGCTGTTCGCCCTGCCCACCCTCGACGAGTGGCAGGCCAGCCTCCCGGTGATCACGCTGCCCGCCGAGGTGATCGACGAGATCATGGCCGAGGAGGACGCGGAGAAGGCCGCCTCCGAGCGCAAGGCGACGCTGGAGCGCATCCGCTCCGGCTTCCCCGAGGGCGCGCTGGAGGGTGCGGACGCCGTCGCCGAGATCCGTGCCATGCGCGACGAGGATAACAAGATCACCTTCGGCGAGGAGGACGCGCCGGAATACCTCGACGGCAAGGACGACAAGCCGGAGGACGGCGGCTCCGGCGTCACCGCGCCCGTCCCGGACCCGGAGCCCGCGCCGACCACCAGCGCGGCCAAGGAACCCGCCAAGCGCCCCGCGCGGCGCCGTCAGCCCAAGTCCCTTGGGGCTGGCAAGGGTGCCCCGGCCGACCTGAGCACCCGTGAGGGATTCGAGGGTCTGGGGGAGCCTGTTCCGTCGGAGACCCCCGTCGGGTAGAGTGATCGAGGAGAAGCGAACGGACCCTGCCGCGATAGCTCCCGGCAGGGTCTGTTTCTGTCTCCGAGGGCCGCACCTGAGAAGTTGATCTTGGCTGGATAACGGCCTAGGGTGGGGCTGCACCAAGGAACTTGCGCCATAGAGCGCTCTGCCGGAGGGAGTCCCCACATGTGCCCCTTGACCCTTCGGTGCCACTGCCGGGGCGCGCATGAGCACGGGTGACGTCTTCTCGCAGTCTCCGACTGTCGTCAATGGCCTCACCCCGTACAGCGCCGCTCTGTGGTACTACAAGCGCGGTCTTCATCCGGTCCCCTGGTACTCGCGCGGTGGTAAGAAAATCCTTGCTTTCAGTAAGGACGACCACTTCGATTACGCGTCGTACACCTCCGATCCCTCCCTCATGGAACGCGTCCTCGACGAGTGGGCGTTCCGGGGTGACTGGCAGGTCGGTCTCGCACTGAACGAGAACGGCGGCGTCTTCGCCGTCGATGTGGACAGCCGCGACCAGATGGCCGCCTGGGAGGCCGAGCACGGCCCGATCCAGGGCGACACGTGGACGCAGACGACCGGCCGTGACGGAGGCGGGGAGCACCGGCTCTTCCGGCTCGAAGGACGCGGTGCCGTCTGGCCTAAGCAGGGGTCATTTGACCGTTCGCACCCGAACCTTGAGTTCCGGTCAAATGGTTTCATTGGCGTGTCCCCGTCCATTCACCCGAGCGGGCGCCGATACCAGTGGACGTCGGACTCGCCGGTCGAGATCGCCGGGACCGACTGGGACCTCGCCGCGATGATTTCGGCGCGTTCGGTGCGCAAGGACCGGTCGATTTCGTCCGGCTCAACGCGCGCGGCCATTCAGGCGGACGGAACAAGTGCGTACACGTCCGACGTGGACGAGATGCTGCTGACCGGCGTGCCGGTCGGCATGTCCCAGCACGCGGCACTCCGTGATCTTGTCTGGGACATGGTCAGTCGTGGCATGTCCGATGTCATGATCAAGGTCATGTGGGACACGGTCGTCTCGCGCACCCGTCTCACCCGGCCAGATCAGCCGTGGACCGAGGCGCACTTCGCCAGCCACCTGTCCAGCGCCCGTGAGAAGCTCGGTGGAGGCATCGACCCGGAGCTGATGAAGTGGGCCGTGCAGGTCCACAACGAGCCCGTACCGGAGCCGGTGCAGCCACGTGTCAGCACGACCCCGGAGGCGCCGTCACCCGAGGTCGTGGACAAGCCTGGCAAGACGGGCGAAGCAGATCCGCTCCGGCCGATCACGTACGCCGAATTGAAGGGCTACGGAGCACATCAGGCCGGTATGGGCGAGCTTTTCGCCGACCGTTTCCACAAGGTCTTCAAGTGGTCGAATGACGAGAACGCTTACTACACATGGTTCTCGTACGACGGAAAGCCTATCACGCATTGGCGCCGTGAGACATACAACGCAATGGCGCCGCAGTTCATGCACCTCGTGCAGAAGCTCGGAAAGATCATCTGGGAGTGCGTCAAGGACTACCTGATGGATCTTGACGAGGGCACGGCCGACGGAAAGGAGCGGGCCAAGGCCGCCCGCGCCTATCTCCTTCCTTTCCAGAAGTCCGATTCAATTCGTGGCATTACCAAAATCATTGCCGCCGATCCACGTCTTGCTGCTTCGCCCACGGACTTCACTCCGAAGCCGAATATCCTCAATTTCGCCAATGGCACATTCGATGTGAAGACCGGCAAGCTGTACCCACACCGACGTGAAGACATGAACACGGCACTGATCAACCGTGAACTCGACCTTTCGCTCGCCGAAAAGGATCTGAGCATCGGTGCCCCGCTTTTCGATGGAATGCTCTGGCGCATGTGCGCGGACGAGGGTGAGGTTGACCCCGGCACGCACGCACTTCGTGTACAGGCGGTGCAGCGCTGGCTCGGGTACCAGCTCCACGGCTCCAATCCGGAGAAGCGCCTGGCAGTTTTCGAGGGTGCCACCTGCATCGGCAAGAACCAGGTTGTCGAGGCCGTCGGCGAGCTGCTGGCCGATTACGCCTACACCTCGTGTCCGCCGTCGCTGCTGGTGCGCTCCCGCCAGGACCGGCACAGCTCGGTCGAGGCGTCCCTGTCCGGCAAGCGCCTCGTCATCGTCAACGAGCTGACCAAGGGGCAGGTGCTGGACGAGGGGCAGGTGCTGCGCCTGGTCAACCCCGAGGGCGCACGCGTCGACCTGCGCAAGATGCGCGAGAACGCCGTCTCCACGGAGATCACCTGGAAGCTCACGGTGACCACCAATGCGATGCCGCGCACCGACACCACGGACCAGGTGCTTGAGCGTCTGGCGTTCTTCCCGCTGTCCAAGATCCCGGTCCCGAAGGAGGACCGTGACCCCGGTCTGAAGGCGGCCATCCTCGCGGCGGAATCCGACGTCATCCTGGCCCACGTCGTCACCTGGTGGCGTGAGTGGTGGACGGCGCACGAGTCCGGCAACCACAACGCGCTCGCCCTGCCGGACGAGTCCGCCGCGACGCTGGCCGAATTCGTCGAGGACAACCTGACGCCGCTTCACGAATTCGTCGAGGAGATGTGCGTCATCGAGCAGGGTGCATTCACCGACGCCCGTGAAATCTGGCGCCGTGCCGTCGGATACTGGGAGGACCAGCACAAGGACAAGCGGCTGGAATACTCCGGCGGCCGGAAAGAGCTGTACAAGATCCTGGACGGAACCAAGGGTGTGACCCGTCGCACCCGAGGGAATCGTAAGGACCTGATCGGATTCGAGAACATCCGGGTACGACCGCTGTACGGTGAAGCGGACAAGGCCCTCCAGTCCTGGGCGGAAGGCGTCGGACGTTGACGCCCCTGTTGATCAGGGTCCTGAGCTGGTAGAATCCGTTACTGCACCAGGAACGGCATATTCCAAAGGAGAATTCGTGGAAGCGAACCCCACTGCCTCGCCGCCGAGCATTCCCATGACTGTCCACCAACTGCGGGACGCGGCCGGGCAGCCGCAGAAGCGGTTCACCGGAGCCAAGTTGGCCCACACCTCGACCGGCGAGCACCGCAATCTCCCCCGGTGGCTGACGCTCGACCTGTTCCTCAAGCAGGACGGGACGTACATCCTGCACCGGATCGGGTACAGCGTCGTCTACCACTCCGTGGAGGGGCCGTGCGAGGGGGGCGAGAAGATGACGTATGCCACGCTGGCTGATATCACCGACGAGGGCGAGCCGTGCACCAAGTGCCACCCCATACCGTTCAAGGCACTCATGGCGGCCGTGGAGTCGGGACACTCGGACGCGAATTCCAAGTCGGTTGCGCTGGAGCACAACTACTACAAGGTGCTTGAAATTCCCGACGTTCCCACGCTCATCAGTGAGCTGGAGTTCGTGCCGAAGAACTCCCGCACGGGCGAGCGTGTGATCAGCCGCCCCGGCCAGGAGTTGCTGCTGCGCGCCGCCGACCTCGACCCCCGCATCTCGGCTGTCTTCGAAGCGGTCAAGGACATCTGAGTCAAGTTTGACACGCCGTGTGAGGAGTCGTACAGTGGACTCGTAAGCAGGAACCAGGAAAGGACTACATCACCATGCCTTCCGTGCGTGACACCGCACGCATCCGGGACATCAGCGGCCGGTCCATTGAGTTGGACGTGCCCAACGTTGATGACCCCGAGATGCTGATGGAAGCTGCCAAGCTGGTCTGGGAGCGTCTCATCAACGTCAACATCACCCCCAACTGCCTGGAGCGCGTGCGCAACGGGCAGCCTGGGAGGATCTGGCGTGGGCGTATCCAGGCGGACAACTTCTTCAAGCTGTGGCCCCGCCTCGCCGACCGTGTCCTGGTCTCGAAGGCCGAGGGCGACCGCCTGACCGGCGCCATCATCGAGTACCTCACCGAGTGCCGCATGCTGCGCTGCGAGGAGCGGACGGGCAAGTACCACACCGCCGTCTGGTGGGTCGCCGATCACTGGCAGCCGATGACCGTCACCAACGTGGCGGATGTCTCCGCCGTGGAGGAGCCGGAGCCGGAGACCGTGGAGGAGCCGGAGACCGTGGAGGAGCCGGAGCCGTCACAGGACGGCGAGTACAAGTGCCGCGCTTGCGACGACCGGTTCGACCTCGCCTCCGGGCGGGGCGGCCACGAGTACCGCAGCCACCGTATGGTGGTCGGCCACGACGGCAAGGTCTACCAGTACGACGCCGCCGACTACACGGCCAAGTACATGGGCGACGGCGTCATGCGCGTGCTGGAGAAGGCGGAGAAGCCGCTGAGCTTCAACGCCCTCGCCGGAGGCTGCTACGAGTACGATCCGCGTCTGGGCAAGCCCCACGTGCGCCGCATCCTGTCGGAACTGGTCGCGGCGGGCGCCGTGAAGGAGATCAGGAAGGGTGTGCACACGTTGTACGAGCTGGACAAGGGCGTCGTCCAGGTCGAGCTGGCACCCAAGGACGGCTTCTTCGTGAACGCCGTCACCACGCTGGCCAGCCCCGAGGAGGCGCCGGTCAAGGCGTCGGGCGACCTGCCCGCCACCGTGGCCTACGCCGAGCACGTGATCGCTTCGGCGCTGGGCGGCCTGCTGGCCGTGCAGGAGAGCCTTCGGACCATGCCCCAGCAGATCGACGAGCTGCGGGACCTGCTCGCCGAGAAGGACAAGCTCATCGAGACGCTGCGGGCCAAGCTGATCCACAAGGCCGCCAGCAACCCCGAGGCCGAGGCCAAGTTGGCGAAAGCGCTGGAGAAGCTGGAGAAGGTCGAGGCCGAGCGCGACAAGTACAAGGCCGACGTGCTGGCGTTCCGCAGGGCTTTGTCGGGGATCATTCAGAACGACTGACAGGTCAGCACACAAAGGACCGGGGTAGCGCTAGCTGCCCCGGTCCTTTAGCATGGAGGGACGCACCAGGAAGTAAGGGGAACACGTGCCGTCCCTCGACCATGTCGACCTGCGCCTTGTTGACTCCGTACACGAAGCGATGGAATTCAAGCGTTTCCTGGGGAAGCGTCGTCCAAAGAATTTCCTAGGGCTCGATACTGAATCAAGTGGCTTGAAAGCGTATCTCCCTGGGGAAAAGCTCCGACTCATTCAGATCGGTGACGAACAGTCCGGCTGGGTCATCCCCTGGGAGCAGTGGGGCGGCGTCGCGCTGGAGGCGCTGGAGGAGTGGGACGGCGAGTGGGGGCTGCACAACTGCCCGCACGACGCCCAGTGGCTGGCCGTCCACGCCGGTTTCGAGCTGCCCTGGGACCGGGTACACGACACGATGGTTCAGGTGGCCCTCAAGGACCCTCTGCGGCCGAAGGGCCTGAAGCCCGTCTCCGAGTCCATCCTGGGCAAGCGTGCGTTGGCCGGTGAGAGGCTGCTGAAGCAGGGCATGCAGGAACAGGGCTGGACCTGGGCCACGGTGCCGTTCTCCTTCATGCCGTACGTGGTCTACTCCGCCATCGACCCCATCCTCGTCAACTTCATCGACGAGGAGTACCGGCCGTGGGTGGACCGGTACGCTGGCGCTGCATACGACCTGGAACGCGGCGCCCAAAGAGTTTGTACGCGAATGATGCAGCGCGGAATGATGCTGGACGTTCCGTACGTGAACGAAGCACGGGGAAAGCTGGAGGACTACAGCCAGAAAGCACGCGTCTGGCTCAAATCCACCCACGGCATCACGTCCCCGAATTCGGGAGGACAGCTCCGCCGCGCCCTGGAAAAGGAAGGGCAGGAGATCCTGTTCTTCACCAAGGGCGGCACGCCGCAGTTCGACAAGAACGCGCTGACCTTCTACAAGATCGAGGGGCAGACCGAGGCGGTCAAGCAGATCGCCGACTGCGTCCTGAAAATCCGGCACGCCGAGAAAATCATCAGTTCGTACCTCGACAACTTCCTCAAGTTCCGTGACGCGAACGACATCATCCACAGCAATATCAACACTCTTGCTGCTCGAACTGGTCGGATGAGCGTGACGGACCCGGCGCTGCAAACACTGCACCGAAACGACGTGATCGTGCGTGGGTCACTCATTCCCCGTCCCGGCCACGCGTTCATCACCTGCGACCTGAATCAGGTCGAGGCGCGCATGGCGGCGCATTTCACCGAGGACAAGGGACTCATTGAGTCTTTTCTGCGTGCCGAGACGGACGGCTCTGATTTCTTCTGCGAGCTGGGCGGCCTGATCTTCGGAGAGCCCATCTCGAAGAAAGACCCTCGCCGCAACATGGTGAAGACCATCGTCTACCGCACCAATTACGGGGGCGGCGAGAATATCGAGGCGATGGCTTTGACGGCCGAGGTGCCCTACGCGCAGATGGCGCTCGCCAAGGCCGGGTTCGACAGCTCCTTCCCCGGCGTGGAGGCCGAGCTGAAGCGCACCGAGGAACTGGCCAAGTCCCGCACTCCTCCGCACCTGTTCAGCCCGTACGGACGCCGGTTCCTGCTGGACCCCGGCCACGAGTACACACAGGGCTTCAACGCCCGTATCCAGGGCCACGCCGCCGAATACTTCAAGCGGTGCCTGCTGGACATCGACGCGGCGGGACTGGGCGACGCGATGGTGATGGTCGTCCACGACGAGGTCATTGCCGAGGTGCCGCTGGAACAGGCGGAAGAGGCCAAGAAAATCATCGAGGACTGCATGACCGACAGGCATTCATATAAAGTTCCTATTACTGCTGATGCATCAATTCTCACTGAGCGATGGAAGAAAACGTGAGGGACATTAAGGCATACCACCGGAATCACGTAAAGCTGCACAAACAACGTGGCCGAGCTGCCGACCATGTCTGCGTAGAATGTGGCAACCCAGCGCGAGAATGGGCGCAGACTCACGGAACGGATGGGACCGATCCGTGGGGGCACTACAACCCCATGTGCAAGCCGTGCCACCTGACATACGACAGGCCAGTTAAAGCTGCAAAGATCGCAGAAGTGCATACGGGACGTAGAAACTCTCCAGAGATTCGATCCCGTATGTCCGAGGCACAAAAGAAGCGCTTTGCAAAAAGTCCTGTTACTGAGGAGACAAAAAAGAAAACCTCCGCAGCTCTCAAGGGCAGAAAGGTGTCAGCTGAGACTCGCGCCAAGTTGTCGGAGATCCAGAAGGCACGGTGGGAGCGCTGGCGTAAGGAAAGAGAGAAGACGTGAACGAACTTCCGCACGCTGTCATGTGGCTGGACCCAGGACTCACCACCGGGTGGGCGCTCCTGGCCGCTGGAATGTTCTCCAGTGGCCAGGAGGACTTCGCACACATGGGAATGCTCCTGGAAGCCCTTGCTGAGCAGCACGGAGAGAAGCTGGCGATCGGCTGGGAGCAGTACATCGTCACGCCGGGTGGTGGCGTCACCGGCACGGCCAACCCACCGATCGAAACGATCGGCATGGCCAAGTGGATCGCGCAGTGGCACGAGTGTCAGGTGCTCAAAGAGGTGCCGTCCTCGTTCCGGATCGTCGCCCAGCCGCACATGCTGAAAAAGCTCGGTTGGTACAAGCCCGGCCAGGATCACGCGAATCAGGCAACCCGTCATCTGATGGCGTGGATGCTTCGCGAGAAGCTGATGCCGATGGAGTTGTACACCGCACTGTTCGTGGGCTGACTTGTCAGACCCTTGTGGAAGAGTGAACGCATGGCACTCGCGGAACTGAACCAGGACAAGGAACGCATCGACGTCCACGCCTCGTACGTGGAGAACGATCTCATCTCGCAGCTCCCCGGCGCACGGTTCGACCGTGTCGCCAAGAGCTGGCACGCGCCCATCTCCTGGGCCACATGCATCGTTCTGCGATCACTGTTCGGGGACAACCTTGAGGTCGGCCCGAAGCTCCACGCATGGACGTGGGAGGAGTACCGGAACCGGATCAACCCAGCCACTTCGATCCGCGACGCGCTGGAGGATTCCGCCGACTTCCCGGAGCTGGACAAGGTGGAGGACGGCGCCCTGCTGCGCCTGTACCCGTACCAGCGCGTGGACGTCCGCTTCATGTCCATCAACAAGCGCGCCCTGCTGGCGCAGCCGCCGGGACTGGGAAAGTCCGCCGTGACAGTTCGTACACTTCAGGTCATGCACGCGATGGGCGAGGCCGTCTTTCCCGCGCTCATCGTGTGCCCCAATTCCCTGAAGTACACGACGTGGGCGAAGGAGTTCGGCCGCTGGGCTCCGGAACTGGCCGTCACCGTCGTGGACGGTTCCGCCACGAAGAGGCGCAAGCAGCTCGCCGAAGACTCCGATGTCTTCGTGATGAACTGGGAAGCGCTGAAGCTCCATTCCTTCCTTGAGCAGTACGGCACGACGCCGCTCACGGCCAAGGAGAAGGAAGTCAAGGAGCTGAACGAGATGGGGCTGTGGACGGTCGTGTTCGACGAGGTCCATCGGATGCGTGACCCGCGTTCCCAGCAGACCCGTGCCGCCTGGGCACTGGCCCATGAAGCCGCCAATGCCTTCGGGTTGACCGGTACGCCGATCGGCAACAACATCGGCGACCTGTGGTCGATCATGCACGCCATTGAGCCGAAGTGGTTCCCGCGCCGGACCAAGTTCCTCGACCGGTACGCTGTCACCAAGCTCAACTACTTCGGCGGCCACGAGATCCTGGGGATCAATCCGCACACGAAGAAAGAACTCTTCCAGATCACGGACCCGCTGATGCGACGGGTTCCGAAATCAGCAGCATTGCCTCAACTCCCTCCGAAACTCCCGGTGCAGTACCGGGAGACGCCGATGGCAGCGAAGCAGGCCAAGGCATACAAGGAGATGGAGGAGACGATGGTGGCCAGGCTGAATGAGATCCTGATCGCCCCCTCGCCGCTGTCCGCGCTCACCCGTCTCTTGCAGTTCGCGTCCGCCTCTGCGGAGATCGACGAGAAGGGGCAGGTCAAATTGTCAGTCCCTTCTCCTAAGATCGACGACATGGTGGAACTGCTGGAGGAGATGGGGGACGAACCATTGGTTGTCGCCGCCGTTTCACGGCAGTTGATCGAACTGGCAGCGGAACGACTCGACAAGCTGAAGATTCCGTACGGGCTCATCACCGGAGCACAGGGATCAGCGCTTCGTGCACAAGCTGTCGACGACTTCCAGGACGGGAAGACGCGGGTCATGCTGATGACAATCGGCGCTGGCGCCGAGGGCATTACTCTAACTCGCGCTGACACCATGCTTTTTATGCAAAGGGACTGGTCAGAAATCAAAAATGCCCAGAGCGAAGACAGGGTCCACAGGATCGGGTCTGAGATTCATGGGTGTGTACGTATCATTGATCAGATCGCTCCCGGTACGGTCGAGAGCCGGAAGATCGAACTTCTCAAGGTGAAGCAGGGGCGCATGGAAGAGCTGGTGCGGGACGGCGAGTCACTGGCGAAGCTGCTGGGGATGCGATGAGTGATCTCGTGCTGTCGAACTCAACTATCCGCACCTGGAAGTCATGTAAGCGGCAATACTGGTTGAGACACTACCGTGAGCTTGCCGTTCCGCACCGTCGGCACAACCCGACCTCGGTGGCGGAGCTGGGCACCCGTGTGCACACGATTCTTGAGGCTCTGTACGGGTATGAGATCCCGTTCGAGGTCTCCATCCCGGTGATCTACGACGCCGCGAAGGAGGAGTACCCGGACTACGCGCTCCAGCTCGAAGCGGAGCAGGAGCTTGTCGAGATCATGGTGAACGGCTGGCTGGACTGGGCTGCGGAGCAGGGCATCGACAACGCCTTTGACGTGGTCGCGACCGAGAAAACCGTGCAGTATCAGATGGAGATCGGGGGTGGACGAACGGTCACCCTGATGGGTAAGCTAGACCAGCAGGTGCGGCGGAAGTTCGACGACGCACTGATGTTCCGGGACTGGAAGACGTGCGGCACTTTTTCCAAGGCGGACGACCTCATCCGCGACGAACAGTTCCGCTTCTACTCGATGCTCTGGTCGCTCATCGCGCCTGAGGGTGAACGCGTCGGCGGCGGTTTGTATACACAGATCCGTCGTTCAAATCAGTCGGCCCGCTCCAAGGGGCCGTACTACCAGCAGATCGCCGTGTCTTACAACAAGGACGACCTCCGGTCCATGTGGTACCGGACCTGGGAAGTGGCGAATGAGATCGACCGCTTTCACCGCCGCATGGACGCTGGGGAGAGTCACCTCCAGGTGGCCTACCCCAATCCGTCGATGTCCTGTTCCTGGTCGTGCCCTTTCGTGAATGTCTGCCACATGGCCGATGACGGGTCACGGTTCGAGGACGCACTGTCCAACTTGTTTGAAACTAAAGATCCTTACGCGTACTACGGCTCAGAGCAGATCAATTTGGTCAAGGAAGCTGTGGGAACTAAGGACGAGGGTCAAAGTGCCTAAGTGTGTAGAAGGATGTGTCTGCAAGAAACACGTCCAGCGTATTCGTACGAAGCATGCTCTGGACTGCGATTGTTCACGCTGCTACGACACGCGGCACAAGCGCGTTTTCCATCGACGAGGAAGCGCGAAAGCTCAGATGTGCATTGAGTGTGGTGTCACCGCTCAGGAATGGGCGCACACCCACGGCTCAGATCCGAACCTGCCGGACAACTATCGCCCGATGTGCCGTAAGTGTCATCGGAAATACGACGGCTGGGGCGAGATGATCAGCAAGGCCAAAACGGCTTACTGGGCAACCATCCCGCCAGAAGAACGAAATAGAGATCCCGAGACGCGCAGGAAGAACTCGGAAGCGCAGAAGGCCCGCTGGGCTGCAATGTCGCCGGAGCGCCGGAAGTCCGTGATTGAGAATGCGGCGGAAGGACAGAGGCGACGAAACAGAAGTATGAGGGGAGCGGAATGAGCACAGAGCACCTTGGCCTATCGGTGATCGTGCACGGACCGGCGAAGAGCGGGAAGTCGTTCCTCGCCGACACGATGCCCGGCCCGCGTCTGGTTCTGGATGCGGAGATGGGGAGCCGCTTTACCCCCAGTAAGAAAAAAGTCTGGGAACCGGCAAAGGAGGCTCCCCCGGTCGCGGATGGAACGTGGGACACGTGCATCGTGTACGTCCGTGATTACCGTGCTGTCCTCAAGGCGTACGAGTGGCTTGACAGTGGAAAGCATCCGTTCAAGTCCGTTGCCTTGGACTCGATTTCGGAAATTCAGCAGAGGGCTGTAGATGCCCTTGCCGGTATTCAGCAGCCCACACAGCAGGACTGGGGAACCCTGCTGCGCCAGGTTTCGGACCTGGTGCGCCGGTTCCGTGATCTGACTACAAACCCCACTCGTCCGCTGGACGCCGTGGTGTTCATCGCCATGACGCGCCAGGGCCGTGAGGGCGACGCCACCTGGCGCCCGCATGTGCAGGGATCGCTGGCCACGGTTCTGCCTTATTTCACTGATCTGGTCGGCTACCTGTGTGTGGCGCCGCAGCCGGACGGCACCTCCGTGCGCCGCCTGTTCACCGGCCCCGTGCCCGGCTTCGAGACGGGTGAGCGCGTCGGCGGACGCCTGGGCGATTTCACGGACAACCCGAACATCACCGAAATGCTGGCCCGCGTACGGGGTTGCAGCGTTGAGGAAGTCACCGGAACGAAGGAGAGCGCGAAGTGACGACCCTGCCCTGGGACGAGATGATCAACAACTCCAAGGACGACGGGAAGCAGCGCGTCCCGGACGGCACCTACGAGTGCATCGTGAAGTCCACGGAGGTCGGCCAGACGGCCAACGGCTACAAGCGGATCAACACCCGCTTCATCGTGGACGAGGGTCCGTACAAGGGCTCCAGCGTCTTCAACAACTTCATCATCACCCCGGACAAGCCCGGCGGCATGGACCTGTTCTTCCGCAACATGGGCGCGCTGGGCCTGACCAAGGACGTCCTGGCGGCCAGCAAGCCGTCGCTGGAGGCCCTGGCCGAGATGATGAAGGACCGACGCGCGGAGCTGACCGTGGGCACGCGCGTGTTCAACGGTAAGGAGTACGACGACGTCAAGCAGATGAAGCCGCTGGGCAACCCCGGAGGCGGCTTCTCCTTCGGTGGCGACACGATCCTGCCGCCGGTCGCCGTGAACCGACCGTCCACGCCGGTCCCCTCTGCCCTGCCGCCGGTCCCGACCGTCACGGACGCCATGCCGACCGTCATGCCGGTGCCCCCGGCGTCGGACGAGAACGGCCTGCCGCCGGAGCCTCCGTTCTGATAGCTTGATGGAGCTGGCCCGGTTTCGGCATCGCCGACGGAGTGGCCGGGCCAGCACCCACGGGACGTAGCTCAGCTTGGTAGAGCTTCCGCTTTGGGAGCGGAAGGCCGCACGTTCGAATCGTGTCGTCCCGACGGCCGGTACCTGCGGAAACCCTTACTCCGCCTGGGTGCGGGAGGCCAACTCCGATGATCCGCGTGGCGGCTCTCTCGGTGCAAGATCCCGCACGCTCGTAGTAGGCGAGCCCGGCATTCTCGGACGGAGTGGATGCGTCGGCCGGTTCGAGTCCGGTCATCCCCAGGGATGGGGGTCTGGCTGCGGCCAGCAAATAGGGCGACGGCCCGCGCAGAGGGGTTCGACTCCCCTCCCGTCCACGGTCCCCACGAGTGATACCGGCCGCTGCGTAGGCCGGAGCCTCGTGGGGGCTTCCCGCGTCTGTGGTGCAATGGCTGACACGCGCCGCTCAAAACGGCGTCCACGCAGGTGGGTGTGGGTTCGAGTCCCACCAGGCGCACGGAGTTGACACAAGTCCCCGGCAGGGGTAGTGTTCTTCTCGTCAGCCCGCAAGGGCAGCAGGAACAGGAACGCAGTCCCCTAGGAAAGTAGGACCCATGAGCGAGGGTACGAACAGCGCCACCGAGACCGTGGCGGACAAGCCGGTCGAGATCGACTACGAGGCGTTCGCCGAGGAGTACAAGAAGCGCTCCAAGGTGCTGGCCGAGGAGCGCGACGAGGCCAACCGTGCCGCCATGAGCGAGTACAGCAAGGTCCAGAGCGCTGCGGACGAGGAGCGCCGGAAGGCCCGCCAGGAGGCCGACCGGGTCTACAACGCCGCCGTCAACGGGGAGGCCGAGAAGCTCAAGGCGGCGGAGGAGGCGATCGACGCCGCCCACAAGGAGAAGCACAAGGCGCTCCTGGCGGAGCTGCTGGGCGGTGCCGCCTCCCCGGCGTCGATGGTGATGGCCTGGACCGTGTCCAAGGGCCACTACCGCAACTACCGGTACGACTACATCGAGCCGATCGTCGAGTACCTGCGGGCGACCCCCGAGGCGACCCTGGCCGACCTGGTCAAGTTCGGCCGTGTGACGCGCCGCTGGTGCACGGACTACACCAACTACATCGAGAAGGCCCTGCGCGACGGCGTCAACATCACGGGCGCCTCCGAGCAGGAGATCGCGGCCTTCCGGGCGATCCGTGCCGCTGAGCTGTCCGAGTCCTACGGGACGCGGCGCTCCAACATCGTCAAGGGCCTCAAGAACCTGCTGGAGGTGACCGGCGTGGGCACCGCGATGCTGGACGCCTTCCCCAAGGACTTGATCGAGTCCTGACGCAAGACACCGGACCGGCGTCTGGGGGCGCCGGTCCGGCACGCAGTATGATACTGTGGGATCAACACGTAGCAGCGTGGAGCAGCTCGGTAGCTCGCTAGGCTCATAACCTAGAAGTCGCAGGTTCAAATCCTGTCGCTGCCACTAAGGTCCCGTACTTGCCGCCAAAGCGAGACGGGACCTTTGTTTTACCCTTGACACACCATGCACTATCCACTAGGCTGGCACATAGGAATAAGGAAAGGATTGCTGCCATGAGCGGGGCAGAGATCGTCTCCCTGGGGGAGACCCGTCGTAGAAAGAACCCCTTCGCGGGACTGGGCCGTCATCGTCGCACGCCCGAAGCGTGGGCGCAGATGGTGCTCGACAACCAGATCCTGGAGGCCCGTGCCAGGCGGGCCGAGGAGGCGCTGGAGCGCTCCAACAACCGCATCGAGGAGCTGGACACGGTCATCAGCCTCATGCGTGAGGACATGACCTCCCTGCGTGCCGAGGTGAAGCAGGTGCGCGCCCTCATGGCCGCCGCGCCGGACCAGGAGAAGGTCACCATCCTGCCGCCTCCCTCGGACCCCGAGGAGACGCAGCCGATCTCCCAGGCGGAGCTGTTCGCCGACAAGGACCCGATGGCCGCGATGCGGCCGAAGATCCGCGTGGGCACCATCAACGGCCCGGCCACCCCCAGTGCCCCGTCCGCCGCGACGCAGCTCATCTCCCGGATCACGGCGCCCCCGCCGGACTCGGAGATGGTCAAGCACGTCGCCGTGACGCAGCCGATCCCCCTGTTCGACTCACCGATGGCGCGCGGCGCGCGGGTGCAGCGCAACACCGCCTGACCTGCGCAGATGTGATACCATAGAGGAAGGCAGGTGCGGAAAATGAACGATCTGATCAACGCCTACTACTTCGACTTCCAGGGCACTCTCGTTGACGTGCGCGGAATCCGTCACCTCTTGGAGACCACCCCCAAGCGGTACGACTCGTTCCACTACGCCACGGCAAGCTGCCCGCCGATCTCGTGGGTGGCGTCCGAGGCCCGCAGGGCGCATGAAGAGGGCTTCGCGGTGCTCCTGGGCACCGGTATGACCGAGCGCTTCCGGCCCCTGGTGAACTTCTGGCTGGCCAGCCACGAGGTGCATGTGGACGACCTCCAGATGCGCCCCGACGATGACTTCTGCAAGGACTTCATCCTGAAGAACCGCATGCTGAGGCGGTGGCAGAACACTCACCGCTTCGTTCACGCGTACGACGACAACCCGGCCGTGATCGAGCACGTCTGGGCAGCAGCGAATATCCCGCACACGACCGTGCCGGGATGGGGAGAAGGATAGATATGACTGACCTGGGCACCGCCGACCGTGACTATGTCTGCGGACCCGACTGCAAGGCCCTCCGTGCGGTGAAAACCGCCCCGGTGACGGAGGAGAACGAGGAGAGCAAGGCGCCCTGGTGGGAGATGGCTCTGGTCATCATCCTGGGTACCGTCGTCGTGGCCTTCGCCACGGTCGGTGCTCTGGACGTCGGCATTCGTGCGGCGCTCGACTACTGGCACTTCTGACGAGGTTGTGCTAGTCTAGGAACACGAGGAAAGAGGAAAGGAAGTCGACGCAATGTCGAAGATCACCAACGGCGACGTTGGCAAAGAGGCTGCCGTGCGGGGTATCAGCCTCGAAGGGCACCGGTTCGAGGGTTACGGCGAAGTCCAGGGCGTGCGCAGCGACATGTTCGGTGACATCGTCGAGGTCAAGGTCAACGGTCAGGTCCAGCACTTCCGGCAGAACAACGTCGCCAGAGTCCGTGAGGACTCCGCCCCGAGCGGCGTGACCGGCGGCCAGCCCGGCGGGTGTGCGGTCATCCCGATGCTGCTGGTTGCTGCCGGTGCGGTCGGCGCCAAGTACGGCGTCGGTACGTAGCTCAACTTGCTGGGCTACTCCGCTTCGGTGGAGTAGCCTGGCATCTCCGAGGCACGGGCGCTGAGACGCAAGGCGGTCTGTAAAATCGCCGTCGAAAGACTAGCTGGGTTTGATTCCCTGACGTGCCACGAGTGGTCAGGTACACAGGCACTACTAAGAGGCGTGTCGCTGTCTGTTTCGGAACGGCATTGATCGCCTGACCACCATTGACAACTCCATACCCCTCGACCCCCGTTCTCCCACCGTCGTGCAGGAATCGCTCCCCCCACGACGGGACGCAACGGCCGCCGCACCGGCCGAAGGTAGAGAACGGGCACGGTTCCACCCTTGCTCCTGCGCGGTCCTCGCAGCGCGCAGTGACTTGAGGGAGTCTCCAGGTGACCTAGCACCGGGATGTAGCAAGGGTGGAACCACGGATCTGTAGCTCAGTTGGTAGAGCAGCCGACTTTTAATCGGCGGGTCGCCGGTTCAAGCCCGGCCGGGTCCACGCGCCGGTGCCTCTGGCACCAGGAAGAGCGGTTGCCCACCGTGCGCAAAGGGTAGCTCCTTCACCGTCCCCCATGCCGGTGGAGGAGCACAAGGGGCCTTAGCTCAGACGGAAGAGCGTGCGCCTGAAAAGCGCGAGGTCGTTGGTTCGACTCCAACAGGTCCCACGGTGTTCCCGGTCGTTCCCAAGGCCGCCGGGAACCCCTGCCTTCGACGGAACTCCAGGACCGGAGAAGGTGGACGGCGCGTAGCTCAGCCTGGTAGAGCACTGGTCTGATAAACCAGCGGTCGATGGTTCAAATCCATCCGCGTCGACTAGACAGACACTCCCAAGTCTGCTACAGTAAGTAGCAGTTGAGGAAAGAGGAAGCATGAAGCTCCACCAGCTCATTGCGAAGCAGGGCAAGGTCGCCGCACGCGTGACCAACGCCGCCAGCGTCATCCACAAGGCGTCGCAGAAGCCCGCTCTGTTCACGGGCGTCAGCATCACCTACGAGCCGCTGGCCACCAACGAGAACGACGTCTCCGCGCAGAAGCCGCCGGAGGGCAACTCCGTCCAGCTCTACGCGACCAAGGAGCTGGGCAAGCTCCGCGAGCTGCTCACCGAGTTGTACGACGTCAACGCGACGCGCGACTGGTCGAACATGGTCGCCCGTGGCACCGTCAAGGTCGGTGACAAGGTCATCCTCTCGGACGTGCCGGTCCCGTTCCTGCTGTTCCTCAAGCTGGAGCTGAACCGCCTCCGCACCGAGTTCTCCGCCATCCCGGTCCTGGACCCCTCCAAGGACTGGAAGGTGGACACGGAGAACGGCGGCTACAAGACCGAGACCACCTGGCAGCACAGCACCCGGCGCGTCAAGAAGGTGCTGGAGCGCTCCCCGGCCACGGACAAGCACCAGGCCGTGACGGAGGTCTACGAGGAGGAAGTGCCGGTCGCGAGGAAGGAGACCACCAACTTCTCCGGCGCCCTGAGCCGCGTGGACCGCGATGCCCTGATCCGCCAGGTCGACCTGCTCTTCGACGCCGTCACCGAGGCGGTCGAGGAGGCCAACACGGTCGAGGTCGTGGACATGTCCGTCGGCAAGCCCATCTTCGACTTCCTTCTGGCCCCGCTGACCCGCTAGGGTCTCAAGAACTGGTGCTCCGGGTGCACGGGTCCTAGTAAGACGGATCGGCCCTTGTTTGTCCAGCGGTGGGGTTCACTGACCGCCTGGAGCACCTCCACAGACTCCCGGTTGAGCGACCGGGTCTGCACCCGCAGGGTGCGGAAAGCTAACAACTGAATATCAACATCAGCCGCCGTCGCAACGGTGGCATCAAGCTGAAGCTCTCGCTCAAGCTGAAGCGTCTCGGCAAGGCGTTGATCGAAGTGCGCTGTCCCATCAGGAGACGTCGGTTCGAATCCGACTCAGGGGACTACGATCCCTGGTGGTGTAGTGGAAGCATTGCCTGGTTTCTCAAATCAAGGCAGCGCCCACCGTGCAACGTCAGACCGCAGAATGACATTGGAATAGCGCAGCTTGGCAGCGCGTCAGTCTCTGGTACTGAAGATCGTCGGTTCAAATCCGACTTCCAAAAACATTCTATGGGTGGTCCCCGGAGGTTACCGGGGGCCACCTCCCGGTTGCGTAGCTCAGATGGATAGAGCGCCCGCCTTCTAAGCGGGAGGTCGCAGGTTCAAGTCCTGCCGCTTCCACGCAAGACATCCTACTAGGAGAAGATCATGTTGAAGAAGTTCATCGTCGCCCTGCGTACCGTTTGTGGGTACTGTGGCTACAACACCAGCTCCTCGACCTGCCCGAACTGCGGCAACCCGGTCGGCTGATCACAGATGAACACCGCTGGTATAGCCTACGCGAAGATCGTTCTGTACAGGGCGGATGGAGGCGGAAACGGAGACGTCGTCGTCTGGTGTATCAAACACAGCGGGCCGAAAACTCAGTGCGGCTGCCCGTGATAGGCTGAAGCCGGTTCTTACACCGTGCAGGGCATCACGAAGACCCCGTCAGCATTGCTGACGGGGTTTTTCGTGCTAGTATTCAGTATGAGTACGAACGAGGAACTTGAGCGGGACGTGGCATGGCTGGAGACCTGGGTCGAGCAGCACCCGGAGACCCGCGCGGCCAAGCGCATCGAGGCCGTCCTGACCGCCATCAAGGCCGCCACGGACGACGCTCTGCCGGTCGAGGAGGGCGTCCCGGTCAAGGACACCGCCGCGAAGTACAAGCACCTCGCAGACCTCGTCCAGAGCTGGATTCCGGCCGGGTCCATCTGGGAGAAGCAGCACAACACCGAAGAGCTGGTTGCCAATTACATCTGGCACCTGTACCACAGTCACACCCTCGGATGCCCGGAGTGTTTTGGTGGACGAACCAACTGACGCCTACGCCTTCGATGAGCTGGACGCCTACAAGCTCCGCGTCAAACAGCTCAAGGGTTCTCTGTCGCGCTGGCTGCTGCGTTCCATCACCTTCCGCCTGCGGCCGGTCTTCCCGACGGCCACGCGCGTTCACGTGGTGCTCTACCCGGACAACGTCTACCGCATCTGGGCCGTGAGCGAGGGCAAGCGATGGCTGGCCGTCTGCGAGAAGGACGTCGCGCCGACGTGGACGTCCATCAATCTGGACAATGACGTGAACCTGTTGATCCATCTGGGATGGAGCCCCAGGATCAATACCTACACACGCGAAGACGGAATCGAGGTGCATTCCGTGCAGCTCGAAGCCGCAGCCACCAGGAGAAAGAGGCAGAACAATGGATGACCTCAAGCCGGTCACCTGGATGAAGTTGAAGCACCGTCAGCTCAAGACGGTCGGCCGCAACAAGACGAATGGCGGTTCGTCCACCAAGCGCGTGAAGCGTTCCGCCAGCATCAAGCACGAGCAGCCGGTCACCGGCATGGAGCGTGTGATGGTGCTCGACTTCAAGGACGGCCGCAAGGGCAAGATTTCCTGGCAGGTTCGGGAGAAAAGCGGTAAGTAAACGAAGTGCTTGACGCTTCACTTTTCCGACCCATTACATCTATATTGGGTTCGTGAACGATCGACCAGACCCAGGCGGGGTCCGGGCCAACCTGTTCCAGGCAACCCGGACCTCGTGGCGTTTGTCCGAGCATCTCGAATCCCTTATTACTGAGCGTGTTTCACCTCCCCCCGGCCCCAGCGGTGGTCACCGCAAGCCGGGCTCCAAGGCACCCTGGAATTCAGCCGCCGCAGAACTCGTCTTCGATCTCCGCTTCCTGGCACGGCAACTCGAAGAAGACCTGCGTGTACGTGTGACTGGCGGCCACATTCAGCGCGGCATTAGTGACCGCAATACCCAGCTCTCGTTGTGGGCGCTGGCCGACCTCGCCGTCATGGCGGCCGATTCCGACGTGGCCGTCACCCTCGTGCGCCTCGGTGGCTGGCTGGAGCGTGCACGCCCCGTCGTCGGCGAGACCGAGCCCCTGCGCCGCGTGCCACGCGTGCAGGGCTACGTGGAGCCTCGCTGCCCGTGGTGCGGCTACTGCACTCTGCGCTGCAAGCTCAACGCTGGAATCCTCTTCTGTATCAACCCTTCGTGCACCGACCACGAAGGCAGGCGCCCCCTCGGTGTCATCGAGGTGGACATGGCTCTCCGTGACGTCGTACTCCGCTGGCAGGACGACACCTACGGAATCCCTCAGCACACGATTGAAGCCGTCTATGCGGGGGCAGCATGAGCCGTGGATGGACCTCGAAGGAACTGAAAGCCGTCGGTGACGACGACACGCTCTGGACAGCGGCGGAAGCCGCCGTGCTGCTGGGGCCACCGGACCTGAATGTCGCAGAGGTCCGGCGCCTTGTCAGCCTGTTCGGCATCGACCCGGTCGGCAAGCGCCGCACCGCCGGTCAGGGACAGCCCGGACGGGCCGCCCGCGTGTACCGCGCCTCTGATTTGATTGAGGCGTACGACAAACTCAGCAAGGGCGTAGGGAAGGGCAACCAGTGAAACCGACCATTGGCCGGGTCGTGCACTACCGCAGTCACGGCAGTGCGGACGGCACGTACAAGCCGGAGTGCCGCGCGGCCATCATCACGGCCGTCAAGGGCCACCACGAAGAGCACGACCGCCGCATCTGGGTCGTCGACCTCACCGTGTTCAACCCCGAGGGGTTCTTCCTCAAGGACAACGCGCGCCAGGACGAGGGGCACGAGACGCCGGGAGATCCGGACTGCGAGTACGACGGGCGCCACGACGAGCAGCCGTTCCGGTACTGCGCCTGCGGCTGGCGTGAGGCCGCCATGCACGGAGGGACTTGGCACTGGGTTGAACGCGAACCCGAAACCGGAGACGAGTAGTGCTAACCCTAGTCCTTTCAGACTGGAGTAGTCGCCCTTGTAGTACGGCTCCAAGTGCCACACCAAGGCGGCCTCGCGGGCGCGTCAAGATCAAAGGCAAGGAGATGACCGCAGCACGTGCAGCCTGGGTCAGCAAGATTGGACCTGTGCCGCCAGGGCTGTGTGTATGTCATCGGTGCGACAATCCGTCGTGTTGGGAGATCACGCATCTCTTCCTTGGTACAAATGCGGAGAACCTCGCCGATATGGCGCAAAAAGGCCGTAGTACCTGGGGCGTGAAAAACAACACCACAAAACTCACGCCACGGCAGGTCAACGAGATCCGCGCTGCGCTGCGTAGTGGGGTCGCTCAGCGAGACCTTGCCACTGTTTACGGTGTTTGCAAGTCGACCATCGGCTACATCGGTCGCGGTGAGACGTGGCAGAAGCTACCCGAGGATGAGGAGCCATGAGTTCCAAGGCCGCCCCGCACGACCTCGCCGACCGGCCGTTCCTCGGAACGCCCCGTGTACCGCCGTTCGTCATGCTGTGTCACGTCTCGGCCAGCACGTGCGGCCGGTACTGGCTGGCCAACACGGTCGAACAGTACAACGTGTACCTTGCGGAGAGGGACGCTCACCACGTCCTCTGCTCCGTTGCACGCAAGCCCGATCTGATCCTGCCTTCCTAGGGGAGACCATGAGCATTGCCAAGGCCATATCCGCTTTCCTGCACCGAGCCAAGGACGACGCGGCAGCCACCGAGGCTGAGCTGAAGAACGTCCTGAAGGCGATCGAGCCCGAGGTCACCGCGCTCAAGAACGCCGTGGTCGACGAGATCAAGGATGAGCTGCCCGCCGTCGTCAAGGACGTCGAGGACGCCGTCAAGGGTGTCATCGCCTCGCACAGCCCGGCCTTCACCGAGGCGTTGACCACCCTGCACGCCCGGTTCGACGCCCTCGACGCCAAGCTCGCCGACCTCAAGGCGGCCAACGCCGCCGCGACCGCTGCGGCGACTCCTCCGTACGCGGCCAAGCGTGCGGCGAAGAAGACGACGGCTGCCCCGGCGGCCACGAACGCGCAGGTCAGCACGGATGCTCCGGCCACGGAGAAGTCCTCGTAGTAATTGCTTGCGCACCGCCGTCGGTGCGCGTAGTGTTCTGGGTGTCGGAGGAACCGGGGTAAGGAACACGGTTACTTCATTTGACTGGATATCAAAAGGTTGTGGGTTCGAGTCCCACCGGCTCCACTTGTGGGGCTGTAGCTCAATCGGTAGAGAAAACGTGCCCGAGTTCACTTTGATATCGGTTCCCTCGACACCCACAGACTTCCTGTCAGGGGTACAGGCAACGGCTACTTCGCTTCGAAATGCGGGTATCTGTGCAAACAGAGTGCGGGTTCGAATCCCGTCCGGCTCTTCGCTGAGTCGGTAGACGAATTGGCAAAGTCACCTACGTATCCGATGCCGACTTAGACATCTGACAGGGCTAACTTCATATCTGTCCGGGGTACAGGCTGCGGTTACTTCACCTGTTAAGTGAGAGGTCGCAGGTTCGAATCCTGTCGTGGGGTGATAAGCCCCATGTAGCTCAGTTTGGGAGAGCGCTAACGTTCCCGCTGCCGCTTCGATATCGGACAGAACACACAAACTTCATAGCTGCCTGGGGTAAAGACAACGGTTACTTCCATGCGGAGGAGGTAGCGCAGGTTCGAATCCTGCCGGGGGCCTACGGGCTCCTGTCGTCTAGCGGCCCAGGACGCCTACGTTTCCGTTATCGCTTTGATATCAGGCAGCTTGCAGAACCCATCACCGGGGTACTGCTCACGGTTACTTCACCCTTCAAAGATGAAAAAACACCGTGAGCGCTCTGAAATCGGTGGTGGGTTCTGCTTAATGGCAAGCCCAGTGCCATCAGGAAAAGGAGGAACAGACGATGGCCAAGTTTAACCAGAAGACCCGTACCTGGGAGAACCAGGGAGGTTCGGCCTTTCCCGCCGCAGGAACGAAGCGGCAGACCACCACGACCACGAACCACACCGGCCGTGCCGTGTGGAACCTGGACGACAAGACCAACCTGTTCTTCCGCGCCACGTCCGCCTTCGCCGGTCAGGACACGTACTACGAGAAAGGCGCCAAGCGCGACGCCGAGGCCATCGCCTTGGTCCGAAAGCTCGCTATCGGCGACTGGGACTGGACGGCGAAGTTCCTCGTCTGGCTGCGCGCCGAGGGCAACATGCGCACCGCGCCGGTCATGCTGGCTGTCGAGGCAGTTCGTGCACGCCTGGAGAAGAAGCTGCACCCGGCTGCCGGTGAGATGTCTCACCGTGCGCTCATCGCGGCTGTTCTCCAGCGCGCGGATGAGCCGGGCGAGATGCTCGCCTACTACGAGAACGTCGTCGGCCGCACCATGCCGAAGGCGATCAAGCGTGGTATCGGTGACGCGGCCAAGCGCATGTACAACGAGCGCAACTTCCTGCGGTACGACAGTTCGTCCAAGGCCATCCGTTTCGGCGGCGTCGCCGAGATGGCTCAGATGCCGAAGACGCACGGCTGGCAGTCCGACCTGATCACCTACGCCATTGGTGAGCAGCACCACCGTGAGCAGGACATCCCTGACACGTTGGCGGCACTTCGTGCACGCAATGAGCTGAACAAGATGGACGCCAGCGACCGTCACGTTTTCGCGAAGAGCGCACTGGGCGGCCACATCATCAACCGCACCAAGCTGGACCTGGCCATGGCCGGGCAGTGGGAGTGGTTCATGAGTTGGCTCGGTGATGCGAAGGGTGCCAAGGCCATCACGACGAAGGAGAAGTGGACGTTCGCCGCCCAGCGCATGGGCATCATGGCGGTCGTCCGCAACCTCCGGAACTTCGACGAGGCCGGTCTCAAGACGGGCGACAGCATCGTCACCGAGATCAGTGGTCGGCTCACGAACGAGGAGCAGATCGCGAAGTCCCGCATGTTCCCGTTCCGGTTCTTCACGGCGCACTTGCAGCTCAAGTCCGTCACGTGGGCGGCCGGTCTGGAGGTGGCGCTTCAGCACTCGCTCCAGAACCTTCCGGAGCTGCCGGGCCGGACGCTGATCCTCGTCGACACCTCGGGGTCGATGCAGCAGAAGCTCTCGGCCAAGTCCGAGATGTCCTACGCCCAGGCCGCCGCACTGTTCGGCTGTGCCCTGAAGATCAAGAACCCGGACGGGGTCAACCTGTGGGGGTTCGCCGACGGGCAGTTCGAGGCGCAGGCCACCACGGGTCACAGCGTTCTGCGCTGTGCCGAGGAGTTCTGCCGCCAGAACGGCCTGGTCGGTCACGGAACGCAGATGGAGGCGGCCGTCCGTGCCACGTACGCGGGGCACGACCGAGTCATCATCATCTCCGACATGCAGGCGTTCCCGACCGGCGGTTACAGCCGGTACGGGTACAGCTACATGACCGGTGACGTCGCTGGGGCTGTTCCGGCGCACATCCCGGTATACGGTTTCAACCTGGCCAGCGGCTCCACCACACCGCTGGGCAAGGGCAACCGGCACAGCCTTGGTGGCCTCTCGGATGTGACGTTCAAGCTGATCCCTCAGCTTGAGAAGGTCGGCCGGGGTTCGTGGCCCTGGGAGTAATCCCAGAAACACGAAAAGAGCCCCCGCCTCGAAAGAGGCGGGGGCTCTTTGTGCACGAATTACTTGGCTGCGTCCAGCGCGTGACCCATGGCCTGGAGAATGGCTGGGACCAGGACCGGAGTGAGCTGCGCGGCGATGGCGGCCACCTGCGCGTCGGTCAGCTTCGGCGCGGCGACGGCGCCGACGGCCACCTTGATGGCGTCCACCTCCGTCTTCAGCGCCGCCAGCGCGGCAGCGCTCGCCTTGGCGTCGTTGGCGATGTTCTGGACGGTCTGGTGCACGTCCGGCGAGTCGCCCGGACCCTTGTAGGCCCAGACATCAAGTGGAGTAGGCAAGTCAGTTCCTCCAGAAGAGTTGGAATTCGGGTACTGACCGAAGTCAGCCGTCTCGGAGTAGTCGACGTCGGCGTTGCCTCCGAAGAGGGTGTTCGCCTCCTGGTGAATGGTGGCGTGGGAATCCCACACGCCGCCGCTCCATGCGACGGTCTGCCACAGGTACTTGTACCCGGCGGCAGCGGCTCCGGCAATGACGTGCAGGCCGCCATACACGCCGACGTGGCCCTGTCCGAGGACGTTGGCGGCGCCAGCGAAATACTGCTCCACGCTGGCCCAGTCGGTGTCGGTGTCGACAGCGAAATGGATGACAGCGGTGGCGGGAAGACCGACTGCGGCGCGCTGTTCGCTGGCCGTACGGGCGTCCGCCTGACCGGCCGCGTAACCGGCCAGGGCGCGTGTCGTGGTGGTCTCCCACACGCCGACGATGGCGAGCCCGGCGGCGATGTACTCCGCGACGAGAGCGTGCGTCAGGTTCTTGCTGGGGTCCTCGGAGTAGTACCCGGCCGCCCAGTGCGCACCGGCCGCCTTGGCTTCAGCGGCCGTGGGCTTGGTCCAGGCGAAGTCAATTCCCATCACCGGCATTCGGCTCCCCTTTCACGATGTCCAGTATCGCAGCGTGGTGTTTCTCGTGGAGGCGTTTGATGTGGCGGTGATACCACCAGCCGAACAGACCGGCAACCGGTGCCCACAGCAGATCGGCCAGGATGTTCGGCCAAACCTGCGACCATGTATTCGACAGCCAGCTCATTCAGGTACCTGCGTCAGAGATGAGCTTTCGGACGTACTTCGACGCCTCGAAATCAGAGGCGGAGGCGACATGCACACCACCTGGACCTCGATGATGGGCGACGCAGAGTACCATGAGATTAGCTGGGCTCTCGACCCAGGCTCCCACTTTATCCTGGCTGGAGATGCCAGGGTAGTCCACTTCGAGCCATGCAAGGTCGACGCCGTTCTGAAGGCTGAACTCGACGTGGGCGTGGTGAAGCTCCAGGGGTTTGTCAAGGGAGCACTCAGAGAAATCGCCACGGTGCTTCCCAATGGCGCACTGCCACTTCTCTGGGTCCTTCTTCCACTCGCGGTGCAAATGGGAAAAATCAGCGTAGTGCGGATCGTCTTCGCGTGCTGGGTGTGGTGGGTAGTGCACGTCGTAGTGACTCGTGTGCGCCTGAACGTGAGCTGCAACAATCTTGTCGTCTGTCATTTCTCCCCTATTTTCCGACGTGAACCGGGTCCAGCCATGCCAAGAGTGTGATAACGATTACGATGATGGAGAGAATGGTCGGCCAAACGAACCGCTTCCATTCCTTGTTGTCGTTCTCGGCTTCTTTTTGTGTGGTGATATGTGCTTCGATAACCGTGATTCGGTTGCTCTCTGCTTCCACGCGCCGGATCAGCTCGGTGACCTCAGTTCGGTCAGCTTTGGCGTCCAGCTTCCCTTCGAGTCGTCCAAGTGATCCACGGATGTCGCTCAGCAACTCCTTAACGCTGTAGGTGATCGAGGCCATGTCATCGCTGTCTGGCATATATGCTCCCAAGGGCTTGAAGACGGCGACCGGCACGTGCCCGTCACTTTTGATCGTACCAATTGAAGCATCATTCATGATCATCAGACCTTGCACTCATGAAAGCCCTGCACCGGGCTTTCCGGTGCAGGGTCATTCTTGCAGCCCGAGCTAGTTCAACTGCGTAACCCCGACCGGTGGCCAGGACGTGCCGGTCTGGTAATTGATCTGAGCGATGCTGGTCAATGCCTCCACATTCTCCGGCGCCATGATCATGTAGCAGTCGGAAATGTAGATCAGATTGGTAGGGCCAGGAGATCCACCCTCGGTGGGCACGAGAGAGGCATAAGCGGCCGTGGCTGGCGGCGTAACCCAGTTGCTGACCTGAGTCCAGGTATTAGCCACGAGAGTGATGGTGTTGGACGTCGTGGAGATGTACGCGCCCGAACTGTCCGCCCAGTTCACCGACAGGGAGAAGCTGGACGTACCGGTTGGAGAGTAGAACCAGCCCGTAGCCAGGTACCACGCCTCACTACCGTATGTGGTCTGCTGCGCTGGAAACTGCTCCGAGGACACATATGCCTGTGTGAAGCCGCCTGTGGGCGTCAGCAGGCCGGAGAACGCGAAGCCGCCGTGCGTCTGGGCGCTGGACTGCGTGATCGTCCCGTTGGTGGCCGTCCATGGGCTCACACCCGAAGTGAACGTCGGATTCTTGTTCAGCGCGTTGTTCGGCTGCATCGTCACTTCGATGATGCCGGTCTGAATGCCGTTGTTGCCGTACGCCAGCGTCGACCACTTCTGGTAAACAGTGCTCTGCACACCACCCAGAAGGTCTTCAACAGTGTGAATGATCGGGTTGGTCAGCGTCGTGTCGTACACGGTCAAGGGGACCGAGACACCGCTGAAAAACGTCGACCACGTATTCTGATGGCGCAGGGAGTTCTTCGCGTCCGGATAGACGCCGAAGTTCAGACCGATTCCGACGTAATCGGAGTTGCTGGCGTTCTGCGTTTCCTGAATGACCACCCAGTACGTCGCGCCATTGGTGAGGCCCGTCATGTACAGCGGCACCGAGACGATGGGAACGGCCTGGAAGAAGTTCTGGGCCACTGTGTTGTTGGTGTTGTAGCCCATCAGGTACCAGACGCCGTTGCCGTCCGTGAAGGCGGACATGGCGACAGTTCCAGGGGCATCGTTCTTGAATACATTCCAGCTCGGCGCCGGACCATTGTCCGTGGAGACGGTCAGCACCGAGATGTAGGAGCCGAGTCCACCACCCGTGACCGTACCGGCGTAAGTGACCAGGGCATTGTCCATGATGCCCGTGCACCAGGATGCAACGGCGCTGCCGATGGCCTGGAACAGATTCGGACCCTGCTGCCAGTTCTCCAGCGAACCATCGGAGTTGATCTGGGCGTAGTACGTCTCCGCACGAGCTGTGTTGCTGGTGTCGACACCACCGGCCACGATCAGCCAGCCGTTGATCGCGGCGACGAACGGCAGGCTGAGAGCGCGAGGAAGCGACGGACCGGACTTCCACGCACTGATCTGGTTGTTGGAGACGGTGGCAAAGTAGACATTGGCGGTGCCGGACGCGATGGTGTTGGACGTGTTGCCGCCGACGTAGTAGACCGTCTCGCCCCAGGAGGCCGACGCCGCATTCGTCGTAGCCGTCGGAAGAGCCGCCTGGGATGACCAGGCACCGATGGTACCGGTCGAGGAGTCCCAGGAGGCCGACCAGACATTCTTGATGGTCGCGTTGGCCGGAGAGGTGGTCGTGCCGCCCATGAAGACCACGGTGTCCGGCGTGGTGATGCACGTGGCCTGATAAGTGGCCTGGGGGAGCGCTGGCTGCGAGATGGGCGCCGCGACGGTCCCGGCGCCCTGGTACTGCGCTGTGAAGCACAGCGCGGAGGCGACGTTGGCCGTGGTGTCGTAGCCACCCAGCAGAAGGGAGAAATTGCCGCTGGTGCACGTTGCGAAGTACGACGGCGAACCGTTGATCGACGCGGCCGGGGAAAGCCACGGAACGGTCGGCGAGAAATTCGTCGCGAAGAACGTGTTGTTGTACGGCATTTGCCAGACGGTGTTGGCGTTCTCAAGCCCGAGCTGCGCGCCGGTAGCCGTCAAGACACTGGCCGGAACCTTCACTTGGCACAGCGGAGACGAGGTATTGGGGACGCCTCCACTGTCCGAACACAGCGACACGAGGACGTCGGCGCCGTTCCCGAACGTCTTCAGCGGAAGAGTGACGCGGCCGATAGTCGTCCCGGACATGGTGAACGACTGCGCGAAATCCGAGATGTTCAGCGCCGGAGCACCCGTGGCGTGGGTGAAGTAGCCCTGATCACCGTTGGTGGGGCGGACGACAGGATTACCGTATCCGAGCTGCGCGAAGGCATGCGTGCTCAGGAACTGGTTGTGATGCGCCGAGGCATCAGTGGCGTTCAGATTGTTCTGCGCACCGCTGATCGGCGCCTGCCATGCCGGAGTCGTCATCCGATCCCCCTATCAGGCGTGAACGTACATGACCGACATGAAGCTCCGGTTGGACACGAGGCTCAATGCACCGCCAGAGTTCTGCCAGGTATTCGCCTCAACATAGTCTCCCACACTGGCCTGGTATAGGACATTGGACAGGCTGACGTTCAGGAAGTTGTTGGAGTACGACTGGTTGAAGAACTGGGCACCGTTCAGAATCGACCCGTTGACCTGCAAGGCCAGTGCACGCACACCCAGACCGGCCGAGTTCGAGTACGTCAGGTTGGCATTGAGCGAATACAGGCCAGCCACCTGAAAGGTATACCGGCTCGGGTTGGTGACAGACGAATGACCGTTCCAGTTGTCATTAGTGGTCGAGTCCCAGGTCACCACATTGGAGAATGAGCTGCCGTTTGGAATCGACTGAGCGGAGTTCTGCCACAGCATGGCAGTCGGCTTGTTGTCCTGGAATGCCGCTTTCGCCAAGTTCAGGATCTCGATACTGGACGCCATTTAATTCACCGTCTGTAGGAGGCCATTAACATAGCTGAACGTGCGGTACCCCTGCTGGTAGCCACCGTTCTGCGAGGTCGTGTACTGGGCGATGTTGCTGATCTCAGGACCAGGGTTCGCGTAGTAGAGCAGCTCCCAGCGTGCTCCGTTGTCCTCCCAGGTTGTCTCGAAGTTGCCGGTGATGGTGCCGTCGAAAACTTGGAAGATGGAGCCGTACGCCTGCGCCGTCCACGTTGTTCCATTGGTCGAGGTGGACGTGCCGGACGCCTGGTTCGACTTGTTCCACGTGTACTGGAAAGAGGCATTTCCGGCAGGCTGGGTGACCAACCAGTACGTGGTCGATGTGGAAAGGCCGGTCAGCGGCATCGGAAACATCATCAGCGCCGGTCCGGGGTTCACGTACTCGGCCGTCGCCTGCACCGTGAGAAGCGCGGCGCCAGTCGGTGCACCGGCCGAATTCGCGTAGATCCCGATCGTCATGGCGCCGAGGTTGGCCCCCAGCGCCGTGTTCGCCGACAAACCCAGCACAACCCGGCCGATGGTCGTCGCGCTGCCCGTACTGAAGGACTGCGCGACCCACGTGCCGTTGCTGGCCGTGCCACCGGAACCGGCCGTCGTCTGGCTGGCGATCTGGCTACCGGCATAGATGAACTGCGTCTTGTGGATTCCGAGGTGCGAGTTCGGCTGCTGGGCGAGCGGGGGCTGCCCGGAGGTAGCCCCCAGCCACGTGTTCGTCGTAACGGCCATTACTTCACCCGGGTCAGGCGCAGGTAGCTGCCCGCCGACAGCGTCGTGGTGCCCGCCGACACGCCGAGCGTCAGCGTCAGCGAACCGGCCGTTGTCGAGGTGACGAGGAGGCCCTTGAAGAACGCCATCCTGGTGCCCGCGTTCGACGCGTAGCTGTTGTTCGTCGCGCCGATCGTCGAGCTGTAGTCGAGCGACGCGCCGGTGTCGTTCCACTGCATCGTGGCGCCGGTCGGGCCGGTCCACGACGGTGTGGTGCTGCCGGTGGTGTTGGAGAAGATCAGGGCCGCTTCCATCACGTAGGTGGCGCTCGCCGCTACCGTGAGGGTGACCGGAGTCGCCGTCTGCGTGGCGGAGGTGAAAGTGGGGTTGGTGGCGAGTTGAAAAAAGCCGTCCACGAGCGAGCGCACATTGCCTGAGGTGTCGCGCAGTTTCAGCGGATGGGCCGTGCTCGACTCGGAGTAGACCGTGCTGCCTGCGGTCGGGCTGGTCGTCGGCACCGTCGTGGCGTCGGCTAGCTGGAACTCTCCCGCACCGTTGTCGCCGAGCGGCGTGGTCGAGCCCACCAGCAGGTTCGTGGAGACGCCGAAGTTCCCGCCGACCAGGTATGCCTTGTTGAGGTCCGTCGTGCCGCTGTTCGGCCATGCGTTGAAGAAGATTGGGCCGATCGCGCCGTTGTCCTGGATGTTCGCGGTGACGCCGCCCTGCAACGTGCCACCGAACAGCGACGGCGCGATGACACCGGAACTGATCTTCAAGTTGATGTTGTTCGTGTCGCAATACGGGTTGAACAGCATCGTGCCGTGCGCGGCGGTGTCCAGCCAGATTCCATTGCCAGCAGCCGACTCCACATCGGAGCGGATGATCGTGGTGGAGTGACTGTTCGCGATGTAGATGCCGGAGCTGTTGACGTCGTCGCCCTGCGGGATGCACCGGGTGTTGTCGATGGTGTTCGCGTGCGCACTAGCCAAGATGGTGATGCCCGTGGACGACGCGCCGCCGTAGCCGATTCGGGAGTCACGAACCACGTTGTAGTGGCACGTCGAGGCGTTGAACTTGACGCCCACCAGTGGGTTGACCCCGGATGCGCCGCCACCGTCCACCAGAACGCGCTCGATGACGCTCGTGTTGCAGCCGGACCAGTCCAAAGCCGTGCCGAGGTGGGAGGCGTTCGTCTGGGAGATGCGGATGTCCCGCAGGAAACACCGGATGTTCCCGGTCGGCGCGATCGCGGTGGCGACCACGTTGCCGTCGTACTGGATCTGCGACCCCCAGCCGGTACCCATGATGACCGTGCCGTTGATCGACGGAGCCAAAGTGGATGTGATCTTGTACTGTCCAGGCGGGAACAGAATCGCCTGCCCGTTCGTGGCCACCGCCGCCAGCGCGGAGTTGATCGCAGACGTGTCGTCGTTGCTCCCGTTGCCCAGCGCCCCGTAGTCCTGCGGCGTCACATAGCCAGCCAGGTACGCCACGTCAGCTCACCCCTGTCAGGATTCCGTTCGTGTACGACAAAGTACCCGAGGACTGAATGTATCCGCCACCAGGTGCGGTGACGAACTCGCTGACCGTGCTGACCTCACCCAGCGAGTTGTACGTGAGCTGAATGAACCGCGCGCCGTTGTCCTCGAAAATCGTGGAGACGTTCCCCGACGACGTCTGGTCCAGCACCTGGTACATCATCCCGAAGTTCTGGAAGGTCCACACAGTGCCGTCCGGAGACGTCGACACACCACTGGTCTGGTTGGACTGCTGCCACGTGTAGTAGTGCGAGGACGAACCGACCAGATTGGTGACAATGTGGTACTGCGTCGAGGCGGACAAACCGGTGGCTGGAAGCGGAATTGAGACCCAGAACGGCGCCGAGTAAACGTAGTTGTTGCTGATCGTCGTCGAGGCCAGCGCAGTGCCCGTGGGGAAGCCGCTGCCGTCCGCATACAGGCCCACCGTCAGAACCGGGATCAGGTTCAGCGTCGGGGAACCGCCTACGGCGGAAAGCTGCAAGTTCACACTGCCGATGGCCGTCTGTGCTGCGCCGGTTACGATCGTCTGCGACACCCAGTTGTTCTGGGTGCCCTGGTAGACACCGGAACCGGTCGCCTGCTGCGTGACGATCTTGCCGCCGGAATACAGGAACGTGCAGTTGTGCGACCCGATGAGCTGGTTGGCGAAACCGGAGTTCGCCGGAGTACCAGCCGCGAAAGACTGATACGTGGGAGTGTTCGAGGCCACCGGCTCACATCCCGGCGATAGCGAAAGACGTCTGGAGGATCAGCGTGTTCGTCGTCGGAACGGTGATGGTCGCTCCGAAGACGAAGTGATCCAGCAGCGACCCGGAATTCGTCGAGGAAGAGGCGTTGCAGAACACCCCGGCCTCGGTGATCGACCACGTCACCGAGGGAGCCGGGAAGTAGAACAGCCAGGTGGCCTGAGCACTGATCGTCGCCGTGGCCGGAGAGGACGCACCGGCTCCCACGGTCTCTCTGGACAGCTCAGAGAAGAGCTGCGTGTCCGTGCTGGCTGTCGTGCCCGTACCGGTCCCCACGGCGCCGTAGAGCGGCGTCAAGTACGTCGGGGTGGTCACACCGAGGTTGGCCGCCTGGTCCTGGATTCCGGACCAGGAGATCGCACCGACCAGAACCGACAGACCAGCCGTGCACATGGTGTTGTCACCGGAGAGCTGGTCATTGATGACGTTGTCTGGCGGATTCAGCATCAGTGCGGTGTTGTGGCGGTGCGCCTGGAACCACTCGGTGTCGACCGTGGTGAGTGTGAGGTGGCCGTTGAAGGAGAAACTGCCCTGATGGGCAAGGATGCTAGCCATGTTGACGCTCCCTGTCACAGGCACGGCAGTATCGACTCGTGCGACCAGTCCTCTGGTTTGTGTAGATCCTAGTGTTCTCGGCGTCGTACTCATGCCCTTTGGGGCAGCAAGTCTTCTTGCTGTTTCTGGGGGTGATGTACGGCAATGCCCGTCTAACATTCTCACGATGCGAAACGGGATCAAGATGGTATGGGTTAACGCACTTTGCATTTCTACAAAGATGATCTAGTTCAAGCCCCATCGGAACCGGCCCGATGTGGTGCTCGTAGGAAAATCTATGCGCTGCAACGAGTCCATCGGACGGACCAGAAAAGAACTTTCCATACCCCTTGCCGTCGCAGGAGGCAGACCATATCCAGCAGTCACCAACTTGCTGGACTTTCTCGAAGAATCTCTCAAGCTGGGACTTCCCCAATTTCTTGGGGATTGCCGCCCGGCGTTGAGCCTGGTAATGCTTGTCGCAGAGACCCTTGCGAATGCGCTCGGTGACTTCCCGGCACTGCTGACAGACTGGCATGGCCAGAGCATAAGCTAAGACCACGCTACAGTCGACCACGTCACCTGATCCCATCCCTGGTTCGTGGTCACAGTACCAGTGACGGATGCCTCTGACATGGTGCTGGTCTCGTCCACTTCGCCGATGACACCGGTACCGGTGATGGTCGTATCGCCCTGCGTCGCCTGCTGGAGACCGCCGTTGAGCGTCCCCAAAATGTCGACAAAGGTGCTAATACGCCCGGAAAACTCCGGGCATCAAATCACCTCCTCTACGGCGTCAGACTCTGATCGCCGTGATCTGCGCCTGGCGATAACCGCCCTGGCTCACGAAGTTCACGCTGTTCCCGATGACGATGAAGGTATCCGTCAAGCCCCAGGAGTAGTTGTTCTGGGAGTTCGGGACCAGCGTCGTGGAAATCGTGCACGTCTCACCGGCACGCACCCACCCGAGGAAATCCTCCGAGGTGTTGAACGTGATGCGCTCGGCGGCGAAGGCGTACTCCTGCCGCTCACGCATCGCCCTTGACAGCGCCATGGGCGTCGTGATCAGCGACGTGTCGTTGATGTACTCCTCGTAGATGCCACGGTTCGGGCCGTTGTAGGTGTGCTGGGACGGGGTGTCGTTGGCCTGCGCGATAATCGGGATTTGGTAGTTGTACCAAATCTGAATACGCGTGCCGGAAGCCGGAGCGGTGCTGTTGCCGAGGTACCAACCGCCGAAGGAGTTCTGAGTGACGATCCAGCCGCTCGGAGTCGTCCCGGTGCTACCGGCCTGGATAACGGTCACCGGCTTGATCACGCCGTTGACCTTCAAGACCGGGTTGCCGGTCACCGTATACCGCAGACCCCAGGTGGTGGTGTTGCCGTCACCGAGCCAGGAACCGGTCGGATTCCCCGTCGGATTGGTCGAGGTGCCGCTGAAGGAGATGGTCTGGTTGGCGCCCTGCACGAGGATCTTGTTGCGGATCGACGTGCCGTCCCATTCGTAACCGAACTGGCCGTCCAGCAGGATGTGCCCCTGTGTGGTGTTGCCGCCGGACGTGGGCGTCGTGGTGAACGTGACGCCGGAAGCGATGGCCGTAGTGGCGTCATAGAAGTGGAAATTGCGGTTCTCGTCGACATACCAGCCGTACGGGGTGACCTGGCTGGCGAGCTGGGAGAGCTTGCGCCATGCCTCGGAGAGCGTCGTGTAATTCAGGACGAAGCTGGAGAGCGTGGGACCGGGCGCGACGAAGCCGCCGTCCGCGATCCGCTTGGCCGTGATGCCGCAGTTCGCCTGCTGCGTCAGCTTGACGATGATCTGGTCCACGGTGAGGCCATAGAACTGCCCGGCCACGACCACGTTGTCAGCGTAGAACGTGTAGTCCGTGCACGACAGGTTCCACTCGTTGCGGTTCGGACCGGTGACAGCCAGGGTCGGATCGTTGACAACTCCGGCGAACAAGGTAACAGCCGCGATGTTGTCGTAGAGCTTCACCTGACTGAGCACAGGGATGTAGAAGTTCGGGTGCGTCTGTCCTTGCCAGTCGTCCACCAGGGGTATCGTCGCAGTATCCCCCTGGCGGCCGAAATTCTGGCGGATGGACATCTGCCCGCTTGCACCAGCCCACGCCATGTTGTTGGTGTAGTTGGTCGCCGTCCCGTTGGGCGGTGTGATGGTGAGGGTCAGATTCGGAGTGGAAATCGGCACCTGAACCCCTTAGAACTTGGACCGGTATCCGCCGGACGGCAGAACGACGGTAGCGAGGCGCTTTTCAACCTTCTGGATCAGCGCCTCCACGTCACGGTCGTTCATGATCTTGGCTTCGCGCAGATCGAAGTGAATGCTGACGGACGGAGCGCCGCCACCAGCGCCCATCACACCACCGGCCACGGTGAATCCGCCACCGAGGGTCATGCTGGTGTTAAGCGTGGACTTCGCCTGTGCCGTGAGACCGGCAGAAAGCGCCGCGACGGCACTCTTGGCCACGTGGGCGTGGTCGTTGACGCCTTTAGCGATGCCGTGCGGAATCCATTTGCCGATCTCTTCGGCGAACAGCTTCGATGGCGAACCGATGCCGAGGAAAGACTTGGCCGCATTCAGGGCGTCATTGGCGAGGCCCTTGATCTTGTCCATCAGCCAGCTTGCCGCACTGGAAATACCGTTGATAATGCCAGTGACAATGTCCTGGCCGACCTGAAGGAATCCCTTCACGAATCCGACCAGCCAGTGCCACCCGTCGATGAGCGGCTGAATGATCCAGTGCTTGATCAGGGACCAGGCTGCCTTGACCGTGATCAAGATGCCCTTCCAGGTGGAATCCAAAATCCACGAGATAAAGTGGACAATTGGCTGTATTTGCTGCCAGACCCACTTCATTGGCTGAATGATAAATTCTTTGATCAAATTCCAGGCAGCCTGGGCAGTCATCTTTATGCCATTCCAGGTCTGCTGGAAAAACCACTTGATTCCATTCCACACCGCTTTTGCCACGGAGACAATTTGCGAGTGGAAATGATTCCAAATAGCCATCAGAACCGCGATCGGCGTCGCGAAAATGACCAGCAGAAGTGGCCACCATTTCTTGAAGAATCCGGTGATTCCGTCCCAGACCTCGGATGTCACCTTTGCGATGTCATTCCAGATCGAAGACAGGAATCCCCAGACCGCTTTCGCTGCGGCAACCACTGCATTCCATGCGGCCTGGAGTCCGTGCCAGGCAGCCTCCGCCGCCTTGACGACCCACTTGAAAGCAGCGACTACTGCGGAAATGGCAACCCTGACGGCCGTTTCAACACCCTTCATAACCGCCATCACCACTTCGCGGAAAGTCTTGAAGTGGGTCCAGCAGTAAATCAGGATGAGGATGATCGCAGAAATGATGGCGACGACCGGATTCGCTTCGAGGAGCATCATGACGCCCTCGAAGATTTCAATGGCCATCGTGACCGCCTTGACCGCGCCGATAACGGCGAGGAGGGCGGCAGCCACCTTGAACGCCGTGGCGACCAGGGTCTGGTGCTGCTGCACCCACTTCATGATCGGGCCGACAACCTGATTGATCGCCTTCGCGATACTCACAACCGCCGGAAGCAGCGCCGTGCCGATGGCGATGCCGGTGTTCGTGATGGACGCCTTGAGGGCGTTCATCTGGTATCCGGCCGTCTTCTGCACGTCGGCGAAGCCCTTGACGCGTCCGTGCGCGTCGGCTGAAGCCGCGCCGATATTCGCAATCGCCTTGGCGGTTTCCGCAGAGTTCTTGCCGGTGGTCTCCAGCATCACGTTCAAACCGGCGGCCGTGCCGATGGTCGCCTTGAGCGCCCCGGCGTACGTCTGACCGATCTTCGGAGCACCAGCGGCGGCCTGCTTGGCGAGCCAGTCTAGCGTGCCACCAAGGCCACGGGAGGAAAGGCTGTTGGTGACATCCTGGGTGCTGATTCCCAGGGCTTTCCACTCCTTCTCCATGGCCTTCGAGGGGCCTTCGAGGGAGCGGATCGCCATGGCCAGGTTCTGCGACGCACGCTGTGCCGTGACGCCGTGCGAGGTCATTTCAGCGAGCACACCGGCCACGTCGTTGAACTTGATGCCGACGGCAGAAGCAATCGGCAGCACGTTCGCCATGGAGGCGGACATCGTCTGGAAGTTCGCCTTGCCGGAGGACACCGCCGCGACAAGCTGGGAGGTGACATTCGCGGCGTCGGAACCGGACTTGTGGTAGTCCTTCAGAATGTCGGTGACGGCATTGGCCACCGTGCCGAAATCCGAGCCTTCGAGCTGCGCGCCCTCTGTGGACGCCCGAAGGACGTCCATGCCGCCATGCGCGGCGTCGAATCCAGCAGCCTCCACCGTGTACATCGACTTGGCGAGATCATTCGCCGACGTACCAGTCTGCTGTGCCACCTGCATGATTCCGGAGCGCACCTGACCGAGGGCGCTCTGTGACTCACCGGCTGTCGTTACCAGACGCTGGGTGAGCGTCTGGAAGTTCATGGCCGACTTGATCGACTCGTAGCCGATTCCGGCGACTACGGCAGCGCCCATGAAGGCCGCGTTCTTGGCCTTCGCCATACTTGCGGCATTGCGCTCATTCGAGACAGCGGCCTTGTCGCTGGCGCCGCCTTCTTTCAGAGCTGCCGCTGCGGCAAGCTCTTCTTTGGCCGCCACATCACCAGCGGCAGCGGCCGTGCGCAGTTGCACCTCTGCGAGACGCGCCTGCGCAGCCTCCGCCTCGCGGGAGGCCGCTGCGACATTCCGCTCGGCCTTGGAGAGGCGCTCAGCGGCTGCCGAGGCGTCCGCCTGGGTGACGAGGCCGGACTGATCCTTCTGTGCGGCGGCAAGCTCTTTCGCCGTGATGGAGGCTTCCCGCTGTGCGATGGACAATTTCTCCATCGCGCTGGCAAGAAGATCGCCCTGGATCTTCTCCTGTTTGAAGGTGGTGACGACTTCCTTCGCGCGCCCCAGCTCATTTGCCGCCGCTGTGGCACGCTCCTGTGCGGCTGTCACTCGATCGGCGGCAGCCGCCAGTTCGTCCTCGGTGGCGATGGCCTCACGGGCTCCGAGAAGCTGTTGCTCAGCGGCAGCCTGCTCTCGGGTGGCTGCCGCCAACTTCTCCTGCGCCGTAGAGGCACGCGCAGCCGCCAGATCCAAGGCGTCGGCGCCGGACGCGCTCTGGAGCATGCTGGAGTCCATGGTGGCTCCAGCACTCTCCGCTGCCCTCGCGGCCATCTCGGCAGCGTCGGCCGTAGCGCCGAAGCTCTCCGAGATGCGCCCCAGAACGCTTGAAACAAGGTCGACGCCCTTGATGGTCGCGAGAATCGAAATAGCCTCAGTGAGAGCCACTCTGACGCCTCCGATGCTCTTCCTCGCGCCGAATCATCTGCATATAGAAGATGATTTCTTCGGCTTCACGCCAAGGCAGTTGCCGGAACTCCTCAAGGGACATTCCGATTTGGTCTTTAAGCTCACGCCTCAAGAGGAACGTCGAGAAGCTCGGCGGACCCGCCGTCCCCATCCGAATCGCCGCTGACGTCTTCAACAGGAAACTGACGCTGCTCCTGCGGCGACAGATCCTGGTTCTGGCCGTCCACGACGTCCCAGAGCTGGTCGAAAATGCCAACCGGAAGCATCTGCACGTGCTTCAGATCGACCGGCCACACCACGCCGTTGTCGTCGTCGAGGTTCCACGCCTTGATGGACGCCAGCAGCATCTGCTGACGGTAGCGCGCAACGTCCGGAGTCGGGGTGGCCACGCCCTTGACCATGACGACCTTGGAAAGGCAGCGCTCCGCCTCTTCCTTGGCGCCCTGGGAGACGTAGTCGTGCAGATCGACCCAGTAGTTGCGCGCCTCGTCGATGACGATCCGGCGCGAACCCTCGTAGACAGAAAGGAATCCCATGTTCTCCCCTTAATTTTTCTCGTGCTTCCGCTGGTAGTGTTCACGGACGCGCTTCCGGGAACACTCCTTGCAGATGCGTGCCCCGGTCTTCTGCCTCCAGACGTTCTCCTCAGAGAGAAGATGCCCATGGATGCAGTGGGTTTTGTCTGCGTAGGCTCTGCGCATGTTTTCGAGATGGGTCACGGCTTCCAGGTGGTCTGGACGCACGCAACTACGATTCTTGCAGAGATGGTCAATCTCCAGGCCATCTTCGATAGGGCCATTGATCAGCTCATAAGAGAACCTATGGGCTATGACGTGGGTTTTTCCCAGCCGGAACAGCCCGTAGCCGTTTCTATCGGCATGACCTTCGTAGATCCAGCACTGGTCAGTCTTCCGGACCTTGGGCCAGAATCGCAGCGCTGGATCTACGTTGTGGAGCCGGAGTGGAACATCAGCCCGAACATCACCAGTCTGGAACCAGCGCATGTAATGCGCCAAGCACCAGCCCTTGGATCGCACTGGACGGTTGCACGTCTCCACGGAGCACTCAACTTGTGTCACGAAGGAATGATAACACGAGTTAAGTGTACGAACTAATATGGCAAATAGACACTGTTCGAGACGGTCGCCTGAATCGTGTACTGTGCACCTCCGGAGAGGGAACGGCTCGCCTCAAAGGACATACTGGACATAATTGGGTCCGACATCTTCACGTCGTTCGCATACTTGCTGAGAGCAATCTGCGGGCAGACGAAGTTGATGGTGCTCGAAAGAGACGGGTGCTGGAGCTGGAACCCGAGCGCACCCAGCGTCTGGTTGGCCATGCGGTTGAAGTCACCGTACGTGGCGTCGTCCAGGCTGTCCCAGACCACGTCCACGGAGCCGTTCACGTGCAGCGTGACTGGCGTCAGGAACGACGGACCGTGCTGTCCGGAATACGTGTACGTCTCTTTCACGCCGTTCTCGATGACCAGGTTGACGTTGCTGGTCTCCGCGCGCAGCGAGCCGTAGAAGTTCAGCGACGCTTCGGTGAACACGAACGGCAGCTCGTTGGTCACCGAGATAGCCGTCGGAGAATCCAGGACGGTCACCGACCGGCCCATCAGGTCAGCCGTCATCTCAGCGGCGGTATTGCCGACCGGCATCTTCAGGTCGAACTTGTTCACGCGGCAACCGGCGAACTGGAGCGACTGAAAATTACCGAGGTTCTTCTCCACCGTCAGCGAGGGAATGGTGCTGGCGCCCTCGACGAAGGTGTGCGTGAACGGTCCAGCGGTGGCCACCAGCGAGATGTTCACACCGGACGCGTGCGCGTACGTAAGACCAACGTCCAGCGTCAGAGTGTTGGTGGAAATGTTGGTGATCTTCCGGCACTCCGCAGTGGTCGTACCGGAAACCGAGTTCACGTCGATCTGGACGATGTTTCCGACAGCCAAACCGGCGGCCGAAGTCGCGGTGATGGTCGTGGCACCGACGATCGTGGACCCCGAGGAGATCGTGGTCGGCGCATAGGTGGAAATCGCCACGCCAGACGCGTGAGCGAAGGCGAAGGCGTCCGCCACCGTGACAACCGAACCGGCCACGTTGGTGATCTTACGGACCTCCTGGAAGGAGCCCGTGTCGATGGTGAGCTGCTGGTTGGTGGCGAAACCAGTCGCAGACGTCACCGTGACCGTCGTAGCACCAGCGCTGACAGAGCCGTTAACGGTCGTAGAGGTCAAACTGGCGAAGGTGCCAGTGACGCCGTAGCCGACCGTCGCGTCCGCGCCGACCGAAGCCGCGACCAGCGCCATGGCGTTGGATGGGAAGATCGGACCGGCAATGGCGCCGTTGTACTTCGCCTCGCCCTGAAGGTTGAACACATGCAGGTCACGCAGACCCATCATGAGTTCGGGCGAGAACCAACCAGGCTCCTCCTCCATGGTGTTGGACATCATGGGAAGGAACGTGGATGGAGTAACCGGGGTGCCGAAGGTGGCCTCTTTGGCAAGGCCGGTTGCGGAAAGACTACCGAGCTTCTCAGTAATCGTTGGGAAAGCCACGGTCCCTCCTTACAGGGTCTCGGTGGTCTCAGCCGGGGTGGCCTCGACGGCTTCTGGGAGCGGCTCAGGCTCAGGAAGCGGCTCCGGAAGCGGTTCCGGGGCCGCTTTCTTCTTTGCGAGCTTCACGGTCTCCTCCTGCGGCTCGAAGACCTCCTCGAAGTCATCTCGCCGCAGAAAGGAATCAGCCAGCTCATCAGGGACCGTAAACTCCGCACCCGGCTCCACTTCGCCGACACCGGCAGTGGTAAAGGTGACGGTGACCGACCCCGTGTAGCGCAGTTTCACGGGTCCTCCTATGCCTGCTCGGGCTTGATGCGTTCCTGCACGAGAACTTCGAGGGAACGGCCAACCTCGCCTTTAACTGCCTCGACGGCTCGCTTGGGAAAATTGTTCGCCGTGGTGCCTGGGTGATCCACCCAGCTCCGATAGGTGTCCTTGCCGTCACGATTCCAGTGCAGCAACGGGAAATTGTCGCCAGACAGCGGAATGCGGTGCCGACGCGTTCCGCCGATCACGAACTTGGCGTACTCCGCATCCGAGATGAACGTCATCTCGATACCGGAGCCGATGCTGCCGCCGATGGAATCCAGCTTGATTGAATCACGCAGATGACCAGGCTGCTGGCCACGGGAGAGCTTCTCATCGTTGTACTTGTAGATGGGGGCTTCCCGCTTCAATGCGTCGAGGACGATCGGAGCCACACGACTGCGCCACGTCGCAGCCATCGGCTTGAAAGCCCACTTGGAGAAGGAAACACGGCCGCCCTTGACAGTGATTTCAACGCTCACGCCTGCACCGCCTCATACAATTCCATGCCAATACGGCACGAGTAGTAGAGCATTCGAAGGGTGGCTGGAGTGCGCTCTGGCGGGTATTCGAACTCCATGCGCTCACCGACGTCCAGCAACTGGCTCTGCTGACCGGTCAGCGGATCGGTGATGAACAAAGGCGTCGTAGTCGTCCAGAGCTTGTTGAACACCGCGTCCACGATGGACGGGAACTCCTGGTCCAGCGTCGGCGAATCGGGATTCGTCTCGTAGACCAGGTAGATGTCGACCATCCATGCCAGGTGCTTGAAACCGGCGCCGCGAGGCATCGTCTGCCGGTCGACGCGGCACCGGCCACCCCAGATATACGCCTTGGGAACGTCCAGATCCTCGATCGTCGGCGGCGTGACGTACGCCTCCAGCGTCTGCGCCATTCCGGGGATGGCGAGGCCGTTCAACTGACCCTTCACATACTCCTGCACCGAGAGGAGTGGCAATTCGTCCTCCTACCAGGTGTGGGGAGCGTTCACCGTGTGCGTGTGCCCACGGTGACCTTCGCGGCGGTCCTTGACGGCCTTCTTCCGCTTTTTGCGCGCCTCTCTGGCCTTGTGGCGGGCGTGCTTGCGGCGGTGATGGGCCTCGTGGCCGTGATGCTTCGCCTTTCTGGCCATCACACCCCTTATATGACGCGGCGATACGGCTCCATGATGGTTTCCCACTGCAAATGCAGGTCGGAAACGCCGTGACCACCGGCCGTCTGCGAGCCGGTGATGTTCTGAATGGAAACCGAGGTGATGCCGGACTCCAGTGCCTGCGCCATGGAAGCCAGGACCGTCGCCCAGATCACGTCGGCGGGCAGCGAGGAAATGACCACCGAGGCCGGAGTGGAACCGGAGTGCGGGAAGGTCAGCGGAGAGGACAAAGTGAGCGTCCCAGGCCCGGCAGGAGCCGTTCCGCCGCTGTTGGGCAAGGTCAGAGGCGTATTCGCCGTGACCGAGGTGATGTGGACCGCCTCGGACTGAGATCCGTCGTAGATGTACGCGCTGGCTCCGGCGAATCCGGTCACGTCGTCCACCGTGATGGTGGTCGCGCCGGACGTCGCGTTCGCCGTGATACCGGCGTGCGGCCAGCCGTTCAAATACGTCGCGGAGAAACGGAATCCGTTGCGGCCGTTCCACCATCCGCCGTATCCGGGCGCGATAATGATGGACTGGCCACCGGAACCGGCGCTTCCGCCGGGAACATAAGAGTTGTACAGGCCGATAACCGGGTTCTCGATGTCGTAGTACCCGGCCGGAACCTGCGTCCATTGGCGAGGAAAGCCGTTGTAAGACGTCTGAATTGCGAGGATCTCGGTGACAGGCCACCGGCTGAGAATCCATCGGACATTGCCGGTGGCCTGTTCCAAATTGATGCGGTAGTCACCAGGACCGGACCGCTGCTCGGTGTCAACCGTCGACCGCATGGCCTGGTTGACGAATCCGTCGATCAGCGTCGTCGCGCGCCAGCAGATGTTGTTCTGCTCAGCGAGCTGCTGCTCCGTGGTGGCCTTCGGCCACGGAATGATCGACCAGGAAACGCCCGTAGGCGCCGAAGTCAGCATGGATGGGGTGATGTACGGCGTGGCCAAGCTGTCTCACCTCCACTATTTCGGCGCCTTGATCCCGAACTGACGTGCGCACTTGGCACATAGGTGCTGTGAACGTTCCAAGTCTTCCACTTTGTGCTTATCACAGAAGAGCGACCCGCAATTTGCGCAGGCGCCGACCGGGATACTGCGTTTATTCGCATTACAGAAACGACAGTTACGGTTGTTCCGTATATATTCTCCCGGCCAGCGCCTCCTCCGCGCTTAGCCCAGCTTCTCTTTCAGGACCGTGATCTGGTCCTCGCGTGAACGGGTGATGGGGGCGCCGACCTGCTTCGCGACCTCACGAAGCTCAGTCAGGTTCATGTTGTCGAGGTCTTCCACCTTCGGCAGGGGGGCGTCCTCGACCGGCGCCTCTGGCGTCTCGGGAGCAGCCTCCGGCTCCGGAGAGGCTGCGGGGAGCTGCGGGGCCGGAGCGGGCTCCGGCGTGGCCACGATGTCCGCCTGCGGGGCGCCGATGGGCGCAGCGGGGGCGATCTGGCCGGTGGTCATGTACTGCATGAACTGACCGAGGACAGCGGGAAGGTCACCGAGCTTGGCAAGCTGGCCGAGAGCGTCAGCCACAGACTGGGCCTGCTCGACGGCGCCGCGCTTCTCGACGTCCTTGCGGGCGTTCTCCTCGTCCATGGTCTCTGGAATGGTGGTCACCTGGGACGACCACAGCTTGTCCGACCGCAGGTGGTCCTCGCAGGGAGCGCAGGTGAGCGCCCAGACCTTGGCGGGGGCTCCGGCGACGACGGGTCGAGCGTGGCTCTCGCCACACCCTCCGTGGTCACGGGAAACGGCGACGTAGCAAAGGTCGCTACGTGCATAAATCGTCATGGATTTCTCCTTACTCGGGAACGGTGTTTCCCCCGCACTTCGGGCAGGTGTGATTCCACCTGTTCCAAAGACGGTTGCACGGCTCGCAGCGCATGCCAACCTTGGTTCCGAAGGACTGGCGTCCCACATTTCCGACCAGGTTGGCATCGCCGCCGTACTGGCTTCCCTTGAGGGCCTCAGCATGCCTGTCCGACACTGTCACCGACCCACCGGGCCGGTTCGCGGTGTACTTCGTGCCGTCCTTGCAGTCGAAACCGGAACAGCCCGGTGGTAGATTCACCTTGACCGACATGTTCTCCCCTTGGAAAAGCTAGTTGTTGGTGGAGATCAGAACGCTGACATTCACACCTGCGGTGTGCGCCAGACCGTAGATTTCCTGCCCTGTAGAACCGGCGAACGTCGAAAAGGTTACGGACTTTCCGGCGTCCAGCTCGAATCCGTGGGCGGCCGTGACACCGGAGCCGCCCAGCGTCACGTAATTGGTGGCGTCGTTGTTCTGGATCGTGACCTGACACGGCCCGCTGGGGACCGCCACCACGGGAGTCACCGTGGAACTGGAAACGGCGACCTGGGCCATGTTGATCATTAGGAAGCAACCACCTGGTAGCTGATCAGGTAGGTGTGCGCAGTGGTCAGCGCACCGGCCACAATGCTGAAACCGGTCGCGGAGAACGCACCAGCACCCACGTCGACAGTCAGAATCGGCGAACCGGTGGTGTCCACGGCCGAAACGACCACGGAGACCGGGGCAGCCGCCAGAGCGGTGCCGAAGGTCACGGTCGCGACCGGACCGGCGGCCGGAGTGCCAGCCGTGGTCAGCACGAAGGAGCCACCGAGGTCATGGCCCTTCTGGGAGCCGACCGTGGAGCCGGTGCCAGCGCCAGCCGCCACGGCAGCCAGCGTCGGAGCCGTACCGGTTCCGTTGAGGGACTGGGTGGTCACACCAGCAGTGCTGCTGACCGTCAGGGAGGAGCCGGAACGGAAGGTCCAGTTACCGTCAGCCCACACATTGCGAAGGTCAAGGTCGGTACCAGCCGGAGGCAGGGTACCGAAGTCAGAGCCGCCAACGGGCATCTTCTACTCCTAGGGAAAGGGATGCCCGGCGCAGGAGGGGAGAGCCTGCGCCGGGCGGCTTTTGGGGATTAGTCGGTGGCGTCGACCGTCGCGAGGCCGGAAACCACGAGAGTGGTACCGCTGGCCGTAATCGCGTAGATGTTCGCGGCGGCGGTGTTCTTCGGGTACGACCAGTTGTGGAAGGTCACCTGCGCACCGGCCGGGAGGCGAAGCCCGGTCGAGGAAGTGACGCCAGACTGGCCGAGGAAGCAATCCACCGAGCCGGTGTTGATGACCGTCACATTGGTGACGGACGCACCGGTAGCGACCCACGAAGCGTTGGAGTTGAACACCTGCACGGCGGAAGTGGTCACCGAGGTGTTGGTCTGGGTTGCGGACGCGTAAAGGCCCACGAGAACCTCCAAGTGAACGGCCCCGCCTTTCCGGGGGATGGAAAGGCGGGGCCGAAACCTATTAGCTGAACGGCGTGGTGTCCGAGACCTGGAGGCCCTGGAGAATACCGCTGTACTGCGGAGCGTGGGAAACCAGCGCGCCGTACATGAAGATGGAGTAGCGGAAGGTCGCGTCGATGACCGGCCAGGCGATGGACACGTAGTCCTGCACCATGGTCATCTCCCACGCGTTGGCGATGTTCGTCCACGTCTGCGGGAGCTGGTAAGTCATCAGCATCGCGGTGCCCTGGGTGAGCCACGGGTGCACGACCAGCTTCAGAACCGAGCGGGTGATCGGGTTCTGGAACTCGGAAACCGCCGCGCCGACACGCACGCCGGAAACATCCGGCTGGTCGAGGAACAGACGGTAGTTCGTGGCCGCACCCTGGCTGATGACGTCGTTGGAGAGGCGCATGATGTCGCCACCCTCACCGACGATCTCAGCCGGGTCGGCGCGGAACGCGCCAGGGTTGTTACCCGCACCGACAGCACCGTCCCACAGGGCCTGGAGGGCCGTGTACAGAACGTTGTAGCTCAGGTGGGTGCCAACGGCAGAGTTGATGTAACCACCCTGCCAGTTGCTCGGGTACACCTCACCGGCGGACTTGCCGGTCAGGGTCGGGATGATGCCCTCCATGCGGGTACCCGAGCCGGTGCCGGTGTCAGACGCCGGAGGCGTGGACGCGGCCGGGAGGGTGGTGCCCTGAAGGGTGTACTTCACGCCACCGACGCCGGAAGCAACCAGGTAGTAGCTGGTGCCGTCGTAGGCGTAGATGTTCCAGCTCTGGCCACCAGCAGGCATCGCCGGGAAGGTGACGTCCACGACCTGGCCAGCCGCCACCGTGAAGCTGGTGGACGCAGCCGAAGCGGCGGTGGTGCCGTAGTAGTTGCTCGCAACGACCTTGACGGCGGTGATGGTGGTGTTGAACGCGGTCTCGTTCGAACCGGCGGTGCGAACGGTCGCGGTCGGAGTACCCGGAGTCGCCAGCGGCACCGAAGTGGCCGACAGCATCGCGTACTCCTCGCCCAGCATCATCTCCTGGAGGAGAATCAGGTTGGCGAGAGCCGAAATGTCCTCAAAGCCCTGGCCAGCGAACTGAGCGAGCCACGAGAGCGACTCAGTCAGACCGAAGAACTTGTACGGAACATTGAGCTGAGTCTCGGTCTGAGAACCGGTGCCCGGCAGGTTGAGCGGCCACGAAGTAGACGCCAGCGAACCAGCGGACTGGACCAGCTCCGGAATCGAGATGTCAACGACACCCTGGCCACCCGTCTGGGTGCCGGAGATACCGGTGAACACGCGCTCGATGCGGCTGGTGCCCTGACCGGCCGGACGCGGCAACTTGTTGCGGAAAACCGTGTACATCGGGTAGATGAGACGGCTCGGCGCAAGCAGGTCGAACGGGACCAGGCCGGAAACGGTGCCGATACCGAGGTTACCGGCGGTGAAGCTACGGGTCAGGTCCGGGTTGCCGATCGCGGTGACGATCTGCTGGAGCGACTCGTTCACGCTCGGGGCGGTCAGCGCGGTGCGCAGGTTGCCGAACTGACCGAGGAAGGACGGGCTCATGCCCTTCACGACCTCGGACTTGTTCGAGTACCCACGGTGCGTCTCGGTGCGCAGCGACATGGTCGCGTTGTGCGCCTTGGTGATGATCTCACCAGGGTCCGAGAGGGCCGCGTTGCCGTTACCGACATAACCGGCACCCTTGACCATGTACGACATGCGGCTCTTGAGCATGTCGCCGGTACGGGAGTAGCGAGGGGCCTCTGCCGCCGCCTCGCCGAACGCCGACCCATTGGCGGGGGCCGGAGCGTCCACGCTGAGAATGTCAGCCATGGATCTTCCTTTCAGCGGGAAATTTGACGGGAATTACGGGCGAATACCCGTCATCTGGTACAGGCGGTTCCAGGCAGCTTCCCGCTGCGCAGGGTCCGGGTTGTTGCGGGCCTCCTGCTGGAGAGCCTGCATAAGGGCCATCTGAGTACGCTCCGCGTTCTCAGCGACGGACGTGGCTGCCACCGGCACACCACTGGCCGACTTGTTGGCCATGCTCTTCTGCATCGCGAGGCCCTTGAAAGGCGCCTCACGAGGGTCTGGAATGTCAGCGAGCGCGTTGAGGCGCTTCTGCTGCTTCTTCAAAATCTTCTGCTGATCGGCGATCTGCTCCAGAAGCGGGGCGGTCGCCTCCGCGACGATGCTCTTCAGAACCTCCGGGTCGAAAGCAGGCGCAGGAGCCACCGGCTCCGCCTCCTTCGCCGGGTCCACGAGGACACCGTCGAGGCCAGCGGCCTCCGCAGCCTTCTGAGCCTTCGCAATCAGCTTCTGGGCCTTCGAGACAAGCTTGCTCGGCTCCTCCACGACGGCCCCCTCCGACTTACCGACGGGCAGCGGCACCGGACGCTCACCAACCGGCGCCTCGCCACCACGGCCAGGGCCGGACTGCGGGCACAGGTCCGGGAACGTCTGCGCGATGTGGTCGTGCATCGCAGCCATGGCCGACTTAGCCGCCTCACGCTCGGCGTTGCGGTAGTACGTACGCCCCATGCCCGGAGGCAGCGGCGCAGGCTCGATGACCTGGTTCTTGTTGGACGGAGACTGCTCGGCGTGGCCGTCCTTGAGGTGCGCACGGTTGAAGTCGTCCGCGCACATGTGTCCCGTCGGGACGTGACCGTCGATCGAACCCAGCGGCGCCGGAGAATACTCCGCGTGACCGCTCTCGATTCGCGTGCGACGGAAGTGCGTCGGGTTCAGCTCCATCGGCGTCGGGAAAGACCCCGGACCAGGGTGCGCGTCACGGAAGTTCTTGTACGCCTCAGCGCGGATCTCCGCGATGACCTCCGGGTCGGCACTCTTGAGGGTGACAGCGTGCTGCCACAGGCGCGTCATCTCCTGCGCCTTCTCAACCGGGTCCGAAGCGGCGGAATCGAACGCCTTCTCCTGCCACTCGCCGACGCTCAGCATCGAAATGGCGTCGGTGGGGTAGCACTTGGCCACGTCCGCCGGGTCAAAGGCGCTGCACAGGTGATCGTGCAGCGTCGCGAGGTCGCTCGGAGCGCCCGCAGCGACGTGACGCTGAGCAGCCTTCATCGCGGCACGGTCAGGGTCGGTCGGAAGGTCCGCATCGTGCTCGAAAGCCTCGATAGCGGCGCCGTCCGGCTCCCGGTGCGCCGGAACCGGAGAAATGTTGGAAGCGGCCGGACCGACAACACCCTCACCGGGAGTCGGCTTGCCCTTCTTCTTTTTCTTCGTGATGACGGCCGACTTGGCGGCCTTCACCTTGGAATCGGCCATCGGCAGGTACCCCGGATTCTTGTCTCCGCAATTCGGGCAGAATTTCTCACCCTTGTCGAGGTCGTGGTCGCACCCGAGGCAGCGGAAATCGTGATTCTTGTTGACCGCAGGGGCACCAGCGAGGGAATTGCCGCACTCCGGGCAGAAGTTGTGCACGTCGTGCACCATCGCCCCGCAGCCCTGGCAGTGCACACGGTCCTTCTTCACCAGAAGGGCGCCGCTGAATGCCTTGTCGGCCTTCGGCAGCTTCGCGTGGCACTTGTCGCAGCGCCGCAGCTTGGAGTCCGCGTGGAAAGCGGCACCGCACTTCGGGCAGTCCTTGGAAGCCTTGACGGTGTCCGGCTCCCCATCGCCCTTCTTCGCCTTCTTCTTCTTCTTACGGCGCGCAATGACCTTGTCATCGTGCTCCGTGTGCGGAGGCTGGTGCTCCGGACCGAAAGACTCGTGCGCACCGGGGAAAGGCTTCTTACCCTTCGTGGCGTCCGGCTTCGCCTCGTCCTCTTTGGCGTCGTCCTTCGCGCCGAAAGGCTTCGCGGCACCGTCAAAAGCGGGCTTCTTACCCTTCTTGCCCTTCTTGCCCTTCTCCAGCTCACCCTCGTCGGACTTGTTGGAGTCCATCTCCTTCTTCCAGGACTCCGGAAGCTCGGCCACGAAGGAAGGACCCTTACGACGGGCGATGCGGATGATGTTCCGCTTCAGCTCGTCGGTCGAGTAATTGCCCGGACCGGCACGGCCGATCGAAGAGGCGGCGTCCGAGACGTCGCCAGGCGTCACAATCGGGAACGAACGGTCACGACCGGCGAAGTCAGAGGCCGGAATCTTGTCCCGGTCGACGCCGCCGCCGACGTCCGGGTCCATCTTCCGCTTCTCGACCAGCTCACCGGCTGCGACGCGCTCCTCCGCCACGGCGCGGTGCGCCAGCAACTTGGCGAGGTCGGCAGGGGAGAAAGACACAGAGACATCCTTGGGAAGTTCGAGGGCGATGGTCTCCCCAGGCATCGCCTTGTTCAAAACGCTGTCGACCGTGGACTGGAGCTTGTTGATCACAGCCGGGAGAGTCTCCTCGGTCGCGTCCTTCAGCTCCTTGATGACGTCCTCTGGGCCGAACAGTTCGTCTACGTACTCAGCCGCTCCGTCCGAGGCAGACTTCACAAGCTGAATACCGCAGTTCTTGTTGGCCGGACGGTCGACCAGCGAAATCTCGCACAGCTCGCCGTCGACAATACGGCCACCACGCGCGACGGAGTCACGCATGATCTTCGGCCGGGCGATACCGACCGAGTAGGCGCGCAGAACGCCCTTCTCGACCAGCGTCTTGGCGATCGGCTCCACCACGAGGGATTTCACCCACGTGGAGCCGTCCTTCTCGGTGTACGCCTCGACGCCGACACCGGCCGGGTCGCGCTGGCTGTTGTGCTGCACACGAACGTTAGCGCCCGTGGAAAGCCAGTCCTGGACGGCCTTCTGCATCCACTTCGAGTCGACGATCTGCTCGTCGGAGTCCACGGAATCGTCGGACGCCTTCCCGAGGACGTACAGGTCCCCGTTGGCGTCCTTCTCGAACTTGACGATGCCGAAGGAGGCATAGGCCAGTTCATCCGACTTTGCAACTGGCTCTGTAAGGGTTGTAGCCATCAGTCTCCCTTGGTCTGGCCACAGAGCCAGAGTTCTGCGGAATCCTTTACTAGTCGTCGTCTCCCGGACCGACAGCGGTCAGCCGCCAGTTCGGAATCTCCCCTGTTTTCAACTTAGTACGCCATTTTCCGTCCTGATCCGTCCACACATATCCGTGATCGGTCAAAACGGCGTCGTACTTGATGAAAACGCGCTCACCAAGCTCTTCCAGCTTGTTGAGCGCGTCCGCGATATCCGCGAGGAGAACAGCAGCGACCTCCGAAGTGGTCACGCCTTACCCCTTTCCTGTGCTGCGTGTGTGGCGGTCGCCATACCGGTCGCCGCCTCATGCCGGTTTTGGCAATACCCGCGTGCTTGCTCAGCCGACATGTGTTCCGAGGCAACCGCCACACACGCGTCGAAATCACCGGGCTCGCCCCAGGCGATCTGGCCGCCCGCACCCTCTTCGAACCATCGCCGAAGAGCCTCCGGATTGCCCTTGGAGCGCTTCGCGACGTCCTGGAACCCTTCCTTCGGGTACCACTCGTCACACACGTCCTCGGAGCGCACCTTGCCCTTCACCAGCGTGCACGTCCCACCCGCGCGGAACATAGAGCACGTTCCACAGGACTGCGAAGGGTCCTCGGAATGGCGGTAATCCACCTCGTCCTTGGGCACCTTGTGGCCCTTGTTGGCCGCGTCGTTGCCCTGGTGAATCTGAGAGGAGTGCGTTTCCATCCAGGGGCCGTCGTGATAATGCACACGGCCGATGTGCATCCGGATCGGCATTCCCAGGTGCTTGTAGGCAAGCGCCCGGTGGTGCCCGTCGACCAGAACAGCCCGGTCATGGCCCGGCTCCACAATGGCAACCGAAGGCTTGGGCAGGTCGCCGGACTTGATCTTGTCGGCGAAGTGCTTCACCTTGGCCTGCTGGTGATGCGACGCCCAGGAATCCTCGTCGTCGAAATCGACCAGGGCCTCCGGGACGGTCACAGGACCGGTCCACCGTGCGTGCTTGATCCACGCGATGGACTCAGGAGGGAAATTCTCCGCCATCTGGTCATAAACGACATCTGCGGACTCCACAGGGTGCGTCGGGAGATGCATTTCTCCCTTGGCGACCTGCTGGCCCTCCACATTGTGCGGGAACTCGGTGAAACCGCCACCACCGGCTGGGTCCTGCCAGAATTCCCGGTCACCCGGCTTGATCTCGGTCCAGACGACCTCGCCGTTGTCCATCACCCGGCGACGGCGCTGGGCGATGTCGATCGCGGTGTCCACGTCCACACCCTTGGCCATGTGCTCGGCGATGCTGGCCAGGGAGTCGTTGTCGATGTGCCTGGCCTCCCAGGAGGAGATCAGACGCCCTTTCTTGACGTGCCTTGCCAAAGCCTCGTACTCCGAGGCGATGGCGCGCTCCTCGGGAGACGATTCGGCCTTTTTCACCGGCTTTTTGCGGGCGTTGGCCTCAGCGTTCGCATGAGCGATCGTTCCAGCCCCATTGGAGCTGGAATCGGGCTTGGAAGCCGGTTTTTTCGCCGCAGGGGCCGTTTTCTTGGCCGGAGCCGAGGAATTTGCGGCCGGAGCGGTCTTTTTGGTCGCCGAGGAGGCCGTGGAGGACCCGGAAGACGGTTTTCCAGCCGTAGAAGCCGCTGGAGCCGTCTTTTTGGCTGACGGAGCTGTCTTTTTGGCCGGTGCAGCCGCCGTGGAAGCCCCAGCGGCCGGTTTTCCGGCCGGAGCAGGCCCAGAAGGCTTCTTTGCGGGCAAACCGCCGCCGGAGCCGGAGGCTCCGGACGCCACACCGCCGTCTGGAGCCGCAGAAGGCGCCACAGGAGGCGGTGGCATCTTGTCGGAGATGCCCGCAGCCCCCGCAGCACCCTGTGGAAGCGCCTGGAACACCGGACCGGAGAAGTTCTGCGTCCGCTGCGCCTCGACGGCCTCCTGAAGCGGGAACCAGCCCTGCGGAGTCGCCCAGCCGGGGTCCGAGGTCTCAGGAAGACCCCACGGCTGCAACTTCAGCTCACCGCGCGCCTCGTCGATGGAACGAAGACCCGCACCGACCTGCGAGACCAGCAGCTTGGTGAGAACCTCCTCGTCCTTCTCCTCCTGCGTGCCCTCGAACACGAACCGCATATCGTCCTGGCCGCAGATGACCTGGAGAATGTAGTCCATGATGTCGGCGATGAAGGTGAGCGTCGGCTTGGTCGCCTTGCGCTCCTGCACGTCCTGCGCCATCTTCGCCATCTGTCGGGCGGCGCCCGGAGAGGTCGAGGTGGACACCTTCGGAGCGATACCCAGCTCCATCGGCTGCACGTCGAACGCCATGCAGACCTGATTCATGACGATTTCGTCGAACTGGTCCGCCAGGTGCGCCTCGCGCTGCGGCATGACCTTGGAATCGGCCGGAAGAACGATGATCTTGTGCTTCCAGGCCGGGTCACCGGCAATCGCATTGAGCGCGTCCTGCAATTCTCGGATCTGGTTCGGCGTCATGTTGGAATTGACGCCACCCGGAGAGATGTACACCGACGGAACGGTGCCCTCGCGGAAGTAATCGAGCTGGAAACCCTGCTTCTGAAGGCCAGCCATGACCGGAATCAGGGCACGCTCAACCGGCGGGAAACCGTACGGCGTCCAGCGGCGAGGCACCATCGGCAGGTACAGAAGCTGATTCGCGTGCCAGGAGTTGACCTCCGAGCCCTTGAGCGCACCTACCTCGATGTCGTACTGCGACAGCAGCGTCATGTAGTCGCTGCGAGGCACTCCGTACAGGTACTGCTGGTATGCCGGGGCCGGAGGACGGGGCCTCGCGCCGTGCATGTCGAGCAGAGGACGGATTGTCGGCCCGTTGATGAGCGAAATCGAGTCCAGATTCGAGCCCAGGAGGCCCTTTTTGCTGGACTTGTCCCACTTGGAGCGGAAAAGCAGCGACAAAGCGTCGAAAACGAACACTTCCTCAAGGAACGCGTCGATGAACGTGTCCCAGGAGAAGTAATCCGGGTCCGGACCACGCAAAAAGAAGCGCATGGCCTCCGCACGGCGCTCCGCGAAGTCCTTCATCTGGCTCCGGGAGCCACGCATCGACTTCGCAGCGTCATGCGTGGGCATAATGTCCCAGTCAATGCCGCGAATCTCGTTCTTGCGGAGCTGGATACACGCACGTGCCACCGAATACAGGTCGGCGAGGGTCCGCAACGTGTTGAAATCCGCCAGTTTCAGACCCTCGGAGCCGGGCTGGCCGGTCGGAAGGTTCCAGCCGACCTCGTACTCGTACAGACGAGGGTCCGGGAAGTCGCTTCCCTGCTCCGGAGCGTCCACCGGGACCGGCAGAATCGGGCTGAACGGCCCGAAAGCGCCGTCGAGGAAGTCCTTCGGCGGCCGGGGAAGATAGGAACGGTACGCGTTCGTCCACGTACCGTCGTTTCCGCCCGTGTCGAGCTGCCGCGCCATCGGGGAAACCGACCCGAGATACCCGGTGCCGTAGCCCTCGCCGGTCGCGGCGGCAATTGAGGGGGACTGCTGCTGCCGGATGGCCTTGGCGCTCGAAATGATGGAACCGCGTCCCGGCATGGGCTACCCCCTCCTACGCAGTCTCGTACCAGCCCCAGACCGAGGAAACTCGGGCTGGAGTGAGAGTGACCTTCGAATACTGACCCGTGAGACTGATGGTGGAAACTCCATTGATCAGCTCGGTGCCGTTCGCCGTGATGTGCAGCGTGTTCGCCGAAGAATCCAGACGCAGCACCGTGATGACGTTCGGCGTCCATGCTGCCGAGATCAAGTTGATCGTCGTGCTCTGGGCCGACGCGTCCACCAAAATGGTCCGGTCGATCACCAAAACCGAGTAGGACGCTGTGCCGGATACCACCCTGGCCGGGCTGCCCTGCTGGCCATTGACGATGTTGAGGCCGGTCGGCGCTGTGACGTTCACCGAGGACGGCGTGTACAGACCGGTGAGCACCACCGTGCCCAGCGCCGCATTCAGCGCCACACCGTTGTTGCGGTCCGTGAAGGTGGGACCGGCAATTTCGGTGTCGATGTTGGTGAAGATCCACGGTCCGATACCGGATGAACCGGCGCCGACGATATTCATCACGTTCGTGCACGCCTCGATGGAAGCCTGCTGAATCGTGATGGCGTGAGTTGCTCCGACCGAGCTGAAATAGCTGCCGACAGGGCACAGCCCCGACCAACAATACAACACACAAAGCCTGTCGCAAACAAAATGCTCTGTGGCAAAAATTCCGAACGTGTATCCGCCGTGGCACGACACGTTCTGAGCCCTGTTGTTGTCATTGTTGCCGGACGCTGGCATCAGCAGCCCGATCACCAGACCTGCCGCGAAGTTGCTTGGCGTCTGGTAGTCATTGGCGGCAACCGAACCGGTCGTTCCGTACGCGAAGTTCTCTAGATTCGCCTCCGCCACGCCCGAAAAGTCGGCGGCCGTGTAGCCGATACCGTCGCGCGTGTGCGTGGTGAGGATGCTCAGATTCCGGAGCGTGATCAGTTTGTTATCAAAAACCGATCCCGACGTGCCGTACCCATTGGTCTGGGTCGGACCACCGATGACCGATGGATTGCCGTTCGCGTTGATGTTCGTCGTCTGCGCCGAAGGGGAGGCGAACGCGCCGAAGCTCACCAGCGTGGAGCCGTTGAGCTGCGGGTTGTTCTGCTGCCAGTGCTGCAATCCCGCGCCGTTGCCGACGCCCTCGATGGTCAGGCAGACCTTGTTCGCCGACGTAGCAACCGGAGCCCCGAGCGTGATCTGAGCGTTACCGAGAGTCGGGGAACCCGTTTTGAGTGCGCCGCCGATTCCGTAGAACAGCCCCGAGCCGATCGGAACCGACACCACGGCGCTCCCATGGGCCGTCGCATACGTGAGCGCCGCGTTCACGGCCGCCTGAATGGCCGCCGTGTCATCGGTCGCCCACATCACCAGCGCACCGCTCACGGCCCCGCCAGAGGCGTTCGCGAGGGTGAGCGTGACCTGGGTGGCGGACTGGTACGAGGCAATGGTCGTCACCAGCGTCTGCACGCCGGTCGCGCCAGCGCCCTTCACCATGATGACCTTGCCGACGTCCGTGGAAACGAACTTGCCCGAAGCGGACGTGAGGACGGCGGACGCCGAAGACATCGCACCGTCAAGTACGAACTGACCGTCGCCCTTGGCGCCGTAGGACGCGCTGGTGACATCGAAGGTATAGGCGTTCGTCCCGGCGTGGGAATCCACGTACGCCTTCGTCGCCGCGTCCGTGGAATTGACCGGCGTCGGAACGATCACTTCCGCGTTGAAGGTGTTGGTTCCCGTCCACGTGTTGTTCGTGGACAGACCGCCATACGCGATAACGGTCGGCGCCACCTCGTACTGCGCCAGAGACGCCAGATTCACCGTGCCGGTACCGGTCGGCTGAATGTAGTACGTCACATACGTCGTGTACGGCTTGTTCTGGTCCAGCAGAATCTGCTCGGTCACCGCGTACGACCAATTCGTAGGCGTCACACCAGCCGTGTCGGTCGGAATCAGGTGCACCGTGAACACACCGTTCACGATCTGCGCCACAATCGGGATCTGCGGCAGAATCACCGCACCCGAGGCGTCCACCAGCTCCGCGTTCGGCGTGAAAGTGATCTGGCCCCGCGCACCGTTACCGGACGCGTCGAAGAAAGAACCGGTGAGCGTGCAGGTAGCAGGAAACGCCATTCGACCGGCCCTCCTTCGGGAAAAGGAGAGGCGCCCCGGAAACCGGAGCGCCTCCCCACTTGCTCAGCTATGCGGCATTACGCGATGTCGACCTGGGTGTTGCGCTGACGGTTGCGGTTGAAGTTCCGCGCCCGCGCGTCGGCCTCGTCCGAGACGAAGTCCGCCAGGTTGATCCGGACGTTCTGCGAGACGCGCTGGTCCACGTCGTCATCGTCGAAACGACGGCGGCGAGGACGCTCGCACGGGTCGCAGCAGTCTTTCTTGCACGCCTCAAGCACGTCGATCTTCGTCTTGAGCTGCGTCTCGGTCGCCAGCGCCCGGTTGTAGCGACGCTCGGCGCCCTCCTCGTCAAGGTGACGGATCAGGTCGCGGGTACGAGTCTCGTCGTCACGGGTGCGACGCTCGAAACCGCGCATCTCGTCGAGGTTGCGGTCCGCCAGCGCACGCATGAGGTCGTGGGTACGGTCCTCACGGTCACGCAGGTAGAGCCGGGTCTCCAGCTCCAGCTTCTCGGCACGCTCACGGGTCTTCTCACCCTGGTGGCGGACATCGTCCGCGATGTGGATGAGCTTCTCCGAGGCGCGACGGTCGTGGTCCGCGAGGGACTCCGACAGCTCTTCCAGGTTGTGCGTGACCTGGCGCTCGATCTGGTGGCCCAGACGACGCTCGGCCGCGTCACGGTCATGCACAGACCGGCGCTCGAACTGGTCGAGGTTGTGCGTCTGGCGGCGCTCGGAGTCGTCGCCGTTCTTGGTGAGACGACGCTCCGCGCTGTCCAGGTTCTTCGTCTGGCGAAGCTCGGACTGGTAGATGTCCCGCTCGATGTTGCGCTGCGCCATGTCGACGACGTCACGCTGGCGGCGCTCGAACTCACGGGTGTAGTTGCCCAGGCGGCGCTCGGCGTCACCGAGCTGCTCCTGCGTCTCCTCGGTGCCGTGGCGGACGACGCCCTCGATACGGCGCTCCGAGGCGTTGACGTGGTCGGTGACCCGGCGCTCGGAGTTGCCGACAGCCTCACCGAGGTCGCCGAACGCCTCCGCGTTCTCCTCCGCGTTGTGGGCGAGACGGTTCTCGATCCGGCGCTCGGAGTTGGTCAGGTGGTCCGACAGGCGCTCACGACCGGCGGCACCCTCACGGCGAGAGGCGTCGATGTCACGCTCGATCCGGCGCTCCGCGTCGGACAGGTGACGGTTGGTGGCGCCGAACGCCTCCGCCATCTCCTCGTTGGTGTGCGCGAAGCCCTTGGCGGTGTCACGACGGCCGCCGTCGATGTTGCCGTCAAGGTAGCGGGTGTCGGCGGCGAGCTGGCCGTTCAGGCGCCACGCGTTATTGTCCTGGCCGGTGTGCAGCCAGCGCGCGTTGTCGTTGACGGAGTCGCCGACCTCGTCGATCTCCCGGTCCAGCCAGCGGGCGTTGCCCTCCGCCTGGGTGGACAGGTAGCGCGTGTTGGCGTCCTGGCCCGTGTGCAGCCAGCGCCCCGTCGCCTCGACCTGGTCCTCAACGGCGTCCACGTCGCGGCGGATCTCACGGGCCTCGCCGCGCGTGGTCTCGCGACCCTCGTGGCCCTCCTCGCGGATGTGCCGGTGCAGGTCGCGCTGACCGCGCTCCAGCCAGCGGGCGTTGGAGTTGACCTCCGCGTCGGTACGGCGCTGGCCGTCACCGAGCCACCGGGCGCTGCCGTTGACAGCCTCGCCAACCTCGTCCACCTCACGGTCGAGGTGACGGCCGACCGCGTTGATCTGGGAGTCGAGGTGACGGACACCGCCGGTGACCTCACCCTCGACGTCGTCGACCTCACGGGACAGCCAGTGGCCGGTCTCACGCACGTTGTGGTCGGTGTGACGCTGACCGTCCGACAGGTGGCGGCCGTTGGCGTTGACGGCCTCCTCCACGTCATCCACCTCGCGCGCGACCCACCACGCGCTCTGGTTGACGTTCGCGTCGGTCGCCTGCTGGCCACGGGACAGGAACATCGCATCCTGGTCCATCTGGCGGCCCAGCGCGAAGCCGGTGTCCGAGACGTTCTTGTCGATGGCGCGCTGCCCGGCCATCAGACGCTCATCGCCGTTGACAACGATGTTGTCCGTGTGGCGCTGGCCGTTGTGCAGGTACTCGACACCGTTCGAGATGCGGTTGTCAGTGACGCGCTGGCCCTCGGCGAGCTTGAGGTGCTCACCAGAAAGGGCCATGCCGACGGCGCCCACCTCGGCATCGGTGATGCGCTGACCGGCGATCACACGCTCGCCCGTGTCACCGACGTGCTTGTTGACAACGTCCTGGCCCATCAGCAGGTGCTGACCGGTCACGCCGATGTTGTGGTTGATCCCGGACTGGCCGTTCAGAACAGCGTCGGTACCCGAGGTGACGAGGCCATCGGTGATGCGCTGGCCGTTGATGACGCGCTGGCCGGTCGCGCCGATGTTGTGGTTGATGTTGCCCTGACCCGCGAGAATCGCCGCGTCAAGATCATTGTCATCGCACGGCCATGGAGCGGGGGTCGACATAGACTCCTTCTGCGGCGCATCCACGCCGCTCTTCGTCGGGGGATGAACAGGAACAGAAGAAGGTACGGTGGCCGGGCCGAAGTTGTCGACCGTCACCGTGTAATTGCCGTCGGCGGTGAACGTACCGCTGAACTCAGAGGAAGGATCGGAAGTGTCAGAGCCGTCCGCGCCCGACGCGTTGTTCGCCGATGCGACAGCACCCTTCACAGCCTCGTTCGCGGCGTGCGCGACAACGGGCTTGGGAAAGTCTTCCGGGAAAGCCTCTTCTGGCGAGAGAAACTCGATACAGCCGTCCTGACCGGTCGGATGCCGAAGTGGTTCGAACACGATCATAACCGATCGCGGGCGAACCGTACACGAACAACCGGTCAAAGACGGGTAATGAATTCAAGTCGCGGGCGTGTCGTCCTCGCCGTCATCCCACACGTCCGAGGGGAACACAACGTTCTCCTCCCATTCACCGTTGGAGAAGAACTCCACGGCAAGAACCGTCTGACCGTCGTGGTGCCATTCGATGCGCTTGACCCGAGGGCACGGCTGCATCTGCGCCGGAAGATTCGTCACGCGCGTGTGAATGCCGCCGCAGTACCAGCACGCGGTGACACCCTCCATGCGCCCCTCGAAGATGAGCCGGGCTTCGGCTCTCTCCGCCGGGGACAGATCCTCCGGGCTCATCGCTGCGCCGCCTTGTCCTTGGTGAGCTGACGCAGACGATGGTACTTCTCATCGGTGGTGTGGCCGTCCCACTCCACTTCATTGGAGGCGGCACGGGGCACATGCGGGAACAGTCCCATGTCGCCGTGGGAGAGATGCCAGGCCATCTGACCGGTCGGCGTGTCGATGTAGATCAACCGCCAGCCCGGCTTGCTCGGATCGTCGTCGAACAGAATGTGGGACGGGTACAGCGCCGCGAGGTGGGCGACCAAATGCGCCCGCTCCCGGTACACCGCGTCCAGCCCATGACGGTCTGCCTCGCTCATGCCGTGGCCGTCCGGATGATCAGAGGGTTCAGGCTGAATGGCACCATCATCAGACCCTGCGGAGGAGAAGAGGCGTCGATGAACACCACGTAGTCCTCCGTCGTGGTGAACTGCTCCGCCTGCACCGTGATGACCGGGGGAAGGTTCGTGACGAAACCCTCTGGAAAAACCTGGACCTGGTACGTGTTCATTCCGAGTCTCCCCTTGAATGCGCTGAATGCGCTGAATGCGCCGAATGTGTTCGGAACAGTTAGTTCGCGCGCTACTCGTCAAAAGTAACGGGATGGCGGCAGAACGGGCAGTTCGATCTCGGATTGCCGTCCGGGGTTGCTGACATGAAACCGCCGCCGCATTTCTTGCACTGCATCGTTCCGTACGCGTCGTGCCACGTGCCGCTCGCGGCGTAGAGCGCCATGATGACCGCGTCGGCACGGTCCGTGGAACGCCCGATCCTTTTCCGGATGTCATCCTTGGACTCGATCTTCAGCTTGCCACCACTGAGGAGTTCAGCGGCGCGCGGGGTGGTCAGATCCGCCAGCAACTGGTCGTCCGGGGGCAGGGCGATCGTCGACCCGGCCGAAGGGTCCAGCAGCTCCCGGACCCGGTACCAGCTCTCCGCGCGTAGATTGGTGAACCCCATCTCGCCGGTCTTGTCCCGCTTGCGAGAGGTGTTCGCGGCATTGAACGCCTGCGCCTTGAAGCCCATCTCCCGGAGACGGTCCAGCACGCCCGCGCCGATGCCGATGACGTCCACGACCGCCGTACGGTCCGGCTCCGATTCGAGGATTCCGGCGACACGGCCGGTCGTGGCCATCGTGTCGGCAATCGCGAACGTCCGGATCTCTTTGACCACGTCGCCGTCGCGAATGGCCAGCGCCGTCTTGTCCGTCCCCGAACGGGCGACGTCCACGCCGACCGTCTTGGGGCCAGGCTGCTCGGGCTCACCCGCCTCATGCCAGGCGTGCCAGCGCTCCACGGCCGCCTCCACCCAGGAGAGCGGCACGACCGAGTCCTCCTCGCCCGCGTAGAACTCACCGAGCACACGGTTCTGGTAGAGGGCACTCTGCTCGCCCCACTGCACCCGGCGCTGCTCCGCCCATTCCGGGGAGATACGCCCGGCGGAAATAGCGTCGTCGAGGGTGACATGTTTGACAGCCCAGTCGTCCAGTCCAGGCTTTCGAGACTGAATGTCGTAAAAGCGTCCCTGCGGAGGACCGGGCGTCGACATGGCGACCGCATAACAGTTACCGGTGCCGGAGAAAGCACCCTCGCACGCGTCGAACGTCGAGGCGTCGATGGCCTTGGACTCGTCGTAGATGAACAGCAGCTCGTCCGCGTGGGCACCCTCGATCAGCGCCGGATTACTGGCAGCCGCCGCGAAGGCATTGCCGTGATTGAGGCGAAGGGCGAGATTGAGCATCTCCGCGTTCTGGAACGGCTCGTCGCGGATGTTCTCCCACTTGAGCCGGTTCGCCCATTTCTTGATCTCCGGCCACAGATAGTTGATGAGCTGCCGCCACGCACCCGCCGTCGTCACACACTTCCAGTCCACCCCGGCAGCGTCACGGGTGATGGCGAACCACAGGACCGTGATAGCCGCTGTCGTGGACTTGCCAAGTCCGTGGGGCCCGCGCGCACAGACCCGCTTGTGCTCTACCAGCAGCCGGAGAATGTCCTCCTGGTAATGGGTGAGACCACCCTCTTTGCCCCAGTCGATGCATTCGCGCGCGAACCCCACCGGATCGTCGAAATACTTCTCGACACCCTGGTTGAGAGCCGCCGCGCGCTGCTGGAGGGTTTTGAGGTACTGAAGCCGCTCCAGCTTCAGCTCTTCGAGGGTGTCAGCCACGGACGCTCCCCTCGTCTTCGTCGACTACTCGGCTTTCTTACCGGGCGGTAGGGCTGGCGCCGAAGGAGACATGGGCGAGGGGAGCTCGGCCTGGAGGAGCTGCTGTTCGAGCTTTGAAATCTCCTGCTCGATCCGGTCGATGGAGATGACCTCAAGCTTCGCGGGCGCGTACAGGCCCAGCATCTTCGCGCGCTTGTCCTTGATCTTGTCGATCCGGTCGATCGTTTCGAGGACGAACCGGTTGTCAGGGAGCGGGTTGCCGTTCTCATCACGGACGACACGCCCCTGGGAGACCACGACGTGCTCTTCGTCGAGGATGCGCCACAGCCGGTATTCGAGCTGGTCGAGGGACTCCAGCTCGATGATCTTCATCTCGTCGACCGTGAACCGGTACATCGAGGAGAGGTGGGCGCGGATCGCGGTGAAGACACGGTTCGTGTCGGGAGTGCCGTCGTCGGTGTACCAGCCGAACTTCTCGGCGATGTCCTCTGCTGGCCAGCCGACCGCCTTCAGGCGGGCGGCTTCGGCACGCACGCCTGCGCCTTTGAGGATTTTGCGAGGGTCCTGCGGCGAGAGGAGAGAGTCGTCGTCGAAACGCATTCGATCTCCCTTCGGATACAGCTATCCCGTCCGATCAATTAGAACGGCGAAAGTTGCAGGTGTCAAGGGTATGGATGTGCGAAGATTCAAACGGCTTTTGGGGGAGGCGAAAATTCAAAACACAATTTTTGACCTGCCGAGGCGCGTCGATGGGCCTCATATAGTTGCTGGCTGCAACTGTTCACCTGCCTAACGGTTGACCTGTCAACCGTTAGGCTGTCTAACTGTCACTCCTCTCCGTGGCACGAGTGGCACGTGCCCATGATCGTTAGCGGTTGGCCGGGCGGGGGGCGGCCGTCACGGTGTGGGCGGCCGTGTGGTGAGGGGCGGCCGTGTGGGTGGTGGTGACACTGGCCGGTGTGGCAGGCAGCATGCCCGTAGCCTCACCCACCATGCCCAACACACCCAGGAACACGAACGCACCCAGCACCATGGCCAGGGCTACGCACAGGTAGTGTCCGGCGGGGCGCTGTGTGATGGTGGCCATACGCACCGGGCGCTGTGTGGTGGGGCGCTGGGGGCGTGCCATGCGGGCACGGTGCACGGTGGGGGTGCCGTAGGCCGGGCCGATGGTGGCCGGGCGCATGTGCCACGGGTTGGCCGGGGTGGCCTGGGGGGCGTTCGTGGGGGCGGAAAATGTGGGGGCGAAAAAAACGGGGGTAGGGGCGGGGGTACGGGGGGTGCTCTGGGGGGCGAACCCCCGGGGGGTCCACTGCATACCGGTCATGGCCCGCTCGTGCGCTGCAATGGCCCGGCGCAGATCCGAGGGCGTCCGCATGGTGCGCTTGGGTGCGCGGGCGGGGCGGGGGGTGCGGGCGCCGTTGGGGCGGGGGGTGGAGGTGATGCGGGCGCCGACGGAGAACGGGCCGACGTGGGTACCGACGTAGGGGGTGAACCGGAGCGCCATGATCATTTCCTCTCGTTGATTTCCTGTTGTGATGTCAGTATGCCCTAGGGCGGGGGGAGTTCAAACCAGGTAAGGGGAAGTTCTTACCTTTGGCCGGACGCCCCCCGCCCACCGGGCGCTCCGTCAGAGCAGGACGCCCGGCGCCACCAGAGCGTCACCCGACTTGATCCACTCCCAACGCTTGCCACTCGCCGGACGCACCCCGTTGGACTTGGCCCAGAACTCCACGGACCGCCGGGCGTGCGGCCCGTTCACCACCCGCACCGTAAGGCCCAGAGAGGCCACGGACGCCACCAGGAACCGGCCCTCACGCTCCACGCTCACGACCGGCGGAAGCTCTGCCGTGACGCCGCCCAAACCGGGGATGGTCACGCGGCCGTCCGCGCGCCGGTTCTGGGGCGCGATCATGTGAGCGTCGTACGCGGCCGTCTGAGCGGCCGTCAGGATCACCGGGGCGTCCGGTGCCAGCAGCGGCGCGGCGGCCTCCACACCGCCGTTCTGCACCGCCTCCACGTACGCGGAGAACATGGCCTCTTCGTCCGGCACGCGGGCATCCAACTCCGCGCGCACGGACTCCAGTTCGCGGCACTCCGCACACGTGGCGTCCGTCGGGTCGACGCTCACGCGGAGAATGCCGCACGGCGCCTTGACGGCGTATCCGCACTCCGTGACGGCCGACCAGGTGAAACCGATCACGTGGGTAGCGGCGGCGCGCTGCGCCCGGCGGGTGATCGAATCGGCGCCGCCCTGTTCGTCCGTGATCATGTCATAGGTGGAATCGAGGACGGCGAACCAGCGCGCGGAGAGGGGGCGGAACGTCTCCTCTCGGGCCGTGTCGTTGGCGTTGATCACGGCGGAGGAGTAGGCGGCCGGATCGACATCCTGACGCATGGTCAGCTTGCCCGTGTCCCCCGTGACGAAGTAACGGTCCGTGTGCGCCATGCTGGCCGCACAGGCACGGAGCGACGCCGTCAGCATCTCATCCAGGCGCCCCCGGTTCGTCTCCAGAACGGCCCTCTCGGCGTCCGTCAGAGCGAGCATGTTGTAAGGCGCGTCGGCCGTCTCCTCCGCCGTCTCCTCCGGCGCGGCCGTAGCGGCAAGCGTGTGCACGTCCGGGCCACCCGCGTCCGGGGTGAAAACGATCACGTCCGCGTCCGGGCCCTCATAGGTGCCGACCACAACGCCCGTACCGCGCGGAGTGGTGACACGGGTACCGGCAGCGTGCATGACGTCGTCCTGCGTCTCCGCTGCGCGGGTGGCGTATTCCAGACGTGCGCGATCCTCTGCGCGCTTAACGGCCGCACGGTCGCACGGGGTGCAGACGCGGGCGTCGGCCGGAACGTCGCCGTTCGCCACGTAGCGGAACGTGGAGGAGAAACGGCCGCACAGCGTCTCGTCGTTGCGGGCGGACAGGTGGACGGTCTTAGACTTGCCGAACGCCGCATAGGAGAACGGGCCGTAGGGGTTCTCCGTAGTTCCGGCCGTCAAGATGATCTCCGACATGATCCCTGCTTTCCTCGTTCCTGAACTTACACACGGATAGTACCACGGCCGGGGGGTGGCCAAACGCACCACCCCCCGCGAGTTTCTGACTAGCTGTCGGTCCGGCGCCAGACTCGGCACGCCCGACAGAACCAGCCCCACACATCACACGCGGGCGTACACGTGTGCTTACCGCGCTTTTGGCCATGGGGCGGACGGGTCGCCGTGCGGTACCCGTCCGCGCTCCCACACCCCGCACAGCGGCTCATGCGGGCCACTCGTCGCGCTGGGTGGCGCCCAGGGCCGTCGGACGGTCGGCCGACGGGTCAAGCGGGGTGAACTCGACACCCGCCAACCAACCGGCCGCCTTGACCCACTCCGCCCCGTTCACCCATGCGGCCGTTGCGTAGGCCCAAGCGAACCCGTAACCGGTCATGGCGTCGTAATGCTGCGGGCCACGGGTGACGGTCCAGCGCCCCCAACCGTCACGCGGCAACGTGGGGGTGTGCTCGGCCGTCTCGACCGGGGCGGCCGTCTCCTGCTCCATCTCGGCGACCATGGCAAGCGCTTCGGCGTGGTCAGCCTCACGCTGCTCTGCCTGCCACGTAGTCACGACGCGCCGGATTGCTTCCCAGTGCGTCTCGCCGTCCCGAACCGTGTCCGTGATCAGCGTGGAACACCCGATGTGCACCCAGAGTTCCCCCGTCGCGACCATGTGGGACGCGGAGATGTGGTGCATGTAGCCGTCCGCCTTCGGCACCCACCACTCACCGCGCTTAGTGGTCGGGTCGGTCGGCGTGAGCTGAACCGGACGGGTGACATCGGCCCCGGGGGTGTTGGTGTGCATCTTCATGATCCCTGCTTTCCTCGTTCCGAACCAACGGCAGGAACCTACCACAGTGTTTGAGAGTTCAAACGCCAAATCTCTAAAACTAACCACCGTTAGTTTTTGAGCCTCGCGCGATCTTCGGAGACTGTTCGCAGACAGACGAACACTCCCAAGTGACGGACGGCCGCGCCAACGTGACGGATGATCACGCGGACGTGACGGATGATCACACGACCCTACCGGCCGGTAAGGAAGGAAGTTGATCAGTAACGGACCTTAACCAGAATCGTCACTCTCTGCGCATGTTACTTCACAGTATGTGGTGATCTTGAATAAAGGGCCCTCTGACGGCCGTTCACAACCCCCCAGGCCCAGCCACCCCAGGACAACTCTGTTCGGCCCGTACAGACGATTTTCACTCTCCGTAGGGTCTAGACCTCTCCACCTCACAGGTCTAAACCACTTGAAACAGCAGGTCAGCGCCCCAAGGTTTCTGACGCCTCATCAGCACATCACGCACCGTCACATCATCACATGCGCACGCACGTAGGGGATTCCGTTATCAATCCGTTACCCGTGTCAGACTTGACGCGCACCCCCCGCCTTTAGGAGTCTGATCACGCACCAACCGCCGGACCAACGGCCCGGCGGATCAAGGAACCAGGAAAGAGGACTAGACCATGGCAGAGCGCTACACCCGTAAGGACGTCGAAGAGGTATTCGCCACGTTCGTTGACGTGGCCACCCGTGCCGGTTTCGACACGGAGGGGTGGCACGTCGTGATCGGTTCCAAGATCAACGGCAACTCCTTCCGGCACTACACGCACAAGTGGCGGGGGGTCATAGGCACGGGTTCCTGTGACACGGAGTTCCGCTCGTTCCTGGGATGGACGTGCCGAGAGGCGTATGACGTCCTGTCCACCCGCATCGACACGTTGCGCGCCACACTGGACATGCAGCGGGAGCAACCCACCTACAGCCTCGCCGACGTGTGCAACGGCACCGGTTGGGCGGACGGGGTCAAGTTCCGCACGGTCGGGGGCGAGTGATGGCGCGCACCACTCAGAACCTGGGCAAGGAGCACTACGCGGCCGTTGCTGCCGCTCTCCAGGCCGAACTGGACCACGCGGAGCGCGTCTACCGGGACCACGACGGGGAGGCGTACCGGGCGCACCGCTACGCCGTCCAGTGCATGGCGCAGCGTCTCGCCGACATCTACACGGCCGCGTCGTCTCCGTCGCGTCTCCCGTTTGATCGGGCGCGGTTCATGGCCGCATGTGGCCTGCCGTTCGGCGGTGCGTGATGCCCGAGACGGAACACTGTCGCCACTGTGTCGAGTGGTGCCACACGGACCACACGATTCCGGCCGAACAGTGCGGGATCTGTTGGGCGTGCTGCCCGCACTGCGCCCATGGGTGCGACGCGGACCACTCGTCTCCCGATGACTACTGCGGCCACTGTGATGACGGTTGCTGCTGACCAGTAGTCAGCTTCCGGCCCGGAGTGTGACCGGGCCGGTTGCTGATCACTTGTCAGGTGATCTTTCGCCACTCATGAGAGGACTAGACCATGTCCGACCGTAACGGTTGGCTCATTTGGGTGTGCGTGTGCTGCACGCACTCCCACGCCAACGGGGAGTGCTGCCCGGACGACACGCACGGGGGTGACTCCGTGGCGCCGTGGTCGGCCGTCGACTTCACCACCCACGACGTGACCATGGGTATCGGCGCGGAGGACCACGATTCGGACTGCATCGTGTACGTCCTGCACGACCTCTCCGAGCGCTTCCCGGACATGGAGTGGCCGAATGTCCCGGGGGATTACGAGTGCGAGTGCTCCCGGAACACATTCAGCCGCTCCCAGTGCGACGGGTGCGGATCGTGGCTGCACGGGGAGCGGGAGGGATTCTACCTCTGGGAGCGCGAGACGGCCGACACGACCACAAAGACGGAGAGCTGACCATGCCCAAGATCATCGCGGCCACACTCGCCGCACTCATCCTGTCCGCCGGTACCGCCGTCGGTATGCACGCGTACGACGTGCGCGACGCGGACCACAGTGCGGTTACGAATTACAACGATGGTTTCATTACGGGTGCGTGCGCCGCGTCCCCGACCGTCGCACAGGCCACGTACGGATTTACCTGCGACGAGTGGAACTGAGAGGAACACAGTATGCGTACCAACGATCTTGACGCCCGCATGGAAATGGATCACGTCGTGTTGATCAGCCCCGGCGGACACATCTCCGACGGTCCGGCCGACGTGTACGCCCCGGAACTGTTCAGCAGCGACGCGGACGACGATGAGTACCGCTCACAGGCCGAAGCTGCGGGGTGGACGCTCGAAAGCGGCTGGACAGGTCAGCACGGGTACTCCGGCGTGATCATGCACGCGTCTGAGTTCATCGGCGGCCGTCTCGCGGAACACGTGCTCTGCACCCCGGGGCTGTGGGTGGTGACGGCGGCCACGTGCGACCCAGAGTGCGAGTGCGACGGGACCGACGAGTGTCCGGAGCACGAGGACGACGCGGAAGCGCACCACGACGCAGAGGACCACGAAGCAGAGGAGACGGAAGACGCGGGCTGGGTGCTCGCCTACCGGACGCACGTGCTCCCGTCGGGCGTCCGGGACTGCCCGTGCTGCTCAGACACGCACACGGCCTCCCAGTGGCTCTGTGAGCCGTGCCAGGGTGCGGGGTGCACCCAGACACACGACGCGTCCGGAGACGTCGGCTACTGGGAGTGTGAGCGCCCCAACGCGAACGACTACGACCCGTACGCCAACGGGTGTCAGCTCTGCCGACGGGTCGGCCACGATCCGGCGGAACCCTGCCTTCCCTGACGAATCGTCAGAGTCATGCACGCCCGTCGGGGGCGGACGTGCGTGGCTCTGTCCATTCGCCTACTAACTAAGGAATAGGAAATGGATGCCGAAGAGATCAACCAGGGCGCTCACGTTCTGGACATGACGGAACGATGGATGTCTAAGTTTGTGCACTTCCCGTCCGCCACTCAGAGCACCATTGCGACCCTTTGGATTGCGGGCGTGCACATGACCGGCGCCGCAACTCCGGATTCGCCCCCGCAATTGGTGCACCGGGCGTACGCGCGTCTCGGGTTCGTCTCCGACGAACCGGGTAGCGGAAAGACAACCGCCATGGAAAGGGCACTCGCCCTGTGCCCCCGTGGCGAGTTGATCATTCAGCCGTCGCTGGCCGGAATCATGGACGCTATCGAGGAAAGGCAGACGGTTGGCCTTGACGAAGCAGACAAGTATTTCGGGAAAAAGGGCGGCGCACAGCCCCAAGTGATCGGGTTTATCAATGCCGGTTACCGTCAGGGGGGCGGTACCGTCCGATTCAAGGGGCGGAAAGTCGACTCATTCGCCCCCATGCTTTACTCTGGCCTTTTGGAGGCTCTGGGGGTGAATCCGGCACTGTACCCGTTGCGCACTCGTTCTATGCTCCTGGAAATGCATCCGGCGCCCTACGGCGTCGACGTCACGGAGTATGACGACGAACGCCACGACTACCCCCAGGATGAATTGCGGGACGCTCTCGCGTCCTGGGGCAAGCTGGTGGCGCCGCGTGTGCCACGGGTGCCCGTGCCGGACGTGGAGGGGGTGCGGAACCGGCGCGCGCAACTGTGGCGCCCCCTGTTCCGCGTCGCCATTCTGGCCGGGGGTGACTGGCCGGAAAAGGCATTCGCCGCGTGCCGTGATCTGGAATCCGGCATTTCCGCACAGGCGCCCGCCCTCACGCCGTCTCAGAGGATCATGGCGGATATCCGCAACGTGGCGGGGGGCGTGCGTATCTCCACCACGGAACTAATTCGCCGTCTCCACGCAATCGAGGGGGCGCCGTATCGGTACGTGTTCCCGGACCCTACGGGTACGGGTGAAGCGCGGGAGTTGGCGGAAATGCTCGCCCCTCACGGATTGGCGCCGGATGTCTTCCGGTTCGTCATTCCGGAGTTGGGCACCATGCAAAAGCGCGGCTATGACCTGTCGCTGCATTCCGGCTGCACCATCTGTCCGCCGGAGATGCAGGAAAGCCGTTCGCAGACGGACGGAAACGCTCTGTGGACGGATGACATCTATGACGTGACGGACGACGCGGACGACGTGACGGACGTGTGGGACGTCGTGACGGACGCGGTTGGCCGTGTGGTGAACCTGCGACCGGTTGACCCCCACGTGATCGTTCCTCCGGCGCCGGTCGCTCCGGCCGTCCGGCACCCCCAAGGTGCAGCCGTTCCACTGTTCTCTGACGGACAGTCAGACATGTTGTTCTGACGGTTCGTCACCAAGAGGTCTAGGCCATTAGGTCTAGACCTCTTTGGCGTTCCCTGGCACCGGTCCGGCCGCCGGTCGGCACGGGACCTACCCGGATGGATAGGCCGCATACGAAGGACCGACACAATGGCGCCCAGGACGGCCGCACCCCCCACCTCTAGGCAGTCAGTCCACCCCTACCCTCACAGGCGCCCAGAGGGCCGTTTCTGGCCGCCCTGGGCGGCACTCTGCCGTTTGGCTTCCCGCCGTTCCCGGTTGCGCCGTGCCTCGCACTCTCCGCAGGCAGACGCCCGGCCGTCCGGCCGCGACCGGTTGCGGCCGTAGCAGGAAAGCGCTAGTGACCGATTGCACTGGGTGCATGTCTTGACGTCGGCCAGTTCCTCGGCTACGGCGTCCGGCGCCCCCGTCAGTCGGTCGGCCGGTGCATCCAGAGCAGGCGCGTCCGGTTCGCTCTTACCTGACTCATACGTCGCCATGTCGACTTTCGGCGCTGGGTCGGCCGACGGAACCGGTTGTGCGTCACTCGTCGGCACACGAATCATCTCCGGACTGTCCGCCGTGTCCGGACAGTCAGTGGCAAGGCCACCCTTGTCCGTGACAGCCGTGACAGGTGCCACCGTGTCACCGGACAGTGGGACAGTGTCCCTCGTGTCCGTGGCATCCGTGACAGTGTCCCTCGTGTCCGTGGCAGGAGTGACAGCACCACCGGCCGGGGTGGCAAGGGTGTCCTTGCCACTGGGGTGAGTGGCAGTTGGTACACGATTCGTACCACTCTTTGTACCAAGATCATTTCGTACACGATCTGTACCAGGGCTTGTACCAAGATCATCTGGCTCGACCATGATCACGACGGACTCCGCGCCATGAACAAGGTCACTCAAAAATTTTTTTTCGTGCGTACAAAAATTTTCTGTCAAAAATTTTTTTACATAGTCCGGGGAGACCCCGTCCACGTTGACCTCGACAGAAATTTTTTTCCCGGAGCGCTCTGCCTGCGCGGCATCCACCAGCGCCTCGCCCACGAGCCGGTCCGCGTGCTTGTAGACCTTGTCGGTGAACAGCGTGGCCGCGTACTCGTCCACCACGCGCATCACGTTCCTGACACTCGTGGTTCCTGGGTATCGCACCAGCCGCAGCAGCGCCGTCTCGACGAGCTTCCGGGTGACCGTCACCGACGGCCGTTTGATCAGCTCCGGCATGGGTGACACGGTACACGACCAACCATGATCATCTCCCCCGTGCCCCCACGAGGCTGGGGGAGGGCTCCGAGGCAACGGCCACCACTGCCCCACAGCATCTGTGCGCCGTCACCGGTCTCCACGCCCGAGGGTTCCGCCGTGGACTTCGGCCAGCGGTCCGTCCACAGCTTCGTCCACAGCCTGTGGGGACTCTCCCTGGCCTGGGAAAATCTTGTTGACCATCCTTCGCATAAAACAGGTCACCACCCCTGGCATATACGTACCCCCCCCCCCGCCAAAGGAGGGTGACCATG